ACGACAAGCCCATTGGCAGAATTAAGTATGCACTAAATTAATTCCGCCAACAGGTATTCAATGTAAATTAATGTATTGCCATGAACGCTGAATGTGCGGATGCTGTGTGGCACGCTTTCAAAGTACAAGTCTATCACATACTTGTACGTTTTAGTTTGAGGTTTCATTTTTATCCTCCTTTTTTGTTTTAAATAGTTGATTTATTTGTGTTCTTCCTTCGTGCGTATAAAGGCAGAGCGGCTGCATTTGCAAATTTATCAAATTTAAACAGATGTGCCCGACTTCGCAGCCGGGCACATCTGTCAATGCTTAAAAGCATACATTCCTGAAAACTCACTTCTTACCTTGTTCGAAAACATCGTAAACCACGGTGCCCGACTGGCAGAATCCTACCAGCCACGGTATGTATTCCACCCGGGGCTCGTCGTAAAACTCTTCATTCTCCAGGTCGAAGCGTATCTCACGGCGGAAGTTCACGCAGAAGTTGATGCGCTCTTCCGGCTGAAGCACGGGGAGGTCCATATATCCGCGATGATAGTTGATGAAAGCGCGGAGGGTGTCGAAGAATGCGGCATACTTCCGGTCGTCGTCCTTGTAGAGCAGATGCACGGAGAGGTCGAGGGCCACGTAACACTCTTTCACGTCAATCCCAATCAGTTTCTCACGTATCATTTTATCTATGGTGTCAAACCGTGACAGGTATATGGCTGCGGCATTTTTCTTCTTCCTGCTGAAAAGTGCCTTGATAAGTCTGCGCATTTTCATGGCTGTAATATATTAAAATTGTTTCATTGCACGCAAAAATAGCTAAAATTCGGTGGAAAATATAAAATCATTGACAATTATAAATTATTTTTCCTTATATTTGCATTGTGTTTTAAAACTCTCACTTCACCCCTGTCCGTCTTTCCCTGAAGCGGGCGGGGGTCATCGTTTCTATCAGGGCTATTCTTCTTCGCCCCATTCGTCTTCTTCATCGTCGCCATCGTCTGCCGGACGATCCATCATGCGGCGGGCAATGAGGGCTTTCATGCTCACCAGTCCGGTTCGAACCTCGTCTTCCTTGTCGTGCGTTTCTTCAGCGGAGCAGATTTCCTCGTCCACATGCCAGCGCACGCAGAACAGGGCGGGATGTCCGTCGTAGGATGTCTGCATGGCGAATCCCCGGCGTTCCAGTTCCACCAGGTACGGAGGCAGCGGGTCGGGCATCTTCGGGATGGGCCATGCCTGGAAGTATTCACGGATGCGGCGCACGGTAAACACTTCGTCGGCATACTCCTCCCGCTCCACCGGCTTGTAAGTGTCGGTAAAGGCATCCACCAGCTGCATCAGCGCTTTTGGCGGCTGCAGGGCCGGGTCCTGATATTTCAGCTTCTTCTTGCTCATTATTATTCTTCATTATTCATTTTCAATTAAGTCGACATCGGCATACCCACACCTATCATGCGGCCCGATCCGTAATAGCGCACACCGATAACCAGCGTGTCGAATGCGTCGCTCAGGTCGGTACGGATACTTAAAGCGGTTTCAGGATCAGCCATTTCATCTGCCGTCAACCGTTTCTTTTCATCTCCCTTCTGTTTCTCAAAACCGTTGCGCCCTTCCTTCACACGTGCATTCTCCATGGAGGCAATCAGATACTCGTTGTTCTCCTTATTGATGCGAAGGAACGGGCGCTGCGTGCCGGCAAAACATCCGTTCAGGAACTCGTACTTCTTGTTGTGGCTCATGGGCCGTCCCATGGCTACCTCAATGACGTTCCATCCGTGGCTGCGAAGCACTTTCTTCACAATGTTGTAGAAACGGGTTTCTTCGTGGCGCTCGCTGGCGTAGGCGGCTCCCTGCTTGGCGGTGTCGTCGTAGTAGAAAATCACGTCGCGGCAGGTCAGGCGGTGCGGCTCGTAATACTTGCAGAACATCTTGCAAAGTCCCTCGATACGGGTGTTCTTTACGTTGGTCATGCTGTTGAGTATGCGCAGCACGCTGGTGTTGCTCCGGCTGTCGGTCTGCCCAATCACCAGACAGTTGATGTGGGCGTTGTAGTCGAAGGCGATGCGCAGCGGTTCTCCGGGCTTTATGTCGGTGTCCAGACAGCAGTCCTGTGCCTTGGAAAGCTCGTTCAGGTCGATGCTTTCCGACTCTACACGCAGGGTACGCCCGCCGTTGTATATCTGCGTAATGGTGCGTTTCTTATATTTCTGTGCGGCTTCCAGCTGCTCTTCGTCGTTACTGAGATAGCAGTGCACGTCAGGGTCGAAGTTTGCATAATAGCCGTCGTTGATTTCTTCCTTCTCGACGTTGCGGATGGAGATGTCGAACATGGTGGGGGTAAGTTCCTTCTGCATGGTGCGGATGAACTGCTCTCCCAGAATGTCGATGTTTTCCACGGTGGAAAAAGAGAAGTAGATGCTGGCCTGGCAGCGCAGCTTGTTCAGCTCACGCTGGTATTTGGGGGACTGCACGATTTCCGGGCATACTTGTGCCTCACGTATCATCTCCGCAATCTTCCGGTTTATTTCCGGTGTCTGCTCGTCACGGCGCTTCCGGAGCCATGCCTGCCGCTTGGTGAGCGGAGCATCGCTTACAAAGAATATACTCTTGTAGTACGGATTCAGGTTTTCATCGAATCCGGGATGATTGGTGTTGATACCACGAAGCGTAGGAAGAATTTCGGCCTTAATCAGTCCCTCCGGCATAAAACGGCACTCGTCGCCGATGATGGAGCACGAGTCCATACCGTTGGCAGCAGCTTTCACTCCGGTAGAAATCATGTAGTACACGAATCCGTTCCAGAAGTGGATGCAGTTTTCCCACACCTTCGGCTTTACTATTGGTTCCTTGAAATTGCATTTGGCCGGAGCATGTCCACGAAAGAAATGGACTCCCTCTTTCAGTCCGGTCATTCGCTCCAGCGAGTAAAGCGTTTTAGGTACGGTCTTCGTAAAAAGCTGCTTGATACTGTTACCTAAGAAAAGTCCGGTTCCGCGCGGCATGGACTGGATGCAACCGGCCATTTCGGGCGTAATCAGTCCGTCGGTCTTACCTGTACCACGGCCTGCTTCTACGGTGGTATTCCGGCATCGGTAGTTGTACACCGCACGTTGGGCCGGATTCATGTAGATGTAGTTGGCCGCAGTTTCCTGCTCCTCCGCTTCCTGCACGTCCGACAATGCCGAGGCGTGACGCTGTGCCCGTCGGAGTGATTCCTCGCGGGCGGATTCATAGTCGTTTCGTCGTGCCATGGTTTATTCCTCCTCTTCCGGTTGTGTAAAACCGTCCCGGTTTACTTCATCGTATTCCTCGTCCGGAGCGTTTTGTCCCTCGCTTACATATACACCGTCGTCGTCTTCCACCATCTCCTGCCACTGGTCGAGCTTCACACCGTATTTCTTTCTCAGGCGGCGCATTTCATCGCTGTCGTGCCCGGTTTTGTTCGGAAATTTCTTCTTCACATCCGATGTAATGACTACCGGCATACGTATCAGTTCGTCGCCCAGTTCCTCGGGTGTTTCCGGCTGATCCAGGCGGTCAATCTTGGTGAGCAGGCTTGCTCCGTTGTACACCGCTTTCATGTCGCCCGTATCGGCTCCGTTTCGCATCATCAGGTCGGCGGCGTGGCGCACCTTCATCGAGGAAATGTTTCGCTGTCCCTTGGCGTAGAACGACGAAATGAAGTCTATCACCTTCAGGTCGCCTCCCAACTGGCTGTACGTGCGTTTCCACCGGTTGATGATGTACTGACGCAGATTCATGAACGGGTCCTCCTCAAAGCGCTTGTACGCATCCAGGCAGACTTCCACCCGCTTTTTCTGCTCGTCGGTAAAGGCCATGTTCTGCCACGGCACACCCGTTTCAAAGTGCTTCCGCAGCAGGTCGTAGAATCGTTGTGCTATTTGGCTTGCCATAGTTTGTGTTTGTCGTCTCTTATTCTAGTTTGGTCACGAAACAATTTTCATGACCAAACGAAGTGCTATTTCATAATGCTTTTCGTATGCTCCTTCATCCGCAACATCTCTGCCACATTCTCATACTCTTCCGGCGAAGTGGTGAGCGTGAACATCTGCATGGCATTGCTTCGCTGCGTGTTCAGGCTTCCCTGAATGACCAGGCTGTGCGATTTACTCTTCACCGTGATACAGCGGAAACCCACATTATCCTCGCACACCACCAGACGGCCCGACTGGATAAAATCACCCAGCTGACTCCGGATCTCCTGACGCTGGTTGAAGGTGGCTCCGGTGGATGCCGGCTGCGAAATGAGTATCATTTTGCTGACGTCAGCAATATGGTCCGACGGATTGGTGGGATCGGGCTTCACACGCGAAAGAATGCGCCGGATGGTCTGTATGAGCTTCACATCGAGGCGCACCATGACAATCCCCATTTCACCGCCGGAACAGTAGCCGGACAGGGTACCCAGCAGGTCGCACATGTCCCAGTCAGAAAAACTGAAGAAGTTGGCAGCCGTGTGCTTTTTGCTGCACTCGTCAATCATTCCTTCCAGCTGCTTGTGGTAGCAGCAGGGTTCAATTATTCTCATAACGCACCTCCTTTCATCTGACCTTCAGTTACACTTTCAGTAGGATCTACTTTCTTGCGTGCGGTTTCTGTAGTTTTTTTCGGTTCTTCCGCCGTTTTTGTACGGTTTTCCGTTGTTTCGGCACGCTTTTCCTCATTTTCTGTACGTTTTTCGGTATTTTCGGATCGTTTTTCTGCTTTTCCTTCCGATACCTTTGGCTCCTGATTTTCCGTGTCAGCAGGCTTTGTCTCTGCCTGTACGGATACAACCGGAGCGTTTACACCAGGAATGGAGATACCGGCTGCAGTAGCTACTTCTGCCGTTTTCTTAGGCAGGTTTTCTCCCCATTCCATCAGCTCCTCGATACGAAGGCGAAGCTGTTCCTTGTACTCCTCGGTAATCTTCACGTCGCTGCGGTTGATGTATTTCTTGTTTCCTTCCACGCGGGCCTTGCGGCATACTTCCTGCTGGCGTACATCCTTCATGGCTTCTATCTCGGCACGGGTAAAGTCGCCAGGACGTTTCATGCTGTCGGCTGTGGAAGTTTCCTGCTCGGTGTAGGTACCGTTCAGTGCTGCATCCACATTGGTCCAGAACGCGCGGATTTTCTGCTCGGATGCGATGGCTTTCTTGGCCATGTCCGCGCGTGCTTCGTCGCTTACGTTGGGATTTTCGGCCATTACTTCCAGCGTGCCGCGATACTCGGCCAGTTCCAGGTACATGGTGGAAAGTTCTTTTTCTCCCTTGTCGCGGAGAGATTTCGGCAGCTTATCCTTATAGAGTGCAAATTCTTTCGGTCTGCGGCCGTCCACTTCCTGCTCTTCGTACTGGCGTGCGGTCATGTTTCCTTCTTCATCGGGCGCACCATCATCCGGAACAATCGCTTTGTAACGAACGGTTCCAACCGGACCGCGAGTGGCTTTCTTGGCCAGTCCGGATTTCTTCCGTACTTCCTGCAGGAACAGGTTCATCTTGTTGAGTGCACGGCGGGCTTCATAGCGCTGTACGTCGCGAAGGAAGTCTTTTGCCCGCACAATGGCCGACACCAGACGGCATCCTTCGTCGAAATCCTTCACGGGCACTTTCATCCAGCATTCGGCCAGCGCCAGCAGTTCCGGAAAAGTTTCGTCCGTCCATCGTTTCACACGGTCCAGATAGTCTTTCTTTTCTTCTTCATTCATGATTCTGTAGTCTTTTAAGTATTCTTTTTCTGTAATCATAACCTTTGTTTTTCAATTACTTTACCCCAAAAGTAGGGAAAACCTATATGTCGTTGAAGGACATAAAAAAGTCCGGCACCGATTAGCAAGTGCCGGACTTTCATCCACTTTTTCGTTTGTTAGAATATGCAAATCAAACGGTTATCCTCCATCTCCTAGACTTGCCTCTGATTTCAGCGTCAATGTACCCGACCAGGTAGTCAGGGAGTAGCGGTTCGGGTTGCTGGTCACTGTTACCGCATGACCGCTGTCAGAATCCGGAGTGGTACCGCTATCGTAGTTGTTGTTCACTTCCGTACCGAAAGTAGGATCGTACACTACGTAATAACCTCCTGACGGGTTTTCCGCAAAGAAAATAGCGTCACCACGGTTCTTCAGGATACGGAGCACATGGGCTGCGTTTTCCACGTCCTTGTCGATGGTAAACATCAGCTGTACGTTATAGCCCTTTGCACCTTCGTTACCAGTTGAAGAAATCTGACCGCTCTGTTTCTTGATACGGAACTTCCACGCTCCCTTACCAGGAGAAAAAGCAAAAGAAGCTTCAGTAAATGCAGCTTTAGATGCTTCATATACAGGCTTTGCCGTAAGGTCTTCCGGATAAGCGACATAAATCTGATTACCGATACCGGCAAACTGTTCATCGCAACCGGCAGCAGCCTGACCAATATCCATTAAGTCACATGATAATTCTGCCATAATTGTCTTATTTTGAAGTTTGTATAATCGTTATCCCAGTCCCGATTTGATAGTCAGAGTTCCGTCCCAGGTAGTCAGGGAGTATCTGTTCGGGTTGCTGGTAACAGTTACTGCATGACCGCTATCAGAATCCGGAGTAGTACCACTGTCGTAGTTGTTGTTAACTTCCGTACCGAAAGTAGGGTCGTACACTACGTAATAACCTCCTGACGGGTTTTCTGCAAAGAAAATAGCGTCACCACGGTTTTTCAGGATGCGGAGCACATGAGCTGCGTTTTCCACGTCCTTGTCTATGGTAAACATCAGCTGTACGTTGTATCCTTTCGCCCCTTCGTTACCAGTTGAAGAAATCTGTCCGCTCTGTTTCTTAATACGGAACTTCCAGGCTCCTTTACTGGCCTTGAAAGTAAATGCTCCTGAAGCAAAAGCCGCTTTACTCTCATCGTATGTGGGAGGTGCTTTCAAATCTTCCGGATAGGCTACATATATCTGATTACCGATACCGGCAAACTGTTCTTCGCAACCGGCAGCAGCCTGACCAATATCCATTAAGTCGCATGATAATTCTGCCATAATTGTCTGGTTTTAAAAGTTTGTGTTTGTGTTGTGAAGGCTGCCAAGTTTGGCAGCCTGTTTTATCTCAGCGGGCGGGTTATTATTCGCCTTCCGATTCGAAGATGGCCTGAAGGTAGGTCGGGTATCCGTTGTAAACGATGTCACGCGGAGAGATTGTTGCACCGTCGCTCCATGCCTTGAACTTGTATCCAGATTCAGCAGCAGGAGTCAGTTTCACGGTTTCGTCCTTCGTATATACATCCTTTTGCGGAGACAGCGTTACCTTACCCCATTCTTCGTTGTTGGAAGTAACGGTCAGGGTATTCTTCTGGTAGTCACCGTTCAGCTGTTCAATCTGTTCAATAGTACCGTCGCTCACACAGAACTTGGATGGTGCGATGTCCAGAATACGTGCGCCTACGGTAGACTGTACCTGGAAAATCAGCACGTTCAAGTCGTTCGGGTCGTGACTCATCATCACCGAGTTCCAGTCGCTTGCACGGTCAAGACCGAACTGCAGGTTTTCAGGGAGAGTTGCAATCATACGATTACCCTTACCAATAATACCGTCGGTTACAATCTTGATGTTTTCCATTCCCACGAATGAGAATCCTTCACCGCCTGCACTTGTAGTCTGCAATCCGGTAAACTTACGCATGTAGCTGTGGGTAATGAGTCGCTTCTGCTTCGGCGACATGTAGACGATTACTTCCTGAGCGTTACGCAACAACGGATGCCATCCTTCCACCCATTCTACAAATGCGTCGAAGTGTTCTCCATCCTGAGTTTCAGGACCTTCGTTAATCGGGTCGCAAGCCACAAGGTTTCCTTCCTTGGAAGAAATCTTACCCTGATTAATAAGGTTGTTAATGATAGTCCAGTAACCGTTGTACAGACTGAGCGGGTCGTCTTCTCCCAATTCAATGTTACCGAAGAACAGGTTGCTCAGGTTATCGCCGGCAAACTGCTTACCAATCTGACGAAGGATAAATTCTGTGACCGGTGCATTGTATGTTCCGTTTGAACCCAGGATGCTGAACGGCTGTTTTTCGCGGAAGTTCTGAAGGTTTTCGTAGTAACGCGACCAAATCTGGTTCATCACCAGTTTGCTTTCGTCCATGAAACCAAGGGTTGACTTCAGCGTAGAACCTTCCTTGTAACGGCGGGCTTCACCACCCTTACGACGGAAAATGATTTGAGTCTGTGCGTATTCAATATCTTCGATAACCTTGATGCGAAGTTTGTTGAACACTGCCATGTTATCGAGAACCGGGCTTTCGATGATGTCCGGAGCAAGAATGTCTTTTACATGCGATACATTCTCTTCACTGAGTGCGTATAACTTTGTAGCCATATTGTTTGTGTCTGGTTTAGTTTTTGTGTCGTGTTCTTATCTCTTATCGTGCTTTGCTGATTTCAACATCACGCTTGCGGCGGGCTTCAGCTTTTTCGCCCCAGCTCATGTTTTCACCGCATACGCTCTGCACATGGAACTGTCCGCTTTCCTGACCTCCGTTGTTGTCTTTCGGCGGGTCCTGCGGAGTAGGTTCCAGCTGTGCCGTTTCGCTCAGCTCCTTGATTTCCGCATCCTTCTGTTCGATGTTCTTCTGAGCTTCATTCAGCTTCGCTGTCAGTTCTTCCGATTCCTTCTTATGAGCGTCCTTCAATGAAGAAACCTCTTTTTCATGTTCCGCTTTCAGGTTGTCCAGTGCTTCCGCATGGTCTTTCTTCATCTGTTCGATGGTTGCGTTAAGCTGTTCTACTTCCGTGAGTTTTGCAGCCAGCGTAGATTCCGTCTGTTTAGCTTTCATGACGAACTCTTCTACATTGTCCGCCATGGTTTCCACCATGTAGAAACCGCCGTTTTCTTCGACTACCAGGGAGTTTACCTTTGCAGCCGACTGAATAAAGGGATAGCTTTTTGCCATAGTTGCTTGTTTTTGAGTTTGTGATTCTGTTTTATCTGATGCCGGCTGCTCCACAGAAGCCTGTTCCTGTGTTCCCGGCTGCTTTTCTTCCTTGATTCCTGCCGATTTGCTGTCTTCGCGTGAGGCTCCGGACGAATTTCCTTTCTGACTCAGACTCACTCCGGCCAGCTGCTGCACGCGGTTCACGCAGAACTTGAAGTCGCCCTGACCATCGACCATGGTACCCACCACATCGCCCGCATCGTAGGTTTTTCCGGTCAGCTGGTCGTCCGTCACTCTGGGACGGCGCTCGCGTACCATCTGCTGAAAATCGGCGCAAAGACGGTTCAGCTCTTCCTTGATGCCTTCGTAGTTTCCCTCGGCCGCGTCGCGGTACTCCTTGTTCTTATAAGGAGATCCGTCGGCGTAAATCTCGGCGTACCGTTCCTGCGTCACGGTGTTCACATCGCCGTCCTTGTTAGTGAGCATCGCGCACATGGTACCGATACATCCCACCGTGTCGTGCGGGTTGGTAAAGTAGATTTCGTCGCACAGGGCCATCAGCGCATAACCGGCACTGCAGGCCATCCCGTCGATGTGACCGACAATCTTCTTTCCTTTTGATCGGGCGTAGTTCAGTGCCATCTCATAATCGTACTTCGCCATGCTGCTACCTCCCGGGCTGTCCATCTCGATAATAAATCCGATGGTATGCGCATCGTCAGAAGCACGCATGATGATGTCCTTGTGCTCCTTGCTTCCGTAGGAACACAGGTCGCCATTACGAAGAATGGGGCTCTGTACGTCGATAACCGAAATGATGCGGTCGTCTTCCCCTATATCGTTCCATCCGGTTACATCATCGTAATCTCCGATGTAAGTCTTTTCAGCATATCCGGTACGCGAAGAAAGGAAGTAAGGTCGGTCGGTCCGCTCGTCCGGCTTCTCGTAAGGACGGTGTGAGGCAATGTTGTCAAGAATCGTTCTCCGGTAAGCATGCAGAGACTCCGGGTAAAAGTCCCAGAATCGCGTAGACATGATTTCGTGAAATGCTCTTGTTGCCATTTTCGTTTGATAATTAATTGATTACATCACGAAATTACGCACGCGAAATGCGGTAATGAAGGACACAAAAAATGACTAAATGCGTGAATTACAGAAATATGCGGATGCTCAAACGGATTTTCTCTGCAAATAAAAACCTGCTAAGAATGAGCATGTTGTAAAACACACGGAGTTTGTGCGAAAAAAAAGAAATTTGCGGCGGACGCAAAGAAATTGAAGAATGCCACAAAGAAGATAATGAAGATTTACCTGCAGGACGAAAGAAAAACGCGCACAAAAAGAAAGGCCCAAAGAAAAAATGCCGCCCCACACACGTATGCAGGAACGGCATTCCAACGGAAAGAAAAAAGCAATATATATAATAAGGTGTAGATGTCAGACCACACGCTGTGCGCCGGTCACGTTGCGGATGGTGAGTGTGCACGAAATTACGCCGTCGCCTTCCTCATACTGAAATTCATAACCGTCGCTCACGGCACGCACAAACATTTCACCGTCGCCAAATGTTCTTACAATCAAATGGTTAGTGCTGTTTTTCAGCGTTTCAAGCTGCAAATAGGTTTCCTGCGTCACCCTCTCTACCTCCCAACTCACCGTCACTTCGTAAGAATCGCCGGCCACGCTGGTTTCCGCGCTCTCCTTCAGGCTCCCTGATTTCGGTTTCATCTGAATGGAAATCTTACGGTCGCCCGACACAGAAAAATCAGGTTTGTCACTTTTCTTCTCAATATTGAACGGGCGGGAAAACGTAACCGCGTCGTCCGGATAAGCTTCAATGCTGCCTATCAACTCGTAATAATTCTCGCTGCAATTCATGATTTATGTGTTGTTTTGTGGTTGAAAATGGCGACTGACAAAGTTACTGACAAATCGCACCAACTTTCTTCGTTTCTTTAACTTTTATTTATTGCTATTCATGTATAAATTTATGGCGTGTATATACAGATTCTTCCGGTTCTCGACTCAAGCTCTTCTTTTCTCACTTTGATGTCAGACTTCATTCTGGATTTGATTCTCCACCAATATCGCATCATGCTCTCAAATCTTTTCATGTCTATATCGTACAAAACAATGAAATCAGACATGACATCTTCGGAAGTAACATGTTCGCCCATTCTATTTGCCCGGAAAATACAGTCATCATGAAATCTGGCGAAATCATACCAAAACTCACGTTTCAATTCATTCCTTATCTTCTTACTCCCGTTGATATTCAGGTGAAAAAACTTATCCACTTTCACCTCACCGCTAAATTTGCAGACGCTTTCAGGCATTTCCAACTCCAGGTAATCTTCTTTCTCTTTTTCAGTCAACATTTTAAACTGAGCGGTAAATAATGATTTCTGAGGTTTCAAATGAAAGGCTACTTCATTATAGGAAAAATCTGTTATACCCGAAAAATCTGCATCTCTGAACAAGTGAGTCTTCATATATACACCCAGAAGGCTGTTCTGAGGAAACCCGACCGGAGTTCCATACTTTATTTCGAAGTATTTCTTATAATAATCACTCACTTTAAGGAAGCATGAGTGACGCTGCTCATTCATTGAATTTTTTGGCATAGTAGTAAGATAAAGTCTGTAAATCAATTAATCAACAGCAAGTTACGGACGATTCAACACCAATCGGAATTTCATTCAACAAAAAAAGGTTAAGCGTCTGGGGACTTATTTTGCGTGCTTTTCACGATTTTGCAAAGCTGTGCAATTTTCTTGCAAAATACTTCTAAATAGTTATTTATTTAATTATCAATCATTTATAGTGTGTAATAAATAATAAATAAAGAGTTATTGCCGATTGTTCATTGATTTTGAAGTGAAGAAAACGTATTTTTTCGGTAAAGAACAGATTTCAGGCTGTCCGGCTTTTTCTCTTATGTCCATTGCGTAGCTCTATCTGTTATACGATGAAGTTGGATATAAAGGAAGTAGAACGAAAGGGGAAAGGCGTGCTTTGTCGTCCCGCGTTCCGCAGGCCGACCTTTCCCTCCTTTCGTTCTTTCAGGTTTCCCTTCGGATTCCTTCCCCATTCGGACGCTCACAGGAAGAAATGATTCGACTGATGTACACCCTTCTCTACCCTACGAAAAATTTTTATTTTAAAGATTTTGTAAACTCGTTTTTCGTGAAAAATCGGCAAAATATCAAAAAGTACAATACTTTTAATTGATTATCAGATAGTTATTCATTGCAAAAATTTCGCCAACGCTTCGCAAGCTTTGCAAAATTGCTTACAAATGATACTTAACTAACTGATTATCAAATTGCAAAATGTTTTGCAAAGGTGTGTAAAACTTGTAATATTTGATACTGAATTGATTTTCTAAGCGATTTTCTCTTTGTGCCGGAACGATTTTTCTGAAAGTCTCGTGCCTACGCCACTCAAATGGCGTAACTACGCGACAAAAGTGTCTATTAAGCGCGGCCGCAGTGGCGATACTACGCCAGTTTGGAATTTATGTGACGAAATACGGCTTTTGTTGACAGAAAAAAGGCGTAAAAGTGCAATTACATACACTTCTACGCCTCCTTAAAAATGAATCAGAAAGTGATTAATTGAAACCTCCTCCTCCCTGGTCCTCTCCTTCCTCACCCGGCTCGGTTGTTCCCGGTGTGCCGTTTCCTTCTTCATACATCCGGTTGAGCGACATCTTGTCAATCTGTGCCTTGAAATCCTTACTCGCTGGAACAGCACTCTTTTACGGATAATCTTTTCTTCTCCGCTTACCTCGGAACTCTTACAGGTAATGGCTGGCTTCAGGTATCCCATGTTTCCCAGGCTTACGCCATGACCTTCGAGCATCCAGGTACAAGCCGATTCCACCATGGTCTCTACCACGGCGCGGCAGGTTGCCTTACTGATTCCGGAACGGAGGGAAATCTGTTCGATTACTTTTTCAAAACTTACGGTTCCACCACGGACCGCTTCGGCCACATACTTTTCTGTGCCATCCTTGTCAAATCCAAAGGTCTTCTTTACGACCTTATAGTTCAAGCCTCCCATAGTTGTATTTGTATTTAAAAATTCGACGGATAGAAGCGCTTCGTGCGATTCCACCCGTCGATAAATCTAATTTTGCAACCCTTGTTTATGAAGGACTAAAAATAATCATTCTTTCGTGTCTCCTTTCTTCTGGTTATGTTCTTTGTTTATTGAGTCTTTGAAAAGTTCTGCTTCCATTTCTTTCATGCGGCGTTTCATTTCTTCAAGCACGGCAGCTTCTACCAACTGCCGGTTTTTCTTGACGATGGCAGCCCGCTCATAATCTTCATCTTTCACAAACTGTTCGATTAGCCTGTTCTGTGCGTCGATGTAAACCGCGTCAATGGTGTGAGAGCTGTATTTTATGTAGTCGTCAATTTTGAGAACGGCGTGCTCCAGGTTGTCTATTTTCTTCTCGTTTCGGGTCATCCATCGCGATATGGACCGGTAAATCAGAAATAGCGCGGTGGAGTTTATGCAAACAAAAACGATGCTGATTATTAAGTCTGCGGTATTCATAATTAAAATTTGTTGTTCCCGTGCATGCGCGGACGGGTGCGGTTATACTTCATTTTTTGTTCGATGTGCCAGAGGAGGTCGAATCCTTTGATTTTGGACATGCAGGATATTTCCTCTAAAATTCCTATAAACAGATATGCAATAGGATATTTGTTCCTATACCTTGAGATAGTCTGTACTACATCATAACACCACTCGGTAAAAGTCTTTTTGCTTCTTTCCTGTATGTATTCTTTCCGATGATTGAAAGAAAATTGTATGTCTGAAAAATTTGTTTTCCTCAATCCTGCCAGGTCAAATATACGAATGCAGACATCGGCAAATTCATCTTCCACACTATCTTTTATATACGCTTCAAAATCTTCCTGAAATCTTCTTACTCGGGTCTCTTCGCTAAATGGGATATTATTTCCTTGCCATTCATTAAACTTTTCCACATCGGACCGTTTACCTTTTCTTTCGGCCTGCACAGCTTCCATCAGCTCGCTAATGACCAGACAAAGGAAATGCTCGGTACTTAAATCCTCGTCGTGCCATCCGTGTTCTACGGCGTTCTGGTAGGCTTCATCTCTCAGTTTGTTCAGGTTTATCGCTTCAATTGTTTCCATCTATTACGTATCCTTTCTTTAGTTTTCTTGCTTCTTTTTCATTTCTATAATACAGCGTGATAACACATGGCCGGCCATTCTTTTCGGCCACAGCCTGCACCTCGTATTTATTGGTGCGTGCCCGGTAAAGTACGCTCACTATTCGCTTGATTGTGGTTGGCATAGGCTATTCCTCCTTTTGCAGCTTCTTCATCTCTTTTCTTATCTTTATACGTTTAATTATCTGATACCATTTCGTACTTCGTTCATTTATAATTAAGTTATATTTATTAAGTAAACGGTTTTCTCTCTCAATAGAAAACTTTAACTTGTTATTGAGATTTCTCACTTCATTTTTTGATTCCTCCAAGTTATGCTCAAGAGCGCATATTCTACCCTGATAATATTCTATCATTGATGATATATTCCCAAATTCCCTTGCTAGATAACCTACATAATCTTTATTAGGACCTATAAGATTTTCATAAGGCTTTTCAGCATCCTTCTTAATTTCTTCTTTTTCCTGCTCTCTAAATATTTTCAGGTTTGCCAACTCTTGTAACATTTGATTGTACTTTGAAAGCGGTATAGTTACTAATTCTGTTTCTCCTTCCATAATCTTTAGTCTTTAGATTTCCAATCATTGCATAAATAATGGCTGTACGCCGTGTCAGAATAGAGCCTGCATTCACCCACGTCTGAATCCTCCGATGGAAGAAAATGAAGACACGTGAGGCATTCTCGCTCTTCCTTTTTGTAGTCCTTGCACCCGGGAAGGAAGAAACCTGTATCTTCCCCATTGTATCCATTCCCTACCCTGAACCTGAGAGGACGGACAAACTCGCAAAGCTGATTGTTTGGCTTTTGTTTCTCCCCTTCTTTCAGCGGTCGGAAATGGATGCAGTCGTCGCAGAAATTCACGGTGCGGAGCTTTTCTTCCCTTGCAATGGGTTTCTTCCGGTTGATCCAGTTGCTTGTGTCGTTCAACTGGCAGGCTCCGCAGTAGTAATCGTCTTTGTAGTAAAGACAATATCCTTCGCAGAACACTCCTTTGATTTCTTTCAGCAGACTGCCCTTTATCTTTTCGACGTTAGCATTTGGCATGATTCTATCAGGTATTTGTCTATTCTGAATTTCAGATGGGAATATGCAGTCCTTCTAAAATCGTCTATATCCTCGGCGTATTTTACTTCCTGAAATGCTTTTATCATCAGATACCTTTTGAGTATCTGGAATCCTGCTGACACTTCCTTATATTCAAGGTAACAGTCATCCGGTCCACATAGTGCGCACTGTCGTAGTAATATAATCCCATCTTCTATTGGGGATTTCTTTATCTCCTCTATGGCTGCTTCCAGCAGGCGTTTTGCCACGATGCTGGTCTTTTTAATGTGGTTGAATTTGAAATCTTCTGGTATGAATATCATGGCTTTTCCTCCTTTTTGCTGAAATGTTCAATAAGTTCCTGAACGGTGGCTTTGTGACTTTTGTAAAACCAAGCAGACTGACAACTCATTCTTATAGAAGGTTCGTTTCTTACTTCTTCAATGTTGTTATCATAACATTTAAACCAATTATTTTCATTTGGATAAACAAACCACTGATTTTCATCAGAATCATCTTGAAGTGCAGCCAATGCAAGAAACAGTTCCTCATTGGTACCGCAGTCAATGTCGTTCGGATGAAGATGCTGAAATCCATCTTGAACGGAAATATACATTCCGTAATTGGCCGCCAACCATTCTCCCTTAAAATCGTCAAGAGTATTGGCTCTTTGCCCCAGTTCCTGAAGCTTTTCCCGCAGTTCCGGTGTGTTCTTCCGAATAAAACAAGGTTGTGTAAACATAAGCTGATTCTTATAAGTAGGTTAATGATTCTTTTATTCCATCGTTCAAAGCTTTCTCGAATGTGTCGGTATATCCATCCATCTGCGATATGAGAGACAGATCCTCCATATCGTACAAGCGGTAGTACCATCCGTGTTTTTTGAGCTCCACAACGATGTGTATCTTCCCTTTTGTGCGGACCCATTTTTGCGCAGCGTATAGCGTGGGAGCCAGGTATTCGTACTGAAATCCGTTTACATGTCTTGACAGGTAACGGAACTCCCTCACCCCAAACACTACAGTCAGTTCCGACCGGCCTGTTTCATCTGTCCTGTAACTGGCATGACAGTCTTCTCTATATCCTTTGTTCTGAAGAAGCTTAGCTACCTCAAAAGTGACAAAGTTTTCATTTTTCATATTTCGTTCTGTTGACATGGTGCTATGCTTTTAATGGTTTTAAAAAGTTTCTTGTAAAGCCTAAATCCAGTCCTTTATCGTGGTAGAATTTCAATACTGCATCGTGGATGTGCCGTGTATAGAAACCTATATTGACGAGGATATTGAATACCTCCAAAGCCGTATATTCCCGGTAATCTTCAATGGTAAAGTAAGTATTTGGAGAGTATTTGGAGCCACCGGAAAACTTAAAGTGAAGGCTACATTCATGCTCCTGTATCTGAACTACAGGCCAACGGTAACTGTCCTTAAATTTAGGAATATCCTTCCATTTTAGCTTTGACTTCCGGCTTTCGTGGATTCTAATTTTATTTTCCAAGACAAGTTATATTAAAATTGTTACCATTTGAACAATAACTGCACATTGATGTGAACGGAGAATAAACCCTTCCGCACTTTGGACATATCCAACCTTGCCGTCCAAATATCCCCGAATTTAATTTTGTTGAATTTTCATTTCCCTTCCTTGCCATTTCTACAGCTTTTAAGGCAGTTTCTTCCGATACAATGTAACAAAGTTGTCCTCCAGGATAATCTTCACGTCTTTTTGATTTTATGTATTCTTCCGGTGTCATAATTATTGTATATTAAGTAAAACCCATATTAAGCAGACAAACATAATGAAGGCGACAATCCCTGCACAAATGGCCGGGGTTAGCATTCTATTCCACAATATATCTGCCTTGTGGCATCGTTCGTTGATATAATTGATTTTTGACATGTGTTCGCCAAACTGAAGTTCAATCATGTGACGTGCCCAGTCCTCCACCAATTTCTCAAATCTTTTTCTGGCATCTTCTTTTATATTGAATTTCCCTGCTGGACTGAGAAGTAATGAATGTGTCCTGAACTTAAATTCTTCTGAATCCAGAATATCACGTCCACCGCTACTTCGTATCTCCATGGAGACTTTAAGCCATGGAATTGCTTTTGTTTCCCACATTTCGAGGGCACGTTTCTCTATCTCTTCTGCGTTGGCGTTGGCGTTGGCCAGCTCTTTCATCTTTTCGTACTCGTCTTTCTGAACGAAGACGACTGCTTTCTTATCGTCGATATACATGGTTTATAAATCTTTTTTTAACACATCGCTTATAGCTTTGAACAGATCTGTCCATAATGTAATTGGCAGCTCGCTAGTCTGTAGTTTACTCACAAATATCTTACCATCTCTTAGAGTGAAATCCCCTTCAATGTGAAGATGAACAGTTTTCTCTTTCTTTTCTGGCATAGGAATATTCTCTTTTATATCAGGTAATACTTTCTTCATATTCGTATGCTTTAATCGTTTGTTCCATTTAGTTTAGGTTTCGGGAACCAGTAGTCACATTCATAATCTCCGTAGTCCTCAAAATGGAAATCGGGAGAAGTGGCTACTTTGTATTTCCCGTCTTCCTGGTAGATGTATCCGCTTACGAATGCTCCGTTTGACACCATGCGGCAGATAACTTCCTCGTTCGGGTCGGGTTGACGTTCTTTTACGTTTGTCAGAAGGCCGACCATCAATGCGTCAAAGGCATCCTGCATATCAACGTGCTCTCTTTGTTTTTCTTCTTTCTCCATTTCTTTCATGCTTTTTTCTTCTTTGTTTTGAGTTTTGTGTACTCGGTCATTTCTTTGTCGAAGACAGACAGAAGTTCGGGCTTCTTTTCTTCCGGGATGTAGCCAGTATCAATCAGCTGCTGAATCAGTCTATCTGTTACTTCTCTGCTCTTCCTGACAGTCTTTTGCAGGCTTGACAGCGCCACTACCGACGAGGATGGGTGCATCTGGTCCGCTCTGTATAGCTTAATCATGTTGATTCTCTATTTTTATTACATTCAGTACATTCAGATACACTCGGAGCATAGACCCTACCACATACCGGGCATACCCAGCCTTTTCGCTCCTTATCGGTGATAACTTCATACTCTTTTAATTGCAATGCGGCTAAAGCTATATCGTATGTGACTATTTTTACAGGTGGATGACTAACCCCGTTTATAAATTCATACATTGCTTGCTTTCCCAAAAACTCTTCTGCTGTCATAGCCATTCTTATTTTACAGATACTACATTCGGGTAAAATCCCGCAAAAGGCAATTCCAATCCCATGGTTCGGAACGTATAAGTGCTGTCGACCTTAATCCTACCGAGTAGTTCAGGATGGGGCAAGAAACCGTTTATGCTTATTCTCATGGTCCCTCCGGATGTGAAAAGGAGATAATAAACCTCGGTAGTCGTATTACCTTCACTTGAGGTTACATTTTCTATTTTCTCAATCCGGTTCACAGTAGCCATTACTTCACGCTGGTTGGAAAATGTAACAATGCCGGCCAATAACATTAATACAACAGTCACAATTGCTATAAATGGTACTTTCTTCATAATCTTCTTTCTTTAATCAGTTCACATGATTCACGGATTCCTTCATTCAGCACTTTTTCATAGCTCCGATATACCTTAGTTTCTCTGTATTCCTTTGAATTTAAAGAGTGAATATCACAGATAAAATCAGATTTTCTTGTAGGAGCATGGAAACAAATAATCTTTATGTCTAAATGAATATCATAATTTTCACGTAACCATCTCTGAGCTTCATATAAAGTTGGTCTGGAACAACAACAGTCAACCGATTCGTTGAAGTTTTCGGGTTCCTGGCATACCCATGCTGTCCCTGTCTTAGTATATTGGGAATGCACAGGTTCATTAAACCCTATTTCTTTCAAAAGCAATCCTACATCGTGTGTTACATAATCTTCCGGTCTAAACATGGCTATTTTATTTATAAGGGTTATTATCCAAAACTAACGCTGAAACGGCCAGCCCTTGTGCGATTAGGTTACGGTAGTCGATGTGACACTGATGCAGCACGTGAAAGACTTGCTGGAAATGGCGAAGGCCCAATTGAGTGCTGTTATGCTTCCCTTCTTCCGGAGTAATAAAGAAGCTCTGCAAGTTCATTTCGCACACCTTACATCCCCAGGCGAAGAACTCCACGCATTCTCTTTCTTCGTCGAAATTCCAGGTGGTATAAAGGCCCATATACCCGTCGAAATCGAATGCTTCTGCCAGATACTTCATCGGGCAGATTTCCGAACCGTTCACAAAGATTTCTTCTGTGATTGAAGACAGCGGATAGAGTATCGGCTTTATATCTCCCAATCTGAACCCTTTCCCGAGACATCTTTCGCCTTTTAATGTTTCGGCATTCAGGCCAATTTCGTTACCATGCCTGTCTTTTTTCTTATAAGCCCATACCTTATATCTGTCGGCTAAGTTTATAACGTCCATTTCAATCATTCCTTGTTTAGTGATAAACGCCAAGCCAAACGGTAATCTAGCTGAAATATCTTCCAGTAACAGTAGTTTTTCTTCTTCTTCCATGATGTTATTCTTTATTTTTACAAAACTCTTCAAATTCAGATAAAGCATTTTTTATGGAATCAGCTAATAATCTCGAATACGAGTCTCCACATTTTGCGAAGGAAGGCATGGTCGTTTGCGACCAAATCCGGTCGCCTGTTTTTTGTGGCTTAGGATCATCCATGAAAAATGTAATTGTATGCGTTTCGTAGTTATCCATATTTATTTGGATCTCTACTGTCTTACCATGTATTTTCTTTGCTGCATAAAGTACCATCTGATTAGAAATCGTACTTTCAAGCACTCTATTGACAAGGCCGACGTATTCTAATGGACGTATGTACTTTTCCCAATATTTGTTCTCTTCCTCACTTCTTATATTAGACAAGTAGTCTCTATTTTGGTAGTTATTACATCTGTGAAATCTTCCTAGTACGTCACCAGATAGCCTACAATAAAAAGTGGTGCACACTTCCCCATTTCTGGCTCTATTCAGATTCCAAGCGAAACGTTTACAATTGACACAAACTTCAACTGGTCCCCATTCTGATTCGGATTTTCTTATTCTATCCGACAATTCACGTAGTTTTTTCTTTACTTCTTCTGAAATCATTGTCCATCTAATTTAGTGATAACATAATCGGCTTATTCCATCCTGTATAAAAGGAAACGGCTGCAATCCTGGCTTTTAAAACCTTTCCCGGAAAATCTTCATTTAACAGTTTTCCTTTCCGGTAGTGTGCAACGAGTGAAGTTGCATCTACGACGAAGGAACCGCAAATAGCAGGGTACTTTTTCAGGGTTTCTTCGATAAACTCTCCGACGGTATATTGCCTGTCAAAATCCACATATCCTCCAACATAGGGAGAAGCATGAGTGGGAAAGACTCTAATTAGTTCAAACATTTTTCTTCTCCTTTCTTATTTATTCCAGTATTAAAATCGGACGAGACACAATGCTTATAACATTACGCTCGATGTCTTCATTACAGCAGAATTTCAGAATCCACAATGGACCGTCTTTTACACATACACAAGTTTTCCACATTTTCCCGTTATACAGGGCCGATGGCTGAGATTCGCTGTAATCTTTCAGCTTGTCAAAAGACTTTCTCGACATAACAGCACATTCTTCATCCACCAAAATATCGCTTTCGTCAGGCTGTTCCCAGTTCCTACCAAGCGGATCTGTTATCTTTGGAATTTGAATCAGCTTACTCATGGTCATTCCCCTCTTCCATTTTGTGCCCAGGGCATCCACCTCCGTAATAATCAAAATCCGGACAGTCGGCACTATCCCCTAATGGCATACACTTATAACCTTTTTCAATGCAATCGTTTATGAATTGTCTGGCTTCTGCGTCATTCAGTTCTTTCCCTTCCACAGTTAAAAGTCCATCCATACTGTCCTTTTCATAGAGTTTTAAGATTCCTTTCAGGCTCCAGCTCATGTGCTTAATTATTATCATACTTCTTTATTTTTATTGGTATTGATTTATCTCTCACTTTTATGGTTTTATTCAACTATCAAGTGATTATGAATTTCCATAATTTTCAGAATCCGAACTTCGCATCTCATAATCCCTAAATCTTTTGCTATGGCTCCTTTTGCCGCCTGATGAAGGGTTGAATGATCCGTTTGCTCTTCTTCTGTACGGACCGGAAGAAGGTATTCTTCACGGAATCTAACCGGTGGTGTACCGGCTTCAAAAACCACGGAAAAGTTCTTTTTTATTAGCATTTGTCACTCTCCTTTAAACTTCTTATCCAGCATGATCTGCAGTGCTTCATCGCCGCGTCTCATCTTATTCATCATTTCGCCTACCTGCTTGTCGAAATCACTGCTTTGCAGGCTTACCAGGGATATCATGGCGAGTGCCTGTATCTGGCTTGACTGAATGGCTGTTACTTCTATTACTTTTTCAAGCATACCGGCATCCGAGAATCCTCTTTCTTTCATCGAAAGAAGACCTTTTGCATTTTTCGTGCTGGACTCTATTGTCTGAAGTATGTATTTCAATACTCCTCTTTTATCTTTCAATAAATCTGCAATATCCATGATTTAGAGGTTTACGATTTTCTATTTTTCTCTTCTTCCAAAGCCTGAAGCTTCGCAAAAAGTCCGCTCTTCTTACTTCCACATTTCCTGGATGATATGTTTCTAAAAGCCATTCCGATTGCTATCATTGAGATTGCTGATTTTATCTGCTGTATTTCTGCGCTATCTGTCCCGAAATCACGTAATACCTCCTCATTGATAACTACATTATTTATTTCATCTTTTACATCTTCAAATGACACCATATCGAATCCGGATACAAGCATCACAGCTTTGATAAATTCTTTTTCCACTTCAAAAGTGATACTCACTTTTTTATTCTGATTGTTTCCCATATCTCCCACTATTTTAAATTCCTTCATAAATCGGCATCGGAACAGAAGTGTCCACAAACAAATGCCCTACAAACGAACCGTTGAAAAGTATAAACGTACCTATATACACCATATAAGGGTCGAGATTTAATTCTTTACCGGTCATTACCATACGGAACTTTACTCCCCGCTTTGGCTTTGATTCATCTTCCAGTGCCCAGATATATACTTTCTCGTTTACCACATCAAGTTTCAGCAGCTTACTTCCCTCGTAAAGCGGAAGCGTAAACTCTGACGCTGCCGGGATTTCATGTTTTAAAATTCTTGCCATATTCTTTTCTTTTTAAGGTTATTAATCATCTTCAAAGCGCTTCTTTTCTTCCCACTCTTCGTCGGTTTCCGGGCAGGAAAGTATCTCCTTGGAATCTTTGGGTTCCTCACCCAGCTTGTAGAAGAAGCACACACGGGTAAATTTTCGGGTGCGTTCCTCACGGCGGATCGTGTCGTTCATAAACTCCTGCTCCCATGCGTAGTGACGGGGGTATTTTGAGCCTTTGTCCGAGCGGTAGACGATGGAAGGGTTCATGGTGTACTGCATATTGAAGCAGTAAGCCTGCATCTTCTCTATCATTTCGTTCTTCACGGATTTCACGCTCTGCATCGTCACCGCATCGCCCCGGTGTTCCAGATAGCTGATAGCCATTTCACTGATGGACACCGGCCTTTTCCAGTGCCACTGGTTCGCAAAGAAATGGTTGGCCCAGTCAATGAATACCTGGTCCTTGATGGCGGAGTAAAGGATTCGCATCTGCCCGTCCTGCGACATGGGCGGTATCAGGCTTTCCTGCAGACCGAGGTAAAACTGACAGCTTTGCAGCATCATGTACACCGCTTCGTCACGTTCTTCTTCGGTGGCTTCCAGGAAGATGTCTTTCCCGAACTTAGTCTGCGGCGTGCGTTTCTTGAACTGGCCGGCGTAGTCCTCGTCGTGGTAGTAATCGCTCTGCATGGCCAGGAATATACGGCGTGAGGTGCTTCCTTCGGTCATGTCGAACGGCATCTTGTTCATGGTAATGAATATCTTCGGGGTTGCCTCGCGCGGCAGTGTCATTTCATCGTGATACAGGGTCTTTACCGTAATGTTGTCCGTAATGTTGTAGAACTCGCTTCCCATCATGTCGGGGCGAAGGTCGTCTATCAGACACATGCTGTCTACGGTATAATGGAACTTGTCGAAGTTCTTGGCCATGTTCTCTTTCTTCTTCAAGGTCTGACCGGGGATGTAGCACACCTTCCGCACCAGTTCGAAGAAAGAACGGAAGAAACTTTTTCCGGTACCTCCGCTGTTCTTTCCTTCGTCGGCCACGGTGTAATCCGTCACGACTCCCATCTTCTGCATGGTGCCTGTACGATAGCGCGAAAGCATGTAGCCCATGAGCGCTACCTTGCAAATGAAGTGCATGTCCTGTCGCTGCTTTTCCAGCTCGGTAAGCGGATAGCCTTCGGCTTCCTTTCGCCAGTGTATACGGCTGGTGTCGTACAGCCACTGCACGCAGACAGGCATCTGGTCAATGTCTTTCGGCATTCTCAGCAGGAAACGGTACAGACGCTGGTAGGCGATGAACTCTGCATCCTCACGGCGGCGCTCGTTCTCGTTCATCCGTTTGTCGGCCATGCGCTGCCTGTTCAGTTCCTTACGTGCGGCATATTCCGGATTCTCCTCGATGGTGAACAGCGGGGACTTCATCGGATGGTAATCGGCGTCAATAATCGCCTTCCGGTTGACATGGAAAGGAAGGTCCACGTAGTCTACCGGCTCGATGCTGTCGGCCGTCACCTTCACGGCGCAGTTGCGGAAGAAGAAATAATCGAAATCCTTCCCCCACGACATGAAGTTCAGGTCTACTTTCTTGATGCCGGACATGGTGTCGCGTCCGATTTTCTTCTGGGTACTGATGGCGTTGCTCAGTTCCTCGGAGTAATACTGTGAGTTGTATATCAGGAAGTCTTTCATGATTTCCTTGGCTTCGCTCAGTGCCTGGCTCTCTTCCACCACATCGACAATGTTGTTGCTGATATGTACAAACTTGGTAGTATCCGCTTCGTCAGTGTATTTGTAGAATCCGTTGGCAGAAAGGAACTGGGCCATATTATCGAAGTTCAGGGTATATTTTCGCACCACTACCTTGCTTTCATCTTCCTGTTTTTTTGTCTGGTACTGCACGTCCCAGAACCGCATCCGGCGGGCGGTCTTTAGCAGGTCGTCAAAGTAGCGGTTTACGTTGGTGTGCATGAGCTTTTCATTGCGGCGCATCACTGCCGGGTAGAAATTGAAGAACTCTTCGGCATCCTTGCAGGCTTTCCCGCTGCGGGGATTGTACTGGGTGGAGAGGTCTTCGGGCAGGTAGAGCACTTTCAGCTCCACGTGTTTCATGGCCAGGCGGTTCATGGCGCGGATTCCGGTGCGGTCGATGTCATACATCACAAACACTTCCATGGAGATGTCCAGCAGGCGACGGATGGTTTCCGACGAAATCTCCACACTCTCGGAGTGGGGAAACACCACATGAGCGTCGCTATGGAAGTACACATTGATGGCATCGCGCGGGCCGGAACAGATCACAATCCGGCGGAACACGTCGGTAAAAGCACGGGTACGCCGTCCCTGCTCGTCCACCCGGGTTTTCTCTATATTGATAATGGGATGTCCTTCCTTGTCGGAGGTTTCCACACGTCCGGTCTGCAGGGCACGCATCACGTCTGCATCTCCGTAGATTTCCTTGTGGAATCCTTCCGGACGGCTTCCTCCCTGGTACCACCAGGTAAACTTGTAGTTGGGCTGGCGGCGGCCGTCCGCATCGGTCGTCTCGCGGAAATAGGGCTCGTACTTGCGTGCCCACCAGCCGTTCTCGTCTTCGTAGCGGAAAAGGAATACCGGGTAAGAAGGTGTGGACTTCACTTCGTAGCTGGTCAGAACGCCGTCGGCATCGGCCTTCTCGGGTGTGACATAGCTTTCCAGCGGATAGAGGTTGAACATGGTGCGGAGCTGGGTGCTGTCGAAGGGAGCGGGTGTGTCGCCACGGTAAAAATCGGGATTGAACGAACAGCGCAACAGGTTGTTTCCGTCGGCATCGGTCACGGCTGTCTGCTCGGTGCCTTCGCTTGTGTTTTTCCCGGTGCGGAACACGGGGAGCACCTGGCAGCCCAGCGCACGGAGCTCAGCGGGTGTAAACTCGCCCTTACGGATGCGGAAATCCACTTCCGGCTGCGGGGCGGTCTTGCGTGCCCGGTGGAAGAATCCGTTCTTGTAATCTCCTTCAATAATCAGGTTGAAGTCTTTGGCCAGTCGGTTCACCGCATCCGGAAAGTCGTGTTTCTCTCCTGCGCGTTCTAAGAGACGCTGCTGCAGCATGATGGCCCCGACCCCCTTGCTACGGTTCTGCTCGCCGCATACGAAGCAATTGAAGGCTGCATAGCGTTCGCCCTTTGGGGGAAACTTGCTCACACAGAAACTCCCGTTCTTCTCTTCGTGAAACGGGCAGCGGTAGAATACGCTGCGTGCGGTCTGCGATGCGGGAAGGTATCCGTTGTTGCGCATCACGTCGGGAAGCGGGAGCGCATTGAGTTTATCAACTGTCTTGTCAGAAATCATTTCAGGGAATTTTAGAAGAGGAATTTCACCTCGTAGTTCATGCTTTCCATTTTGGCTTGTATCATTTCTTTCAGGCTATCGGGCAGGCACATCATAGGGTCTGGCTCATGCAGGTAAATCGTATCTTCCTGCACGCTTCCTGTGGCAGAATATCCGTCGTACACCAGCTCGTTCATAAGCTTCTGCATGCACGACTTCGACAGGTTGCTGCAAGCTATGCTCACGCTACCTTCCGGATAGCCTATCGCTATTTCCGTGTAACGCACATGGAAACGCTGTTCATATACCGCTCTGCTTCGTTTCATACCAGCCGCTTTCCTTTTAGCGTTAACATAAGCTCAGGACGTGTAGCCACACCCAACTTCGCAAAAATACGTTTCCGCATGTTGTCTATATTGGAATAGCTGCATCCCATTTCGTCGGCAATCTCTTCGTAGGTGAGCGAAGTATTTACCAGCATGTTCGCCACAGCAGCCTGAGTGGGAGTCAGTCCGCACTCGTACACCGGATTGCAGCACACCTCCTTTTTATCCTTGAAGGCGGGGTTGAATCCGTTGAACGGACAGTTATATCGCATAGGGCAGTGCGTGTTCTCGGTATTGAAGTCTTCCGGACCTTCATGGTCGGGAATATCGTCCTCGCGTCCGAAACAACAGTTCAGGCTTACCAGCGCAAGCTCTGACAGATAGCGGCTGCGAAGGTTCCGTATGGTCTTATAAGAACGTCCAAGTCGCATCTGCAGAAGCTGGTCGGCTGCCACCAGGTGTGAGGGATAGTTTTTCTTCATCTCGTCGAGGTATTCCTCTACGAAGTCAATTCCCGTCTTTCCGTCGTTCTTTACCGTGATTTCCTCTCCGTCTTCAAAAACAATTCTTGAGAATCCGTCCTGAATGCGTGTGTGCGCTTCCCATTGTCTTTCCAGCATGTATCCCATCACATTTCCTCCATTTGTTTCTTGTACTCCTTATAAATAGATTCCAGCCCGCGAAGTTCTACTTCCGTGAAATCGAAGTTACGGAAATGCGCACGCAGCGCATGTTCGCCCATACCTCGTTCTTTCATGAACTCGATAAATTCTCCCTTCTTTCTCACACCGGAAAAGAAGTCTTTCAGTTCCCCTTCGTAGTCAGGATCAAAATCTCTCAGGCATTTTTCCACGCCTTCCGCCTCCCACCGGCGCACGCGGTTCAACCTGATCTTCTGGTACGCCGTGCTCATGCTCATTCCGTAATGTTCCACCAGGTAACGGCTAAATCCCAGCCGCATGGGGCTCAACTTTTTTTCGGATAATGCTTCAATGATGCTCATTTTCATACTTCTGATATATATTGTCGTTTCTCGCTTTTGCGGTTTCGGTCGTTTTTTGTTATTTTTACCCTACAAAGTAACAATTTTAATTTGACAATCGCATTATAATTGTTACGGAAATAACAATTTTAAACTGATTTTTTATGTACTATTTCAATTCTTTCCTGTTCAATAATCTTCCCAAGCTCTTCGGCCTGAGCGAAAAAGGCGTGTCGGAGAAGGTGTACGGAAAATCATACATGTATAAAAGAAAGGTTGATAATCAAGACAATATACTCGTGCATGACATCGTAATGGTGTGCAACACATTCCACATAAGCCTGTCAAACTTCATTATGTCGGCTCCTCCTGAAAATTTACTCGGTAATCGCTTCAAATATGTCATACCGGATGAAGATTTTAAAGAGGTGAGATTCATACCCGAAAACTTGCGCTGGCTCTACGGTCCGCAGGGACTTACCAAAATTCCTTCGCTTGCTGAATTTTCGCGTCAGAGCGGAATATCAGTCACCAGTATCGTAAGGTGGCAGAATCCGAAGATAGGAGGGTGTACGGTTAACTGGCTTATCGGAATATGCAACCGTTTCGGAATCGACATAGACGTGTTCATGGAAGACGAGAATGAGAAGCTTGAAAAGTACGCGGCCACCGAAACGGAAATATCGCCGCGCGTGTGGCAGGAAATTTCGGAGCTCAAAGAGGCTATAAGGCAATACCGGCAGGAACGAATATCACTTCTGGATGAAAACCGCAAGCTGAAAGCAAGAATCAAGGAAACGGAGCTTGTGGCAGAAGAAAGCACCGAATATACCTACGCAGACAGGAAAGTCAGGGAATGGAAGGCTAACTGGGGACTGCTGGAGAACTTTCATATCGTCGTGGGAGTGTCCAGACGAAAAGTGATTCAGGATGCCGGCATGCAGAATTTCAGCGAACTGTTCATCGAAGGAAACATGCTGATTACCTCGCTGGTGAAACTTTGCAACAAATACCATATCAGCACAAGGCACATATTCTATCGGGATAACGGCATTGTTCCGGAAGTAAATGTGTACGACTATTACCGGTCGGACAACTGGAAGACGGTAGTTTTCCATCCGGAATATGTGAATGATTTTTTCGGTAAGGAGAGCGTGACGGGTATAAACCGCTCGGAACTGCTTTCGCGCATGGAAGTGGGCGAATGGAAACTTCGTGCATGGCGAAAAGAAAACAGCACCATGCGCATAAAAGACATGCTGGAGATATGCAACCGGCTGGAAGTAAGTCCTTACTACCTTATTTCTGACCACAACCGTATGGACCTTTCCAGCGGGATGACCAGTGCGGAAATCCTGCTGGAAGAGAACCGTATGCTCCGCCAGCAGGTTATCCGACTGAAAGAAAAACTACAGAAGAAAAACGGAGAAGGATTCCTTCCGTTAGACGAATGAGTTCAGTGTACTTCCTGAGAATCCATACCGCACGCTGAAATTCACGGACAGCATACCGGGTTTAGCGCGGTCATAAAGTTCGTTCGTCTCTTCGGGTATGATAGTGACGGGTATGTATGTGCCGTTATCGTACATCCATGCCTTTCGCGTCACCACAAATTCCGTGAGCCACCACTCGGCCCACTCCCTGTTTACAAATCCGCTGCTCATGGAAAAAGTTCCTGAAGGTGCCTGTGCATAGCTGGCAGTGCGCGTGGTAGCACGGTAGTAAATGTCAGCAGGCAGCGTGTAGAGCTCACTCTGTATGTCATATTCCAGCGCATCGCGCGTAAAAGCGACTACGCTTTCCATCAGCCCGAATCCGTTCAGGAATATGAAGTGACGCATGAGCGGGTTTGTCTTTACCGCATAGCGCTTCTTCCCGGTTTCAAATCCAGTGTTCACTGTAAGCTCACCTTCTTTCAGGAGGAACGTACTTATGACAAGCGAATCGGGAACCAGCGCACCACGGGTATAATCGGAATATTCTTTCGATTCTTCTCCCTGCACTACGCTGTAGGTAATGGTATCCGATCGGGTACTTACCGCAGGAATACACAGTATCCATCCCAATGGAACAATATCCCCCTCCGGTTTACGGCTCAAGATACGTCCCTCACCTAAAATCTCTGTGGTATCTACATTGGATGTGGTAAGGCGTTCAAACTCCGTGAGCCTTCCGGGTATGGCATTGTACTGCTCGGAAGTGGTTTCACCTTCTTCTATCTCTACCATCCCGTCCAGATAAGATTCTTTGTAAGTAATGGTGTATCGTGCGGCGTATATCATCTGTGAAAGGGCCTGCGTGCCGTTCACATCAAACGTCATCTTTCGTGACAGCGTAGTTTTTATGGTTTCTCCAATATTGAAAACGGCTATCCCGTCAGATCCTACCTCAAAGGAGTAACTTTCTGAATAAGGAAACTCTTCAGATCCGGCAAATGCGGTGGCATTGACCGTAATCTTTATGCGGAGAAAAGTTTTTCCGCTCAGCGTGGTTTTTGCCTTAACCACTATGGGGTCGCCTGCAAATGCTATCTGTGGCGGCTGCTGTAATACCTGTATTGCCATGTTTTTTTCTTCATTAAATGGTATATAGTTCGATTGTCACCTCCGTAATCCCGCTACGGTCAATGCTGTAGGATAACTTATTGATGAATCCCACATAGTTACCTATCTGGTAGCGCTTGAGCATATCCAGTCCTGCAATCTGCGATATGGTCATTCTTACTGTCAGTATCACGGTCTTCCGGTTGTAAAGGAAGTAAAGATACTCCGAAAGGAATTTTGACACCAGCCCACGGTCCTGGTATGCCTGAGAAGCGGGATACTTGTCTTTCCCGGACACCAGCTTGAGCGAGAATCGTCCGGACTGGTCTACTCCACCTTGCTCCGTGCCGTTGTAATCAAAGAACCGGCCAAAGTTATCGCAGCTGTCGGCTGTGAAAGCACTGTTGGCTACCGTCTGTACCCACGAATCGTTCCCTTCACCGTCGTAATTAGGACTATATTCTATCCCAGATTTGCTACCTGGACCGCGCATGATTCCAAGGCAATATCCGGCATCGTAAGTACGCATGGGTGATTCTTCTGCCGATTCAGTGTCATAGTTTTCATCGGAAAGATAACTCAGCGTTATCTCATGCTTGTATCTCATCATGCGAGAAGGTGCTACCCCCAATATCCCGGGAATAAGACTGAAACTTGCATTTCTTTCCGACAGAAGTTCCTGATCGGCAAATACAGCCAGAATCTGCTGACCTTCTTTACCAGACATAGCCTCTGAAACTACTGTCTGACCGTTTACATCATTTATCATCACCGGAGCAAAGTTAATAGATATTTCATCTTCCTCTTCTTCCGTCGATGTGCCTCCGATTAAATAATCACGAAATCCGCCAACCTCAAACAACGAAGGATTTCCTCCAGTATTCTCGTCCACTTTTATACGATAGGAGTTCCCAGTAAATTTATCCTGATAGCATGTGGTGTCATTGGAAGCCTGACCTTGTTGAAGAATTTCCAAATAATTATTCTTTTCCTTCACATTAGAATAATCATCGTAATTGAATGTGGTATCATCTTCCTGACCGTATGTGAAGCGTATGGTCTTTTCTTTTGATTTTTTCAACTGCATTGCCACTATTTCCACATCAAAAATGGATATTTCATTCGATTTCAGAATGTCTTTTATATATATGACATCCATCGTATTTTTTGCACTGTCGTACAAGAACCGAACGCCAAAAGCGTTTTGCAGGTCTTCAATCAAATCTTCCATTTCTACATCCGGGAAATTCTGATTGGTAGCAAAAACATTCACCGCGCTATAAGAAAAATTTTGGGTAAGGAATGTTGCAATTTTTCTGTATGAATTAGCACCTGGAATTACATTATACTTTAAGTCATAATGAAGAGAAAATGATGAACCCATAAAATTATTCATCATAATATCTGTCCATGATACAGAAAAAGAATCTCCCTTTTCTTCCGTATGACACTGCGTGCTGAAAAATGCCAGACGGCACATGTCTTCCATTGTGGACAAATCGTTTTTTTGTACACCGATATTCAGATATTTGAAGAAACAATCAAGAAGATACATTACGTAGAAGCATACACCGCTGTACGGTCTTCTGGGCTCCAATATATTATAGCTTCCTGCATCGTTTGGCGTACATACCCTTACATTGCAATATGGCTTTATAGGATAAGGGTCCGATTCGTTGCTCTCGGTGTAGTTCATTACTCCATCGTTAAGGTATATGGTTATAAATAAATTATCATCCATATAAGAATATTGTGTGGAAGCTGATTTTACTCTATACCCCAGCTTTATCTCCCTGTCGAGCGGAATATCCCTTGCATTCATTCCTTCTATACGGTCCATGAAATCACTGTTACCGGAAATGAATGTGACGGGAAGTGTATCTTCGAACTCCACTTCATCGTCCGTTTCTATCACACCACGGTATATCATCACGCCGTCCACCCAAAACTCTGCGGGCATACGGTCAATGTCCTTCAGGTTAATGTCTCCCCACGGATCGGCTATGTTCTTGAAAATTTCGCGGTTTGGTTCCAGCGGAATTTCGAAAGGGAACGAGAATATTTCCTGGTCATTGAAAAGCGGGTTCGACTGCTCCAGTGTAATGGAAAAATCTTCCGACAGCTTTACCCACTGGCTGTTAATCTTTATCTGTAGTCCTTTCATCGTGTCGTTATTTTATCAGTCCGCGTTTAGTCATAAAATTGCTGGCTTTGTTCAACTGGTTTACCGCACCCTTGCTACCGTATGGGTCTACGGTAGCGCTAATCGGCTTGCTCAGACGCTCGTTCAGTGTGGAAAGCGCTTCGGCCACACTCCCGAGCATTTGTGTCATCTGCTCGTTCTGCATGGTCATATCCGTAGTTCCGGATGCAACCTGGGTAATCTGTGCCGGCATGGAAGGATAGCTTCCGCTGGCAAATGTCGGCATGGCGGCCGATTTGAGCTGCCCGTGCCGCGCAATGGTAAGAATGCTGTCGTAGATGTGCGGATAGTTCAGAATAAGTTTCTGTGTGGTATCGCCGTCCACAATCATTTCAGGCTTCTTTTCAGAGAAAATACCGAAATGCGCACCTCCGCCGTACACGCCCGTTTTAAGCTCCTTCTGGTAGCGTGCGTTGTATATCTGTCCGTCGTTTCCCAGTACCGGATAGTCACCCTCTGCGTAGGTAAGCATTCCGGCTGCTACTCGACCCTTGCTGCTGCTTACTCCGGTAGCAGCTGCCACATCCTGCTTGGATTTGTTGAGCTTACCCATGGCCAGTCCCATCAGTGCGGAAAGTGCAGCGCTGATAACCGCAATCAGCGGAATACCCCACCAGCCTAGGTCTCCGATTGTTTTTGCTGATCCCCTCGCAATACCAGAAGTTACATCTCCTGCAGTCTTTGCCCCTTCTACTGTCATATCAGTTATGGCCTGTGACCCATGGATAGCTGTAACAGTAGCACTTGTAGCCGCTTCCTGTGCTACTTCCTGGGCTCCAAGAGTCTTCTTCATCAACAACTCGGTTATTTTTTGCATAATCAAGTCTTTGGTGAGTTTCATCGCTGTTTGGAGCAACATTTTTGCAGCTTGCTTACGGTCGTCCACTTCGGCAAATGCAGCTTCTCCCATCTGCTCACTGAAATCTACTACTGCATCGGTGTAGTTCTTTAGCGTGCTTAGTTTGCTCTCCGTGATTTCAAGCTCTTTTGAAGCCTGTTCTTCTCTTGCTGCATTTAGTTCATCGAGTGCTTCCTTTTCGGCCATTCGGTAAGACTCCTCTGCCTCCTGCTGTGTAGCACCGGAAGCAATAGCCTGCTGTATCAGTTCTTCTTTACGGGCATAGAACTCTTCATAATACTGGCGGGCAGCTTCCAGGCGTATTCGCAGCGCTTCCAGTTCGGCATTGTCCGTGTCGGAAGTACCAAGGAAGGAACTTTGTGTGGATGCCAGTCCCAGATTACCGGCTGCACCCATCAGCTCACTCTGGTCGTCGGAACCTTTTATCCGGTCTTCCCAAAGTTTCTGGTTTCCGCTGGTTTCCCACTGCACGTCGATCATTTCCTTGATATCCTTGGCATACTTCTCGGCAGCTGCCTTGGAGTCCTGATAGAAATCACGCAGCTTTTTCAGCATGAGCGACATCTGCTCCGGGCTCATGCTTTCGGCCCATACCGCGTCAATGTTGCTAAGATAAGTGCGCAACTGGTCTTCGTTCAGGCTGTAAGCATCTTCCGACAGAGAAACAAGGGCATTAATTCTTTCCTTCACTGCACTTTCGTCAATCACTCCGCTAAATCCTAAACTCATACGGAACTCTTTCTCCGCGTCGGTGTTCAGCAGACGGAGCTTGTCGAGCGACTCCTCAAACTGGTTGACAAGGCTTTCAAACGGGTTGTATTTGAGAAGTTCCTTCTCGATAGTCTGACGGTATTTCACTGCCATGTTCTGTACTTCGAGCAGGTCTCTTTCAAGATTCTTACGTAACCCGTCGGTCTGACGTTCGCCCAGCTTCTTAATCAATGCAGCAGTAGATTCCAGGTTCTTACCTTCCATCCCGTATAAATTCTGATTGAAGGTGTTCTCCTCACCCAACAGCTTTTTACGAAGCTCCACACGTGCCAGCAGATGCTCTTCCTCGGTCGCGTCAATCTGACGGTTCATCTCCTCAGTAGTTATCTGTTCATCGAGATATGCCTGACGGATAGCCTGCTGACGACGGAGGAAGTAAGCTTCGAGCGCAGACATGGCCGCACTGATTTCATCATTCATTTCCTTCTGCTCACCACGTGTGCCTGACTTACGTATTTTTAGCCAGTTACCGCTTGTGTCACGTCCCCATTTCTCAGCCAGCACCTTGGCCACATCCTGCTCCATCTTTTTCAGCGCCTCGTATTCTTCCTTGGCCGACTTGAATCCGCGGGCAGCGAAGGTGTCTGCATAGTCCTTGTCCTCATTAATGCTCTTCATCATGGCCTCCAGCTTTTTGTAGGTAGCTACCAGCTTGTCTACTCCGGCTGTTTCCAGCGATACTCCCTGTCCCCATACAGACTCCAGCCCGATGGCCTTAATACGTTTTTCTACCTGACTGATGTTATTCTGATACACACCAAGCTGACGGTTCTTTTCAGCAAGTTCGGCTGTTTCTGCCTTGGTGAGCTTCTCTCCTTTCTCACGCTTCGCGTTCAATTCGTCCACATCTTCACGAAGACGCTGTACGTAAGTAGTGGCCTGCTGCAGATAGGTATTTAGTTCAGGCAGGTCGGACGAAGAAAGAATGCCCTGGTTGGACTTACGGAGGTCTTGCAGCATAAGCTCTTCGGTCTTGCTCTCGGCAGCACGCTGCGTACTTTCAAGGAAAGTCTGAGTCTGTCCGGCTTCCTTCCGGATGTTTTTCAGGATGTTCATCAGTTTCAAAGCGTCGGAACTGAACGGGAGCTGCTTTATGTTCTTGTCATATTTCTCCATAAAGCCATCCAGAGCGTCGTACAGATTACCTCCTTCTTCTACTACTTTATTCATCCCGTCCATGATGAGGGCCATGGCATCGCCGGCGTTGGTTTCTCCCACATTCTGCATTTTGTTCAGCGAAGCAATAATCTTCGACTGAAGTTCCTGAATCTGGTCGGTATATTTGTCGGCAATGTTTTCCATCATCTTGTCGCGCATCTTCAGCGCAAGCGTTTCACGAAGACGGGCATTAATCAGGCTGTAAATGTATTCCTGCTTCTCGGCATAGTTGTTTTCAGTGACCATAAATCCAAGGTAGGCACCATACTTGTCATTCAGCTGCTTAATCAGTGCCGCACGCTCTCCGTTCGATACATTTGCCTTGTCAATCGCATATTTCAGATTGGAAAGTTCAAATGTTTCCTTCTGTATGGCTGCTTCAAATTCCGACTGTGCCTTTGTTGCCTCGTCTACTGATTTCTTGAAATAAGTAATGGCAGATGTAAGCGCAGTAAATCCTAATACAACCCATCCTAATGGATTTGACATCATAGCCTTTGAAAGCCACTGCCAGGCTATTTTGAATATATTCACAGATGCTGTTCCTGCTTTTACCATTTTCGTAAACAGCACAATGTTTGCACTTGCTTTCTGCACAGCAGAAGACGTGGCTATCATTACTCCTACCAAAGCCTGAACTGTTACTGCCATCAGTCGGATAGACTTTTCTCCGCGTTCAAACCGGTTGGGAATGCTCGAAATATAGCGAAGCACATCCGTAAGCCATTCCACAAATCCGCTATTGATAAACGATTCCTTGATGGCGTTACCCATACGCTGCATGATGGCCATGGCGTTTTCATTCTTGATGTTGTATTCATCCGTCACGCTGGTAGCTTCCTTAAACGCACGGGAAGAAGTAAATACCTGTGCCTTCAGTTCGTCTACGCCGGAAGAAAGGGTAACGAGCACCTGCTTGATACGCTCGCCATCGCTACCGAGGTCTTTCATAATCGGAGCCAGCACATCCAGTCCGCCCATAGCATTCATTTTCTCGAATACCGCGATAATAGCTTCCATGGTCTTTCCCTGGTTGATAAGGCTCTTCAGGTAATCATCACTCAGTCCCACGGCCTGCGCTACTTCGGTCGTGTTGCTGGTGAGTGTAGAAATAAATGTGTTCAGAGCTGTACCACTCATTTCGGCATTCTGTCCGAGTGCGTCCACTGTACCTCCCAGTGCTATCAAGTTGGACATGGACAGTCCGGCTGCCTCCCCAATAGCACCGATACGAGTTACAATATCCACAATAGGGCCTGCAGAAGCGCGGCTAGTCTGTGAGATTTCGTTGATGGCAGATCCGGTGGCCAGCAATGCCTTTTCCACTCCAAGTTTTTGTGTTTCGCCCAGAATAGCGTTCACCTTCATCAGCTGGCGTACCGCTTCAGCTCCTCCCAAGTCTTCTCCCAATGCTACGAGCAACTGATTACCTGCCTTCACGAATCCCAACACATCTTCTTTGGCAGAAATACCTAACTTACCGGCTTCGTATGCCAGGTCGTGAAGTTCCTGCTGTGCGGTACGGGTGTCGATACTGTCAATTTCACGGCTCAGCTCGGCTACTGACTCAGTGGAAAGCCCGGTGGTCTTCTCGATGTCGGCCAGACTGTCACTCAACTGCAAGTTAGCCTGATACAACTGCTTGATACGTCCTACCACCTCATTGAATCCGGCATATACCAGCACATAACTTGTCAAACGCTTGATGGTAGCTACAATCTGGTTATCGTGTTCCTGCCAGCTTCGCTTCACTTCATTAATCTGCTCGTTTACCCGGCGCAGGTCCATTGATTTTTCGACATACTTCTCTGCGTCACGTCCGGTTTTCGAAAGTTCTTCCTGAAGCTGTGCCGCAGCCTTCTGTAAATCTTCAAGAGAAGCCGTTTTCAGAGAAAGAAGAACTTTATCAAGTTCCTTTGCGCTTAACACAGAATTTTTCTGTTTTTTCTCAATCGTGCTCAGCGCATCTTCAATTTTTTTCAATCCTTTTGTATCGCTTACTTCAAGCTTCTTTTTATACTCTTCTAGCGATTTTTTCAGCTTCTCAAGGTCTTCGTAGGTTCCGTCGAACGTACCTTGACCAACCGTTTCAGCTTTATCAAGCGCATCTTTCAGTGAAGTAAATTCGGCAGATGATTGTTTCAGTTTCTCGTTAAGTGAATTGATGGCCGACTCTACCTCCTTTACTCCCTTTGTGTCGCTTGTCTTTAGCTGCTGCTTGTATTGTTCAAGCAACTTGATGGCTTCTTTTGTCTGTGATATTGTGCCATCGAATGTGCCGGTCTGGACTTGTCCTAGTGTAGTTTGAGCACGATTGGAAATTCGGTTCTGCTCTTCCTTGATAACCGCTTCCAAATTTTGCTGGTATTGCTGTAGTTTCTGTGAAGAAAGTTCTGCCCCATCCACCTGCTCCTGCCAGAACTTTTTCAGTTCAGCCAGTGAGGATGTGCTGGCATTCCCAATATTCTTCATGCGCTCTGCAATAGCCGCATTTTTACTTGTATTCTCAAAATCAGAAAGATACTTCTTAGCTCGTTCAATGTACTGATTATATATATCCCACTGCTTTGAACCAAGTTCTGTCGCATCACGAAGTTGGGTTGTTGCCTTAATTGCATCCTGAATCTCAGTAAGGCTACTTCCACTTAAATTACTGAATACACTGACTGCACTTTTAGCCGATCGTTTCTTCTCTTCATCCAAAACCTGTTTAAGCTTTGATTCGTATTCAGCAAGTTCCTGACTTCCACGCTGCGCACCGTTTACCTGCTCCTGCCAGTATTTTTTCAGCTCGGCCAGGGATGATTCACTGGCTTTCCCCAATTCTTTCATCCTATCGGACATGGCAATCTGCTTTGTCAGGTTGTTGTAATCCGACAAATACTTCTGCGCACGCTGTATTTCATCATTGTAAATCTCCCACTCCTGTCCACCAAGCTTCTGAGCGTCACGAAGCTTTGTTGTCACATTAATGGCTTCCTGGATTTCCGCGACACTGCTGCCATCCAGATTACCCATTACACGACCAGCCTTTGAACTGATACGACGTTGTTCCTCGTCCTCCACCTTTTTCAGCTGTTCACGGTAAGTCTGAATCTCTTTTGTATTTTTCTGAGTGGTAGAAATAAGTTCCTGCAAGCGCTGTTTAGCCATGCCAAGCGACTTGTCGCTCACATTGCCTATGTCGCCTATTATGTCGGAAAACTCTACAAGGTTCCCTTTACGACGCTGGATTTCATCGGCTATCTGTTTGATGTAATCGCGAACAGTATTGAGCGTTTTAAGGTCTTTCGGATTAACACCAAGCAACATATCCCTCAATCCCCTTTGTGCGTTATTCAAATTACGCAGAGTCTGTCCGGAAATATCTGTAAGGTATTTCTGCACAGTATTAATATTCCGTTCAGATTCAGTTATTGACTTCTGAAGTTGTTTTTGCTGCTTTAAAGCATCTTCATATATCTTTTTATTCTTGTCATAATCTACCGTATCAACGGACTTCTCCATATTCCGCTGCGCTTCCTGGACTTCTTTGCCGAGTTTTGCCCATTCCTTGCGCATCTCTTCAACCTGCTTACGAGCCTGTTCCGCCCCGCCTATAAGCACGTCGATTCTAGCCAGTCTGGTACCTAAACTATTTGCCATGTCTTTGTGTTTGTTTTCCTCAAAGTTAGGCAGCCGGAAGGTGGAAATGAAGGACAAAAAAACGGTTTCCGTTAGTTCAACGGACACCGTTTTAAAACTATTCGCCAGCAACCTCTAAAGTGGTTTGCGGCAAACCTCTCGAGCGATATGCAGCAAACCTCTCAAGTGGTTTGCTGCATTTAGTTTTACAGGCCCTACAGGCTATTGTGGAGGGGGTGCTATTTTTTAATTAAACTGGTAAAATAAAGGATAATTTCCCTTTATATATTGCAATTTTAATTTACATCACGTTCAAAATAGTTTTATTTTTTCATTTTACCTCCGGAAATCAGCACTTTTAAAATTTTCATTTCATAATCATATTTTTATTTTATGCTTATAGTTACATTTGCTTGAAATAAAAATATGATTTTCATGAAAAAAAATGTATTAATAAAAAGATTTGGTATAACATTGCTTATACTAATTATTATTCCTGAATCCATTTTTTCCAGGAATTTAAGCGACATTGAAGTTACGTCCTTATTCCTGGAATTTATTTTTGGTATTCTTTGCATCATCCTTTTCTTCAAAATATGGAGTATGACAAATGATGTCAGCCAAATCAAGAATTTGATTGAAAAATCTCTTTCCAAAAAAGAACAGGAAGAGAATGAAGAAAATCTTTTTGACGGGAAAGAAATTGATTCCGACGAAAAAAAAATGAGGAATGAAAACCCATCTGAAATTGGCGAATGGTCAGAAAACATCAGTTGGAAAGAAAAGAAAAATGCAGCTCCTATTATTGAGTTTCTAAAGAAAGACCAAATAATTATATCTCAGAACGGAGAAATGATGATTTGTGATGAAAAAGAACTTTCTTCAATAAAAGGAGAGTATAAAGTTGTCTTTCGTAAAATTAAATAATTTATTTACAGAAATACTATATTCTGATTTATGATAAGACAAATTCTATTTTTATTATTCCTATGTTGTTTTATTTCGGCGCATTCACAGATAAAATCCCAAATAGGTGTATATAAGGCTTATTTTTTTAAAGAGGGACAAGATTTGTCAAAGCCTTTGGAATCATTAGACTATAGCATGATCAAAAAAGGGAAAGAAGTAGAAATTATAAGCGTAGACACATCTGATGTTTATCATTCAATTGTCAGATACAAAGGGAAAAATGGGATTATACATAATTCTGTCCTTTCTGATAGAAGAATTCTTATCCCATTATTTACAAATCTACGGGAAGAATATCTTGATGATATTGCAAACGGAATACTAAAAGAGGGTATGAATGAATCTGAAGTAGGATTCATCATCGGAATACAGCCTAAGATTCAACAGAAAGGAGAAAATATTGTAAGATGGTATTATCCGAATCTTATTGACAAAGCTCCAGATTTTCTTTTTTATAAAGGTAAATTGTGTAGTGCGGAAATGTACCGTAAAGTTGTATTCAGATATTATACAACATTCAACTTTTCCCTAAAGTCCGTTGAACTTAACGGTGAAAAAAAATCCGTATCCAAAAACAATAATAACGAATATGAAGATGAATACATAAAAATTAACTGGGAAATATTACAAAGTTCTTTGTCTTTTAATATTCTAAACAAAACTAACAGATCTCTCAAAATTTTGTGGAATAATATGTCTTTTACAGATGTTTCAAATAATTCCAGAAGAGTAGTAAGCGGTGAGACAAGAGTAATCCATGCGAATCTTGAAATACCTTCTTCCGTTATATCAAAAGGAAGTAGTTTATCTGATATTGCTGTTCCATATCCTAGAAAAAGTTTTATTGTAAACTACTATAACTGCCCGCAAGAACTGGAAGACATGGGAAAGCCGGAAATAGGAAAAGAAATTAGAATACTTTTCCCAATTGAATACGATGGGAACGTAAAAGAATACATATTCACATTCCATGTCAATGAAATTACATTGTCAAGAAAATCTTCTTTATAAACATTGATATTTACAATAAAAAAACAATGCAGCCGGGGAAGAAACGACAAAACCCGGCTGCATTTTCATTCATATAGGTGGAAAGACAAACTACATCATCTTTTTCTCATAATTATATCGCCCACCACATTTGCCAGCACATTAGAGCCAAATCCTCTTATCCCGTCAAGTTGAGCTACCATACGCATAAGGAGGTCCAGCTTTTCTTCTATGCGGCTGTTACATGGCTGCCGGCTCTCCGTACATGCGCTTCTTGAAGTAACGGCGCACCTGAAAGTTCTTGTCCTTGTCTTTCAGGTAGGACACAGCTTTCTTGTAGCATGAAAGGGCCATCTTTTCGTTCGGCACTTCGGCAGGTGTCTTGTATCCCATGTCTTCAGCGATGCTGTATGCCATGTCGCTGTAAATCATGTTGGCTGTGACACAAAGTGCATACGAGTTGTACGAAGGTTTTTCTTCGGGAACTCCTCCAAGTTGTTTCACGGCAGACACGAAAGTGTCATGCCCCCAGTGGAATCCTTTCAACCCATCTTCGTTGACCATGGTTTTACCGATATTCACGGCCTCTGTTTCCGACAAAAAATTATCCCAGCACATTGCTTCGAGGTGGCTCAGCCAGCTCATAGCCATTTCCGGATGCATCTTTGCCATTTCCTTGAAATAATAGGTAGCAGCTTCGCCGAATATTTTCATATTCTTCACGTCCTTGCTGTCCTTCATCTTATCATACAGCTCCTCGTAACGGGAGATCATTTGTTCTCTATCCATATCTCGATATTTTTAAATTAGTTTCTTCAAAAACTTCCCGCCCTCGCGGACGGGAAGCCACTCAAACATTTTTCCTTTTCCTTCGCTTTTTTACGGGTTCATCGGCAGATGCCAGACTGAAAGCGCTAAACGCGGCTGCCTGAACTTCGTTAAGCGGGAAAGGTAGCAGTAATCGTGACCGGGACTGCAATCAGCGCGCCGCAAGCAGAGCAACCGCAACCGTTCTCATTGTAAGAGAATACCTGCGGAACTAAAGCTGTAGCTACCACACTGGTAGGGGCTGTATTTGCCGCACCGATGAAGGTTACTGTAAACTGTTCGGTCCACTGAATAGTCTTTGCTGCACATCCGTTTTTCGGAGTGTAGGTCAGAGTTACAGCTGCGTTGATAAGCGCAATGTTCTGCGTGTTGTTGTTTGTGACGCTTGCTACACTGAATACGACGGTAGCAGTAGGTTGAACGCCGTTGTTCACGCAATAAGCCTGACGCAGTTTCTTAGTGATGTTTACCGTCAGTGGCTGAGCGGTAGCTGTCGGAACTCCAGACAAAGTAATTGACTGAATCATAGTTGTGTTGTGTTTGTGTTATATATCTTTTACAGGACACCAGGCCGCCTGTATTCGGCACTTATTTCTCTTCTTTTTCTCGTGTTTCATTCTTTGGTGCAGGCTGCGGTTGTGGGTGCGACGGCTGTGCGGGCTGCTGCGGAACCTTCACCACATATTCCTCGGGTTTCTGATACGGAAGGTTGCAGTCCAGGTATTTCTTCAGTTCCACCAGGTCATTGCGGTCGAAAGTGAAGAATCCGTCGATTATGGAAAGTTTTCCCTGCTGGATGGCAGAGTCAACATATCCGTGAGCCAGTTCCGGGATCATGTCGTCCGGAATGCGGGATACAAATCGTTCAAGGAACGGACGGATCATTTTTGTCCCTCCTAAAGATGCCAGCGAATTGATTTCATTGGAAATCTGCCATCCGGGGCCTGCGAGTCCGATTGACTTGAATAACTTCTCCACCGGAAGCATACCGGCAGAAATACCGTTGAGCGTATTGCCCATCATAACCGGAATGACCGGCTCACCCCATTTCAGGATGACAGCGGTCAGAATCTGTGCGTTTGTCATTGTGCTGCGTGTTTGAGTTGTTTGTGTAGAGTATGAAAATCATAACGGAAAGGGGAAGGCCGATGCCCTCCCCCGGATTTCAGCAGTTGATTACTGAGCAGACGGACATCCGCAGCATCCATCCTGACATACGTTGCTTGACGGAATGTATGTCTTAGTGATAGCCTGCAAAGCGGCGATGCTGTTCTGCATACACTGCAGAGCAGCGGTGTTGGTACCGTTGTAAACGGCCTGCTGCATGTTGACAGCGGTCTGAGCGTCCTTGTTGGAGCGAACTTCCACTGAAAGTTCCTTGATCTGACCCTGCAAGTCCTTATAGGCTTCCACGATCTTCTGGTCAGTGTACTTGTCTGCCTTCAGCAAAGCGATTTCTGAATCCTTTGCGTTCAGTTGTTCAACCATGTTCAACTCATAACGGCTTACGGGCATGTTGTCTGAGCATACGCCTTCTGCGTTCCATCCACAGCCATTGCGACCCAGGATGTTACCACCGTTGATACCCAAAAATGATGCGATACCTGCTGCTGCACCCACAGTGTTGAAATTACCTTGTCCCTGGCCGGTTACGTTGTAACTCTGGCCATCCATACCTTTGATTGTCATACTGTTTTGTGTTTGTGTTGTGTCGTGAACTATTTCCCGACATGACAAAGGTACGGACGAAGCATTACTCTGGGAATGAGTTATTTCCTAACCTCTTCCTGATTCTTTCGCAACTTATTCTGAATATTTTCTGTGTGCTGAGACGCTGGTCGAAATTGGTATGAATCTGGTTGACGGCACGCTCCGTCTTTCCGATTCTTGCAGCGATATACGACGGATTCAATCCGCTCTGAAAAAGGAAATGCACCAACAGATAGCGTGCATCTACCGTCTCTGTGTCCTTCCTTCCGGAAAGAATCTGTGCGGACGGTATTTCCGTCTCCTCCGATACCATGCGGAGGATGGTGTTAAAAATCTCACTCTTGCTCATCGTTTCTTTGTTTATCGGGCACGTCTGCCCTGTGTTTTTCTCTTGTGTTTAACGAAACAACCTGCCGCTACCATTGCAGCAGGTTGTAATTAAGCGTAACGCCCAGAAACGGTTCTGTCTTCCCTGAAAGCCCTATTCCGTATCCGGCGCTCAGTCCTATCCCCCACCTCTTCTTTTTCGGTGCCGGTGCATTTACCACCCCCGTCTGTGTGCGTCGGTAAAACTCTGCCGACACCAGTTGCGGGCGGTACCCTGAAATGACTATCCGGTAGTCGTCCGTGCGGTATTCCTTCTCTGTGAGAGGTATAATCACGTCCACGCTGTCTTTCCCTGTAGAAAGCGAATCAGAAACAACCGTAACCGTGTCCGCTATGCTGTACGGAATGGAAGCTGGCCCGGACGGTTTCTGCGGACGATATACCGGAAGGCGTGCGGTGTCTTTTCCTGCGGGACGCTCTGACACGGGAGGAGCAACTGCCGTGTCGCGTATCGTATCTACCCTGACGGGAAGCCATACGGTATCACCCTGACCAGACTGCGGCGACGCGCATCCACGGAAGAAAAGCGAAAAGAGGAGCGCGGCCGACAGCAAGCCTACCAGTATCCACGGAAGCTGTTTCATACGCCCAGGTATTTACAGATTCCCTGCACATGCAGCGTGACAATCTTCTGGAGTCCTTCATCCGACAGAAGGAAGTCCACATCTTCGCGATTGTCCTGGAAAAGGTTTTCAGTCAGCACAGCCGGGCATACGGTGTGCTTCAGAATATAGAAACCGCTTTCCTTGTCGCTGTCGCCGTCGGCGGTGTCCTTGCGAATCTTCATGCCTTTCAGCACCTGCTCCGCACTCTGATACAGACATTCGGCCAGTTTGTCGGCCTTGGTCTGACCTACGCTGGTCCATGCCTCCCATCCGCGTGCGGTCATCCACTGCGTGCCGCTTCCGGCAGCGTTACAATGGACGGATACCAGGATGCTGTCTTTCACCCGGTTGGCGCGTGCGCACCGTTCCTGAAGCGAAATGTCTTCCTCTTCCGGAACGAGCAGCTGCGCGTCAAGCCCTTTCTTCTTCAGCGCATCCACCACACGGCGTGCAATGTCGCGTGCATAGGCATATTCACGCAACCGTCCGTCGGGCGACTGCTTCCCTTTGGTGCCTGCACCATGACCGTTATCAATCCAGATTCTCATGTCGTGTCTAGTTTAGTTTGTGTGTTGTGACTGTGGTTATGCAGAAGCCAGAACCCCGGCCTTTTCAAGCTCGTCAATCAGCTTGTTCAGTACGGTATGTGCATCTTCCGAACCTGTAGCATCTGTTACATGGGCACCCTGTTTTACAATTCCGGGCTTTGCTGTTGTAGCATTGGTATATGTGGTGTCTGTCCAGTTTACCGTGACATACGCTTTACCTGCTCCGTCTACTCTTACAGCATAGTTCTTTCCGCTTTCTGAAAATCCGGTCTGGATTCCTCCCAAAGCAGAGTCGCTGGCTTTCGGGAGCACATAGCTTTCACCTCCTCCGCCACCACCGGCTGCTGCGGTATCCTTGATGACCAATGCCTTGACTTTTTTCACCTCCACATCGCTCAGAAGCCGTACCTTCATTCCGGAAGGTACATTGATTTCAATTACTGAATTGGTGAAATTCACCGTATCCATTGCGACTGGTTCCATGGAGTCAATAAACTGGGAGATTGAAAGCCTTCCGCTTTTCACACCCTGAATCTGCACCATTGTACGTCCTTCGGAAGTATATTCGGCCACATAGCCTTCAGCTCCCTTCTTAAAACTGATTTCGTCCATTGTTTGTGTTGTGTTTTTGGTTTGTAACTCTATTTATAGGGATTCTCCCGGTATTCCGGAAGAATGAACTGTATGTTCACCGCTGCATCGTGCAGCACCTTGTGGGCTTGTTCCTCACTTACCTCCATTTCGTCGGTAAACTCGCAGAAGATGTTTCCTACCCAGTCGGAAGCGCTGTTCAGCCTCTTTATGGCTACGGCGCGACAGCCATTGGTTATAAACAGGGATTTGGCCATCTTGTCCTTCACTTGAGAGTCTATATCCGTATAGCAGAGAAAAAGGTTTTCGGCCAGCCCTCTGCTGAATACTGCCATTTCGCTCATAGGGAGCCGCTGCACGTTGTCCTTCATGCCCGACACCCCCTTGCGTTTCACTTCGAAATAGATGGAAAGGAAGGCTGAGTTACCCAGCGGGTGCGGCTGTACGATGTACACCCTGTCGGCCTTTGTCTCGTAGAGCACCTTCCACAGTTCGCCGAATACCTTTGCCGTGTTCTCGCTTCGCTTGAAGCTAAGACGTTCGGTTTCCTGCTTGTACCGTTCCAACTTCATATCGTTCATCTTGTCACGATACTTCTGCGTCATTTTGTTGTACTGAGTAAAAATCAAGGTACCCACGGAAACTACAGCTGCGCTTATGGCCGTCACCATTTCTGCGTCCATCCTGTGCCTCCTTCCGATTTCCCGTTATTCCATCTCTTCCGTATTATCCTTAAAAAGAGCGGCAATAGCTTTTACCACATCGTAGAAACCGCATCCGCTAAGGCCGGCAGCCAGTCCGTAAATAAGCGTTCCCCACCATTGGTATCCTTCGAGCAGTGGAGTAAGCTGAAGTGCCCATGCCAGCACGCACACCACCATACCTACCGCCACGCTCACACCGATTTTTGCGAGCTTGCTTCCTGAAATGGCAGGAATGACTTTCAGAATCTGCGTCACGATAGCCGAAATAAGTGCTACGATTCCGGTAAACGTGCCCAGGTCGATTACGAATCCTGCAGTAGAAGGTTCAGAGGTTACAGCTTCCTGTGCGAAAACGGTCACTGCAGAAATCAGCAGTGCAAACATTAAAATCATCTTTTTCATTTTGTCGTCGTTTTTAGTTAAACATTTGGTTTTTATTGCAATACAAAGTTACGAAGAGCGCATTGGAGAATGAAGGACAAAAAAACGACGGTTTCTCGGCAGACAAAAACAAGAAAGGAGACAATCGCTTGTCTCCTTTCTGTGTTGATAAAACTCTCATCGAAGAAGGGAATCCCTGTTTTCCCTATCACGCCGCTAAATTACAAAAAATATTTATATCCGAATAAAACAGATATGTTTTTTTGACAATTGAATGCTTATTTACACTTTAAAACAATAAAAAGAAGGACGGATGTGCAACACTTTGCTCCGCCCTTCAAGCCAATTTTAAATACATGTAAATGTATTCCATTACAAACATAATACTTTTTATTGCCAATCTCAAATATTTTTTCTATTTTAGGGGAGCCAATTTTAAAAATACATGTTATGTTAACCTCTGCCAGTACAAAGCAAAGGTGTCAGGAATTTTCTGACTTCCTTCGAAGTTCCGCGTCCGGTTTTGAGCTGGATTTGTCGGGCTGCTCATTGATTGAATGTATTGAACAAATGATCCGCGTGAAGAATCGTCTTTCTGAAGGATACGGAAAACATTTCTCATGTCTTCTTTTCAACCTAAACTACATCCAGAAACTTTTTGGATGTACAATTTCCCCTTCACAGGTAAATGAACTTTTCTGGACTTATTTTATTTCTTTCCTTACGAAAGAAAGAAAGCTTTCCCTCTCTACCGTAAAAACCGTGTGCAGCCAGCTAAAGACCTCTGTGGAATGGTCGGCAAGACACAGGGCCCGCATATCAGACACCTACGATATGCTGAAAATTCCAAGCTACTGCCATGAGCAGATTGCGCTTACCGCCGATGAAATAAGCCACATATATCATTTTGACGTAAGCTCCATTTCAAGGAGAAAGCAATATGTTTCTCACATGCAGCGTGTAAAGGATATGTTTGTGCTTAGCTGCAATCTAGGACAGCGTTTTTCGGATATGGTAAGGATAGAAAGGAAATGTTTTGACAGAAACATTTTCAGACAGATTCAGCAGAAGACCGGAATGATGGCATACGTAGACATAGAGAAAATGTCAATAGACAGGAATACTACTTACCGCATTCTTGAAAAATATGATTATTCAGCCCCGGTAAAGACCGACATATCATGTTATGACAAATACCTGAAACAACTGTTACGACATATAGGCGGAGAGTTCTGTGAGGAGATTAAGAGGGAGACAAAGGTAAACGGACTGATTGAAACGGCATTCTTCCCGAAATGGAAACTTGTATCCTCACACACAAGCAGACGCTCGTTTATCACTATAAACGTGCTGCGCGGATTCAGACCTCTCGAAATCATGCGTGCTTCAGGTCATAAGAGCTATACCAGCTTTGAAAAATATCTATGTTATTTCGATGATTGAAAAAGAATGAGAGACTGTATATGAAATGCAGTCTCTCATTCTTTTCACGTGTGGGAACTTAATTAAAAAGATACCTTATCCATCCGAAATAGCCGACATTCTCCAGGTAATTGTCATCATACTGGTTTTCGTAAGCTTCCTTTTCAAAACTGATCCGGTTGTATGCCTCTCTGCCAAAAAACATGAGCTTTACGAGATATTCCAGCACATAAAGTGCGTAAAACATGAGGAAGGAAATGCAGAACCACCAGGAAGATATTCCGGAAAAAATCACCAGTGCCCAGATGATTACTCCGCTGACTATCATGCACTCCACCCATTGACGTGCGTGGGTGCATTCATGATTCCTGATTCTCTGTGGCATCTCCTCCTTATTCTTGTATTTCGTACAGACCCATGCGGCCAGCGTAATGGTGTCGTAATCACCCCAGAGGAATGTGCGGGCTATCCAGTTGTCATATAAAATCTTTTTCATCTATGAATACTGTTTTTTTATAATGCGAGCTACAGACATCCGATTGCAATACCTATTGCATCCGCTATCATATCTTTCTTGTCGAATGTTCCTTTCTTCAAAAGTTTGTCCCAAATTATTTCCTTGGAGACTCCGATAACGGCCGCAATCAACGCAGCTGTCCACAAAGGAAGAAATAAGTCAGAAAATCTTACGATGATTATGCTGCAAATTATATGAAGCAATCCATCCATACCGAAGTAGTTGTAAATCTTATCTAACATAAAAAACAAATTATTACTACCCAAAACAATATACATAACATATACGGGTAGAGTATATATATGCCTTTAAGTATATTTTTCATAACTTACCGAGTTATTCTACTTCTGGTATTATAGCCCTAAACCAAGCATCAGCAATTTGCCAATACCCATCATTAAATGGATGAATACCGTTTGTTCCTCTTTTTTCAATAGTTGCACTTCTCGTATTAACAGCAACATCAGAAGCCGGATAATTATTTTCTGAATCCATTTCTGAACATACATCAATCACAGAAACAAAATTTTTGTAAACTTCATCATCTAACAATGACCTATACAAGTCATTAACTTTATGAACTTTATAATTCCATGAAGTAGTTAAATAAGAACCATTTGCATTACCTGCTGCATAATTAGCCCCTATTCCACCATTTTGTGACGGTAACGGTAATGTAGCCAAATATATTTTTGTCTCTGGTAATTGAGAATGAACCAAATCTATAAAAGCCTTTGCTTTTGTTAATACAGTTTTACTAAAATCAGCTGTAAAAGGGTTTGCTCCGACAATAGAATTTATTCCAAGTTGAACACATAGGATTTCCAAGTGTCCGTCACAATATGTATCTACATATACTTTTATGTCAAACGAATCGGTTTCCGTGTTCCAAAAAGGCTGATATGACTCTACTTGTGACGCAGAAAAATTAATTTCTTCCTGACCTTCTCCATTTTGTTTTTTCAAAACTCCACTTTCTGGCATTAAGTCATGGTCATTATATATATCACCCTTACCAAAAAAAGCGCAAAAGATATACCCATTACCTTCACTAACATTTACTTCCGATATATAAAATTTTTGGGTGTACCCTTCTATTTTATATAGGGTATCTTGAGTTACTCTTACATCTGTTACATCTGACACCGTAAGCCTTACGCCAGCCATTCCATCTCTACCAGTATAAGTATCCCAAGACCAACCTCCAGTTCCTTCCCAGCCTACTGTTCCATCTGAGTTTTTTAACCTTCCTACTATATTAAAATTGGAAAGAGCTAAAGCAGACGGAGAAGTAGCAACACCTTTTGTTCCTTTTAGACGTCTGGATAACTCAATAGGAATTTGTCCAGACATATAAAGGCTATCTCCCACTAATAGAATATTTTTAGCAGACAAAGGATTTGTGGAATTTTTAGTTATTATACTAATAATTTTCTCTTGTATAACACTTCCATCTATGTTAAGCAGTTGAATCTTCATTTCGGTACTACCTACATCATTAATTGTTGGAGTATATTCCCAATAGCGTGGATAATTTTTCCCTTTGAGACATTCTATATTTAAAGAATAATCTCCAATATGATGAACAAACATATTATAATACAGTTGAATTGTATCTCCTACCACACAGTTAATTAAGTCACATATATGAATTGACGGGAGATTTTTTGTAGAAATTCCACCTGATGAGGAATTTTCTTCAAGTTTTTGAACTCTTGATTCCGTAGTAGATAATCTATTCTGAATTTTTTCTATGTCGCCATGTATTCCACCTGATGAGGACTCACTAACAACATTCGATAACCTAAATTTGGCAGTACCAGCACTCACTTGATAAATAGTGCCTATTTGAACCAGAATATAAGTTGGTGGAATATTTCCATCAACTAGCTTAAATGTGACTGAATAATCTGATTCGAAATTAAGTTTATTATTAGAAGTTCCTGGATTTTCAATATAATATGACCCATTTACAATTATAGTTAATTTTCTTGGAGTTATATGCTCCTTACCTTCAATTACCTCAATTCTATATTCATAATTATCTGACTTAGGAATATTTTCCTCTCTTATAGTTGTAGATGCCATTTTTTCTGTTGTTATATCTATTGTTCCATCATAATAGGTTTCTTCTTCTGATAAACCATACAACTCCTTAGTAACGAAATTTTGTGATATAGGGTTTGATGTACTATTTCCTTTATCATTTTCCACAATAAGTTTTTCTTTCTCTAACGTTTCAACTCTTTTTGTGATTTTTTCAATATCACCACTTAATCCTGTATCATTAGAATAATTAGTTACTCTGAATGTTACAGTTCCTATTTGCAACTGGTTTACAATTCCAATTTGAACACTGAATGACTCTACCTGAGTAGTATCTTCTTCTATAGCAAGAATTGCACTATAATCAGTTATATATTGTAAATTTCCAACATACTCATAGTAATAAATACCATTGATTATAATGGTTAAACTTCTTGGTTTAATATTATCTGAACCACCAGTTACTTCAATAAGGTAATTTTTCTCTTTTTTTGGTACTATATTCTTAAAGTCTACAGATAGAGTAGACGACATAGTTGTATCACCTGATTTTTCTACACTTTTTTTATACCCATGAAGTTCTACAGATAGCCCGGTAAGTTTGTTATCAAGGTTCCCGCTTCCATCACTCATTCCGACACAAGCAGACGAGGTGACAGGATATATTTTCTCACCCGTGGTAGGGTCTTTCAGTTGTGCTTTTTGTGCTGCCATTGTTCTATCGTATTTTAAATGTTTATTTCGTTTGTTTCTCCTGCGTTCTCATAGAGCGGCATTCCGCTCAGTGCTTCCTCATATTTTTTCAGGTCTTCTATAAGCTTGTTCCCTTCTTCCGCTGTAGATGATGCGGACGCTGCTGCCTGTCGGGCTTCTGACGCTGCCGACGACGCGGAAGAAGCTGCACTTTGGGCCTGCTGTGCTTTCTCGCTGGCGTTTGCTGACGATGTTTCTGCCTGCCGGGCAGCAGAGAGAGCTTGTGCGGCGGACTGCTCGGTCGGCTGTTTCATCCAGTTAAGGAAATCTTGCTCTGTTCCTTCATTTCCATTGTCAAGCCAAACCTGATAGGCGGACTTACCTGTTACTCCAATCTGGATGTTTGATGTGGAAAGAACTATTTCCTGCTCCAGTTTTACGTCTGATCCGGTTTGTTCGTCAGATTCCTGACAACTTCTTTCTACCAGTGAAAAAGCATTACAGCAATCTGTTACCGTCTGACCATCTTTATCTTTGTTAACCCATGCTTCTAACCTATATACTCCTGTTTCTTTCTGTACATCACGATTTACAGGAATAAGCAGCTCGTCACCTTCTGCTATAAAATCCATCTGTTTCCTTCTCCCTGAAGGATACACAAGTATCACAGTAACATGTAGCGAGTGTAAATCTGTTCTTTCTCCGTTCACGGTTAGTGTCCACCTTACGGAAAATTCTTTCCCTATTCTTATTTTCTGCATGACTATATAGTTACTTCATCGGTTTCACCTATATTTTCGTGAAGAAACACGCCTGCAAGTGCTTGCGAGAACTGTTCTTCTGTTCCGGAAAATCCTTGTTCTTTCGCATATTCGTAGGCCGACTTCCCGGGAGCACCATTCTGACCTGGCGCACCATCCTGACCTGGCGCGCCGTCATTTCCGTCTCTTCCAGGGTCTCCCTTATCGCCTTTAAGAATTGTACCAAGAAGAAGCTCCACACAGCCTGTACCTTTCTCCCCTATCGTGGTTAGAGGACTCTGAAATGTAATTCTTACTTTCATGCTATAGGTCTTTAATGCGGTTATCTACTACTTCTATCTGTTCCTGCTTGGCTATTCGAACCACTTCGCCGACGATAAGCTTTACTTCGATTATGGCAGACACACTCAGCTTCTTTGTCTGATCAGAGGAGAATGTAAACTTTACCTGGCTCCCTTCTATCTGCATATTCTCCTTTGAAAGAAGCACCTGATAATCGTCGTGCCGGTTGCGCAAAAGCAGCTTGATTTCTGTCTGCGAGAAATCAGTTACAAGGCTCCCGTCGTCATCGGTAAATACCATTGTTCCTTCAAGGGTTTGTCCTGCGTATATCTTCATGATGGGTATTTCTTTTATTACAAATTTATCGTATCATTCACTGGTAATGAAGGACAAAAAGTCTACACGGTTACTTCGTCTACCTGCCCAAGCGAATCGTATGCCACTACCTCTGACAGAACTGCAGAAGGATTGCCAACTGACGTTCCGGTGCTTACCCAAGCACCGTTTTTCACCTTATACAGAATGGCCGGAAGTGTAGTACCGACAAGACCCATCTGATCTTCGTAAGTAGGAGGATGCCTTTCATACAGTTCGGATTCAGAACCGCACAAAGGGAGTTTTATCATAGTCTGCGCCTTTGCTTTTTCCACTGCCTGATTCAGACTGGCAAAGTTCCCGTTTATCACGGATACGGCTTCTCCCCAGTTCGTGTCTGATTTTATTTGCGATGTTGCCATGATAATTATGTATTTTGTTATACCTGATACTTCTTATATATTATACCATTACAAACAAGCCATTCCCAAGTCTTACCTAAAGAGTCTGTAGTTCGGAATGAATCTGTAATTCCCTTCATTTTATTATCATACTCATTCTGAAAACTTATTCCGTCAAGACCGAAATAAGCTTGTCTTTCCGCTTTTTCCCCATGAATTATATTTATTCCAGTGACATCTATTGTTATTCCCATTTGATAATCTGGCATTTTTAGATAAATAACCGGAGTGCTGCCATAAATGTCTGAGAAAGGCTGTATAGCAACTACCATTCTGTCCTCAGAGTCATAAATTCTAAAGTCTGCAAATTCTCTGTCAATCTTTAACGTATATCCTTTTGCCGATACTTCGAAATTAGAGTTCTGATACAGATTCCCTTCCTTGTCCCAATACAAGCTTCCGTTAGCCAAAGAACCGGAACCGTCTTTATTGAGAAGTATCTTTCCGTTCGCTATCTTTACTGTTCCTCCGAACTCTCCGTCGTTAGAATAGATAGTACCACGGAATACACCTCCCAGCGCGTAGATGTAACCGCGAAGGAATACGTTACCTCCGTGTGTGGCTACGAATTTTGCCATGTCTTTCCATTCCTCGTCAGTGGGCTGCTCACCATTCAGCATTTTTGTTACGGTACGCATGGCCTGCTCGAATGTACCACCTGCCCAGAATGCCACATCGGTGTCTTCATTGTAGATTCCGCTCACACCGGCATTCACTTTTTCCATTACTCCGTCTACCCACTTACCAAGCTGAATCATGGTAAGCAGAGAAAGCCCGCCGATGGTCTGCGTGCTTCCTTTTATCGCATCCTGAATGTACCAGAACTGCTTGAACCCGTCGGCCACCGGGTCTGTATCATCGCGTGAAGGGCACCAGTCGGTTGCTATCGTACCTCTTTCGAGCTTGATTTCGCAAATCGTAGCAGAAGGGCCGTTTGCTGAGAATAAATTCCCTGAATTATATACTATCTGGTGAGTGTAGCGTGCATATTCCGATGTAAGTTCCTGTGTAATCTCCACATCGCCTACACGGAATGTGACGGATGTTCCTTTGGCCTTGTAGCCGAGCATGTAGGTCTCTCCCTCTATGAGATTTATATTCTGATATATGCTGAACGACGCACACGAAAATCCTGATGCAGAACCCGCGTCTTCACTCACCTGGCCTGTACCTTCCCATTCTTTCAAGCTGGGGCTGTACATCTGCGAGCTGGATTTAAGAGGAGTATCAGAAGAAAGCGAAACCGTCTGATAATCTCCACAGAAAGAAGTGTTACGCAACAGATTCTCTCCACCCACCTTCACTGCGTTTTGTATCTCTTGAGGAAGGTCGTCAAGGTTTGCTGCGCCGGTAGATCCGGCCTGAATTTGCACTTTTCCTGCCACACTTACACCTTCGTCCTCGTCATTTATAAAGTAAGATGTGTTCTGCCGATTACCTGTATAAGTGTCTCCGTAAGTCACCTCCTTGAAGCGCCCTGACACTACATCGAAGTATTCGTCCTTTATCACCTTATCTTCCAGGCTGTAGGAATTGATTCCCTGATACATCTTACGGGATGGAGAATCGGAACCGTAAGCGGAATAAATCTGTGCGTTCTGCCGGGTTACATCCGTGCGGTTCCCGAGTTGAGACACCTGGTCGCCAGCCTGCGGAATATCACTTCCGGTGTCTGCGTCGGTTTTAGAGAATACCACATAATCGTCGCCTGTTTCAATAACGAGTCGCCACCAGTAGCGATTTCCTTTCTGTCCGTTTGGCTGTACCTCCAGGTTAAATGTCTGGCATCGGCCCTGATCATCCGGTTCAAACTCATTATAGACACTCCTTCCTTCACCATCTGTCCGGTTGAAGTAACATTTGTATCCGTCTTCCGTTTCTTCTACACTTGATATAATCATTGCCGCAGGAGAAAGTATCAACGCACCTCCCACGTGCTTCAGTTCCTGGACGGTTATGTCAGTAAACAGGGCTTTCTTGCGTATATTCAGGTAGTCGAACTCTGCATGAGTGTTCCCGTTTGCGTCTACAAGTACGGCTCCGCCGGAACCAAGCACGCCAGTGGTATAGCTACCCATCTTCACTCCCTTCCTGAAAGTCTGTACGAAGTCGGTAGAGTCTTCCTGGTCTTTGTTCAGGAAGAAGCTGCGAAGGTATTTCAAATACTTTCCCGTAAGCAACTTGGTGGTAGGTATCGCTTCGTCATTAGGGGTAAATTCTTCATCATCTCCCTGGCGTGCCACATCCGTAATCTGCTTGTCGTTGATAACCAGCTTGCCGATAATGGAAAGCGTGCCTTGAACTATATAGGAAGTGAAGCGTTTCAGCGGACGGATAAGGTCATCGGCTGTTACTTCAAACAGCTCCTTCCATCCGGCTGTATCCTGCATTTGTCCTTCAGGAGTAGAAAGCTTACCGTAGTCCAGTGTAATTTCACGGTCGAGGGTGGCAGCTTCCAGACTGTCGGTGGCGGTAATGATTCCGATACGTATGTAATAGAAATCTTCGCTGGGATTCTCCCCGCCGATGCTTCCGTCAGTAGCATAGTCGTTCACGGAAAACAGCACCATGGCATCGTCAGAACCACGTTCCAGACGGGCATAGATGTAGTGTGCCTCCGTGCGGTTCAGACGGGTGTTGTATCCCGTCAGCGTCCAGCTTCGGTATTCTCCGTTTGGCAGATAATCTATGCCGTAGCTTTTCTGCGGAGCCACCATGATGGTACAGCCCGGAACCACCCCCACCTGAATCAGGTTGGGGTTTTCCAGTGCATTTTCTATCATGGACACGCCCTGGTAAGAAATTCGGTATGCGTTACTCTGGTAATCGGTTATCATTTCCCTTTTCTGTATTTCTGATTCATTTTCTCAATTTCCTTGGCTTCCTTGGCCATGGCATTCATAATTCCCAGGATTCGGACCGCCTCGCTGTCGTACACTGCGTCGTAGTCACTGAATCCCTGATACTTCATGATGTTGTTAATCATTTCCACCTCTATCTTGATAGGGTTCTGCCGTCCGTTCTTTTTCCCGTTAGGCGTGAACAGCTCCGGATACATGCGTGCGTAGGCTTCCTGCACGCTCTGAAAATACTGCACCATGACGGGGAACATGCGGGCTTCTACCATGCTAAACCAGCGGGCGTTTTTCTGTATCTGCCCGGAGTTGAACGACCACACTCGGCGCTTACACTTGCGCAGGTAGCGCCCTTCGCGTATCTCTCCCGTCTCGCGCACGGATTCGTTGAACAGCGTGGCCAGAAACCGGCATCGTGCATGCTTCATGCGGCGCAACTGCATCCGGATGGCGGCATGGGTCGATTTTCGCCTTACAAGCGTCTGTAGAACCTTCTGTGCGTCCCAGTACATGATAAGCAGATTCTGTGCCGACTGGTACTGCGCAAAGCTGACATCGGACATCACATCTTTCGGCGCTTTCAGACGAAGGGTCCCCATACGAAGGCGGATAATTCCGTAGGGAGTGACGGTGCGTGCAAAAGGATTGTCCAGGAAACCGAGCTTCTGGTCTATCCACTGGTCCACCTGCCATGCCCGCATGGGAATGCGCTCAAACAGGTGGCGAATCCCTTTGCGCCGGAAGAGAAACACCGTTTCACCATTTTCATCGGTCACGGTGCGCCGCACGATTTTCAGTCCGAGAAAAAGCATGAAGCATTTCAGCTTGAAAATACGGTCGGCACGTTCCTCGTCGCCTGCCGCAGCCATAGCCTCCTTACGCTTGTAAAGTCTGTTCACCTTTTCCAGCTCTCCGGTCGACAGCCGGTTCCAGCTGTCGGGAAGTGCCGGAAGATGTATCTGGTAGTTTGTCGTATCCATTTGTCGTTTCTTTTACCCAAAGTTAGGTATATGACAACTGGGAATGAAGGACAAAAAATCAGTGCCGGGTAAAGGCTTGCGGACGCATGACGAAGATGGCGTTGTCCTGGTTGTCGTAATCGAATATGGGCTGCTTGTCCGGTCCGGTTGTTTCAGTGAGCGGCGGCACATACAGCGGAGAATCCTTGATAAACTCTCCGAAAGAATCCTGATGGTTGGAGATAAATTTGCGGGCCTTAGTCATGGAATAAGCTGCCTCGTTTTCGCTGTACTTTCGCTGTTTTTCCGGACGGCGAGACTCGATGTAGAGTGCCAGCGCCATGCGCAGACAGTCCACCGCCTTCTGCCACACCGCATTTATGGCATCCTTGTCTTCGCCCGTGAAAAGGTCGGACTTTAGCGAGCGCGTGCACCATTTCACCAGCGCATCGGTCAGCTCCTCCCCTATCTCCGGCTCTATGTAAGCGCTCTGGCAATAACGGATGTCAGGAAGCATGCCGATGAACTTCTCCCGACTTTCGTTAATATCCAGAAAACGGTTCATCTCGATGGCGGTAGTAAACAGCAAGTCGCCCTGCAGGTAGAAATACCGGCTTTCGCGCCACAAATCGGCAAACACGGGGGTCTGACTGCACGCATCCTCTTCCAGGAATACCAGCAGACGGTCCACTCCGCGACGGCCCTTGAAATACGCATCGCGCTCAAACCGGCTCACGGATTTCTCGTCGGCCTTGTCGTACCCGTCGGTGTACACCTGATTCAGTCCACCTCCGTCGTTCAGACTCACCGTGAGAATGCCGGTGCTGTTGGCCAGCGACAAGTAGACCACCGGAAGCTGACAGGCACGTATCAGACGGATTTCGGGTGTAAGGTTTTCTTTTTCCACGTAGGCCGCCGTCACTCCGCCATTCTCTTCCATGGCCTTATCGTATTCTCCGCATACCTTTTCGTAGAGTTTACGTCCAAGTATCGGCACAAGAATGTTCTCTTCTGTCTCTTCCATGATTGTGAGAAGTGACTGGTCGCCGCTGTACACACTGGTGGGCACGTATGCCCTGATTTCTTCGGTTTTCGTTACTAACATAGTCTTTGTGTTTTTCCTCAAAGTTAGCGGTCTGATTCGGTAGTTTGAAGGACAAAAAAACGAAAATACGGAGGTTTTATGAAATTTAGAAACAATTTTAATACGATTTCGGTTTAATATTGTTATTTTTGCGGTAGGTAAAATGTAATAAAACGATGAACATGAAATCTAAAAAAGTTATGAAAAAGACTTACGTGCTCATGCTTTCGCAATCTTTCCCGACCAAACATTCCCGGTCGGGAAACCCTACCGGATTCCGTGAGAAATTCCTTTCCGGAGAAAAACGACACACCATCCGGTCCAACTTTCCGCTTTGGGCAAAACGCATACACGAGGTGCAGCAAGGTGAATCGGTTATCTCCGTCCGTCAGTGGGAAGGCCGTCCGTATTTCAGCAGGCAAATAACAATAGGCTGTCTGACTGCGGAATCTGGAACAGGTATTCAGAAACTTACCTTCCAGCTGGATCGCGACGGATGTGCCTCTTTCAATTTCTTCGACATCGACGGTAAATATCCGGAACTGAAAGAACTTGCGGCCAACGATGGTATGTCGGTAGACGACTGGAAAGAGTGGTTCCGGGGTTATGATTTCAGCAAGCCAATGGCTGTAATTCAATTCGGTAAATTCAGGTATTGATGATGAAAAAGTATTTTATTGCTACTGCAATTTTTGTAGGTCTTGTGGCTTTCGTTATGGCAATGAGCTATTTCTCCGGTTTGGATTACGACATCCTTTTCATAGAATTTATGCTTACATACCTAGTGATTAATAAATTATCTGAAATACAGAACGATAAAAAAGAAAAATAATATGGCAGCGTATGACGTAAACGGGCGGTGCGAAGACTGCACATTTGCTGACGCATTTGGAAGAAGTTGCCAGCATGGGGTGCTATTCCCTGTCATGGTACTAATTGCGTTTGGAGATGTATATCAGTGTCCGAACTTTCAGAAAAAGAATGCAGAACAGCTTCAGGAACAAATTCGATTAAAGAACAATGAAAATAAATAGAATATGGATTTCAAGAAATTAAAAAGGCTACAAGAACTTGTAGACACCCATGAATGGCAAGAAAATTACGGTCTTATGGTGTGGATAGACTATTCCAATTGCCAGGAGGTTTTCGATGACATATTAAAAGTAGATTTTGAAACTTATGTAGACTGTGTGGCACAAAATACCGGTATTTGCATTTCCCATTTTGAAGATGTGTTAAGCTATTATACCAGTGAGAATATTGAGGACTTATTCCCTAAAGACGAGGATTGAAATATGCCAAAGAAAGAATTTAAAGTCGGAGAAACATTCCAGATTGGATTTATAAGGCTGAAAGCAGAGAAACCACCAAAAGGTGTAATCGAATGCTGCCATTGTTTCATAGGCGGTCTAACAAGTGATTGCCGCGTGTTCAAACAAGTAATTGGTAAATGTTCCGCATTAAAGCGTGAAGATAAAACAGAAGTAATCTTTGTAAAAGTGGAGGAATAAGATATGGACTTCAAATCACAAATAGCAACTACACGCGACCAGTCGGAAATACTTCTTTCGCTGGGGCTGAAACCGGAAACGGCCGACATGGTGTATCACCACACCAACAGCCGGGTAAAATCATTGGAATGGGAACTTCAAACAAAACCTCCCACATTGAGAGGGAAGTATTGGACACCGGAAAGAATAGCAAAACTGGAAAGCCCTTTCCATAAGCACCCGGACGGAACCCTGATGACCGGAGAGGAGATTTTCGACGCTCTCTGGGAAAAGATATTCCTGCGTGGAGTCTAGACAGGCTTCAGGAAATTATGCCGAATTACATAGACAATTATGTGCTAATGTATAATAGAGATTACCACTCACTAACAAGTGACTCTGTATTTATTGCATACGATTCACTTTATATCTCTGGAGAATATATGCACAAAATTGACTCTTGCAATAATTCATACGTAAGTTGCATTGAAATGATTAGATGGCTTATAGCCAACAATCACCTGAACCAGGAATACTTAAAAGATAAACCATGAAAGAAGACGTAGAAACTGCAGCTCGTAACTGCTGTGAAAAAGTTATTGCAGAATCTAAAGATAATTTTAAGAATCGTAATGATATTGTGACTCCCACCATGATTATGATGTATGGGACTCCTTTTTTCAAATACGGAGCTGAATGGCGTATCAATAGTGTGTTTCATGATGCAAACGAAAAGCCTGAATTGGGGCAGATGATCGTTTTATATGATAGAGATGGGAAATACGCGGTATGTACATATATGCTTGGTATGGAAATTAATTCAAAGCTAAGGTGGGCTTACATAAAAGATTTAATACCTAATACGAAAGATTGATTATGGCAAAACAAACAGTACATAGATATTCATTGAAAACACCTTCAGGCGGATGGCTTGGAGAAGTTATTCTAACCGACGACAAAGGATTTTTTGCGCTTACCGACTGGGGAAACTTTAATTTCCGGTGGTCGGCCACATCGACAGAAATCCGTGAGTTTATTTTAGGAATCGAGGAAGGTTACTTCGCACGTAAGATGTTTGAAGGAGTTTCATTTCAGTGTCACACAATGGCAATGGAATCCTGCTGCAAAAAGTTTGCATCCAATATCCTTCCTGCGCTAAAAGATGCTATCAAAGAAGAAATGTCAAATGAAAAATGATGTATGGAACCAATAATAAAATTCAGAGGTCAGGAAATAGACTCAAACAAATGGCTGTATGGCGATTTATTCCAGCGGCTTGGATGCTATCCCGAGATTATATTCCCATACATCGACGAAAACGGGAAAACGCAATATGCTGAAATAGCAGTAAAGGAAAAGACGGTAGGCCAGTTCATCGGGAGAAAAGATAAGAACAAAACGGAAATCTACGACGGAGACATAATAACTGTCAACGGAGACTTTCCAAAATTGGTGAAATTTATCCCAGAGAGAGCATCCTTTTGTATCGCCAATATTTGTGATCTGAATAATCAGAACCAATTGGATATTTGGATGTAACCTCCTATATCATGGTGGTATAAATTGGATATAGATGTAATAGGAAATATTCACGATAACCCCGAACTTCTAAATATAAATTGATTATGAAAGCAATAGAAATATACGAAACAAATGATGGTAGCAGATTCGACAAAAAAGAAGAAGCTATTAAATATGAAGAACTGTGCGATAAATGCAATTCGATAAATCTAAAACTCGGAATATTAGGACGTGACTTAGAATCAAATGAGTATATACAGCATGATCAGGAAGTCATAAAAAACACATTTAGAGAGTTTATGGGTATTGTAGCAGATTCAATACCTGATTATTCCAACATGGCTATTGAATGTGGTAACGGGGAAAGACACATGAGTCATATATGTCGAGTCATCTCTGATTATAACATTAAATGCCTTAGCAATTTAATGTTTAGATTTTACTGTATCGACTTTAAAAATGGAAAAGAGTTTCAGCAACCTTACTTCACTTCACATCAAGAAAAAGTGACAGTCAGAGTGAAATTAAACAACTGCGAAAACCTCTCCCCCACCTGCGCAACATGCAACAGCTATGACGACGGGAAATGTACCAATTTCGGGAAGGAAGTAAAAGCGGAAGATTCCTGCAAATACTATCAGTCGGACGTGATTGAATATACCTGCCAGCAGTGCGGGCGTAAATACGAAATCACTGATTCCGATGCTGGAAATCGTGAGAAATTTTGCTGCAAAGCATGTGAAAACGGATATTAATCAAAACTAAAAAAACATGAGTAAAACCAAATTATATTATCTGTTTTTGGCAGCCATGTATGTGGTGCTGTCGTAACCTTTAACAATATGATTGAAATTATCAAAGAAGGGAAATACGAAAAGAAAATAGCGACCTGCCAGTTCTGCGGGTGTGAGTTTACTTTCGATAAAAGGGACGTGCAATCCAGGAGTGATGGGGAGTTCCCATTTACAAGAATAGAAAAAACATTGCTATATGTTTTGTGCCCCTGCTGTAATGCAGAGATAAGAGAATGGAGTGATTACCAAGAAACCGAAAAACAAAAATAAATCCCCAAAACAACATTGCTATGGAATTTAAACATCAGAAAGACCTCGGTCCTGACGCTATTCAGAAATGGTGTGAGGAACTGGATGGGAAATCAAAGATAGAAATAAATGATACACAAAGGAGACTACTTTCCATTTTCAAAATGAATCATGAGATTGTTGGTAATTTCCTGAATGCACATAAAGAACTGTCTTCGCAGTTTGATTACACTTATTTCATGATAAATCTTGTCGCTGAAAATTTTACTTACAAGATAGATTATCCTTCAGCACTTATAATAAGTACACTTATAGACCGTCCGGCCATCGCCGTAATGTATGCCAATTACCTCCAGTATAAATGTTTCCAGTACGGAGTCAAGGAAATAAACATTGATGCACTGAAAGATATATTACTTTGGGAAGGAGTATTCAGTGAAGAAGTCTTGCATGAAATGTGGGACAAACAGAAATTTATATCCAGCGACAACCGGCTGCTTAACATGCTTGACTATCCTCAGTACAGAGAGTCTATCAGAAATATTAATACAGGCGATTATGACGAAAAAATAAATCAAAAAGGAATTTCCAAAATCTGTCAAAAAGCCTGGTCAAAACTCGTAGCAAAGATTAAAAAACTACTGGAATAACATATTTACCATGACCGCAAACGATTACTCAATAGAAAAATATGTGTCTGAATACCTGAAACCGCTGGAAGAGAAAGGAACCATATACAGAATACGAATTTACCCTAATCTGAATAGGATACGTTTCCAATTGAAGGAGCTGATAAAAGGACTTCCAATAAAAGCAGAAATAAACAAAAAAGACAACTCAAACACAATCAAGTTTACTTTGTTCTTTTCTGCGATTAGTTACCAGGTTTCATACGATGAACTAAAAAATATACTCTATTTCATTACAGATGCTAAAGAACGGTTAGAAGGTGAAATGAAATGGGTGAAACAGTATGATGAAAAGAGCTATCGAGTTGTTCTTGAGGAAGGAAATGAATATATCACCAAATACTTAAAACCGCTAAAAGAAAAAGGTCTTATAAAGGACGTTCATGAAGACTGTGAGAGAGATATTTGGTTTACGCTGGTAGAAAACATAAATGGGAAAGAAATATCCGCGCATTTAAAACCAGGTAAAAATGAAGACTGCGTATTCTTTTATCCCACTACTGGATTTTGCAAATACAGGCCATTGTACAGGGCCGGACTTCTAAACCCGAAGAACGACCCGCATTACACAGAGACAATTGAACAATATATCCTTCAAGGAATAAAGTATATAAAAGAACAATTTATCAAATAGAAATAAGCCTATGACCGCAAACGATTATTCAATAGAAAAATATGTGTCTGAATACCTGAAACCGCTGGAAGAGAAAGGAATTATCACAGACTTGCGGGTTATTCCATGCAGATGCCGCATCATGTTCAGACTGAATGAGCCGTCACGAGAAAACTCAATGAAAGTCATTATCGAAACAGAGACGGATGAAGATCATATCACATTTTTTAAGTCCGATGTGTCAGTAGAGGAAACATTTAGATCACCAGAACGGAGGTTTATTTATCAAAGACTGATGGCTGCAAATAAATCCATTAATGATGAACTAAACAGAAAATCAGTAAACACCGATTTATACATTACGAAATATCTGAAACCACTGGAAGAGAAAGGACTGATAAAGGACCTCGCAACGTGTAAGAATCATAGCGTCTGGTTTACGATGGTGAAAGACATTAAAGGCGTAAGCATTACCGTCAATTTAATCCCGGGAACGACAGTAGATACTGTTGCGTTTTTCCCTCTCCCTCTTGACATAGGTCGTTACGGAGTAGAAATAACATTTATCCCCAATCCGATAAATGATGACCACTACACGGAAAACCTTGAAAAATGTATTCAGGAATCAATGAATAAGCTGAAAGAAATATTTGATAACCCACTACCGGAATAAAAATAAGTAGTATGGACAATAAAGTTAAACCCAGAATAAGTGCAGTTATTACCGACTGCCTGAAGTGTCCGCACTCAAAAAGGTACGACTCTTCTCAAGGCTCAACCGGTTCAGTGCTTGTATGCAAAGAAAAAGAACAAATAATCATTAGTGATGATTATATTTATCACACAGATAAGATAAATATGAGTAACTTTATCCCGGAATGGTGCCCGCTGGATTGCTACACCGGAGAAAATGAAATTTACGGGCTTAAAGAAAAAAACCTACGTGATTCACAATGTGAAGTACCTATGGTGAGATATAATAACTAGAACCTATGGCAGAAAAAAAAGAAAATCAGCACAATTGTTTCGCATTGCGAAGAATGCGTTTTCCACCGGAAATACAACCAGGAAGGCGCTAGTTTTGGATATATCATTCTATGTTCACCCACAAATAGGGTGGTAAAGCGGAATGACGTAAATAAAATTATTGATGCACCAATAGAAATCCCAGACTGGTGTCCGCTAGATGACTATCAGGGGGATAATAAAACCTATGAAATTTTAGATACAGAACAAAACGAACAAACCATGAAAAAAGAATTTACCGAGGACCAGCTTGTATATATACGAGACATTTTCTTTCATGAATGTGACAGATATATTGATTCAGGAGAAAGGGATATGGCGCATGAAGCACTGGATATTGTCAACGTAGTACAGTCAGAATACGACTGTGACGAATACGCCGACCTGGAATCTTTTGTACTGGACGAAAGCGGGACTTATAGCTACATAGAAAAACGTGAATTGGAAGAAAGTGAAGAAGAAGCTGTCAGACTGATGATTCAATTTTCCAAATCTTCGGAACAAAACCCATCTGAGGAACTGAAAGAAGCGGTAAATGAACATTTGGGTTTAATCCATGCAAATCGAGGAAAAACAAAGCTGGATGTAGTAATGAATAGAAAAGCAAAGATAAACAGACTCATTATTCTTTGCATAAATTCATGCGAGGAAAGCGAATTAATAAGACTTGATGGCATAGCAGACTTGCTGGCCGAAAACATTTAAAACGAATAAACCATGGAAGAAAGAAAAATCAACTTTAAAAAGAACGATGATAATACTCCGGTTCTTGATCCGGACGGAATGCTTTACGAAAAGCTGAAAGCAATGCAGAACAAAATGAACGAAAAACTCTCTTTAATAATTTATATGCTAAAAGAAGAGCAACTGAATGAGGGTACAAAAGAAGCTTTGCTTGAATTGTTTCATAAGAATGCAATAGACATCCTGAACGAACTTGGATATGAAGACAGCCTGAATAAAAAGTACAATGAATACATCCAGGAAATACGCTCACTCAACCATGAGAACCGGGAACTAAGAAAACAGCTTGGCATGAAGGTATCGAACGAGGATGCAAGGGAAAGGTTGAAACTTATCACTGAATAATTTGAAGAATGGTGGCACAACGAAGGAACCGGAAATATAGATGAAATTATTTTCGACCGGTACAAAATGACAGCCACATTGAGAGGGAGTATCTTCCCTTCCAGTCGCGAAAGGGAAATAAAAAAGCAGGTAGAAATGTTGAAGCAAAAAGGATTCGATGTATCGTCTGTTACAAACTACGGGCACCACCTTACAGCCTCTGAGAAAAACTTCAATATGCTGAAAGAACTTTTCAAAAGCGCTTTCCCTCATTCGGATATTGACGAAATAAATACAGCCACCTATCTGGGAGGTGAAAGCAGAGAAGAATATGTGTACGTTATTACAAAGATTATCGTTAATTTCAATAACCTTGACGACATTAAAATCACAGAGCCATGACCGAACTGAATACTGAAAACGTAGACCGAATTTTCGCCGACTGCATGTTTTGCAGCCACGAAGAATACGAAGAATGTAAGAAAGAAGGACTTCATTTTTTTGTGCGTTCTATTCAGAATACCAACGTAAATGTAGGATTCCATACGGAACGTATCGAAAAGCACCGGCAGGAAATCAGAGAAATGTTGTTGCAATTACCTGACGGATTCTTTAAAGATAAAGGTGGCGGAGCTTCTTTCCTGCAAGCTGCTTGCGCAAAAGATGGAGAATTATGGACAGGATTCCATACAGAAGTAGAAAAGCTTTGCCTGCTTGGACTCGCTTCAAAACAGATGCGGATGCTTACACCAGACGCGGAGATATGGCCAATGCTACCAGGCGGAATGCCCTATCTGCGTGTGGAAATAGAACAGTAATTTTATACATTCATTTATACATAAAAATACAAACGGATTATGAAAGATAAAATCTTAAAAGCAATCAACTTTATTTTCCCTATTTTCGTATGTGCTCAAATAGCCTTTTCTGTTTTTTCATATTTTAACGGGACTGAAACAAGGGACTTGTTGTACAATTTTTTCATCTCTATTATATTGATGCTTTCTTTCATCATTGCACAGATAGCCAAGACATGCACCCAGTTCCTGATGATAAAGCGGATTGAACACAGATGATTATCAATCTTTTAAACGCCATTCAAGGGAACACAAGCCATGAAAAACAGCCGGAAAATAAAGATTCAAAAAGCAAAGATGAAGAAAAATCGTAGTTACGCGAGTTCAGTGGCGTAGTATCGCCACTAAAAAATCTATTAAGCGCGACTGAAGTGGCGTAGTATCGCCACTGAAAAATCTATTAATAAACACTTGAGCCAAAATCAACAAAAATCCCGACAAATCAGACGTTTTGCCGGGATTTTTCTGTGAATAAAACCAAAAAAAGAAGAAGAAAAATGTATGTTATAGCGTGGATTCTGTCTCTTCTGTGCCGGTTGCGCTACGGTCGAGCGTGGTAAATGTCTGCTGACGGATGACTATTTCTCCGTGCTTGTCCCATTTATTGAATGTATAGATGTTCTTCAGGAACCGCAGATAAATGCGCTGACGGGTAGAAAGCTGGTTTTGCTTGAGCAACTGCAATTCGCGCATGTAAGTACCTCCGGTGCTTCCGCTTTTCCCCGGTGTGCTTCCAATTAAACTAGGATGAACCCCTATGGCAAAGAAGATTATACTGGATATCTCCTCTAATTCATCTTTTAATTCGGCCGCATTTGTCAGCTGTGGCACATCCACAATTTCCACCGCATGCTGCATCGTCTTTCCGTCAGGACCTACAAACGAGTCCAGGCAGATAGTTTTCCCGTTGTTCTCGCGGCGTTGAAGGAACTCATTCACCTTCTTATAGATACTGTCACGTACAGCTTGTTTCGCTTCGGTAGTATCAGCTCCCATTTCATCGAACATCGCACGAAGGTATTCGTTGTTGATGAAAATCATTTTCCCCCACATGGTCGCATTCTGGCGGGCCATAGCCTTGTCAGTAATCAATGTTGTGGCGTAATCGTAGGTCATCGACGGGAAGATACTCCACCAGGCCGGCTGCGGGTAATAGGGTTTCAGCATCGAAGGGTAATAGCTTGGACAGCAGAACCAGGTGGTACGTTTCTTCGGAGGACGGTTCTTACTCTTTTCCACCTGACGGCGAAGCTCTGTAAGCATGTTTTCCGGCATCAGTGTGGGATAGGCCACTACATCCTTTCTTTCCAGCTTTGGCGTGGCATCCTTTCTCCACTTCTCCGCATAATACACGTAGTTGATGCGCATCCGTTCGTCCATTTCCTCCATACGGCAGCACACCGCCGGAATGTTTCCTAACTTGACGATTTTCGGGTCCCACTCTTCGTCCTTCCGTCCGATGCTGAGACCGATAGTCGGGAAATAAATGTCCATGTGCGCGTCGTCTGTCATGCACTTCAGGTAGTGAAGTTCCAGATTGTTATTTTCGCAGAACTTGTCCCATTCCTTGTCGGTCTCTTCCCAGGTGCGATAGTCTTCACGAAGCTGTTTCAGCTCGTATTCCGGTGTTCCAACCTGTGCGGTATCTTTCTGCTCCTCTCCGGAGACGGCCTGCGACCAGGTGATTGTACCTCCCCCACCCTGCTCTTCGCCGATTTCTGCTTTCTGCTGGTCAATCTGTGCCTGAATCTCCATGATGCGGTTACGAATCAGTAGTCCGGCATCCTTGAAGGGAATCAGCTCAGTCTTTACCGTACCGTTTACGTAGCGTGACCATCTGTACATGAGCTGTGGCCCTAACCCTACGGTCAGGTCGATAATATATTTGATGGCGGTCGCGGTGTACGGCAGACTTCCAACCAGCTTGTAGATGGTATTCGGCAGCATGTTGCCAGGTCCCCATGGTATGTAGCCCAGACCTGATGTCCCGGCATTGCTGACCGGCACCGGGTTTGACTGCCGGCTGTCAAAAATATCAAACGTGCCCTGAATGGGCAGCCCGCCGATGGCCCCTCCCCCTTTCATCATTTCCGAGGAAGATACAGACGGGATTTCCGACACGCGGGCCATGCCGATATACTGGTATCCACGGTCTACGAGTGAAGTCACTTTTCCTCTGAACTCCTTTATTCCCGGGTTTGACTTCTTACGGTTTGTATTTTTTGTGTTTGTCGCCATATAACTACTTAACCAATATCTTTGTGTCGTTAATCTGCAGAATAAGTACGTCGTACACGTAACGGAAATCTCCGTTTGGCATTACCAGTTTACGGTATCCCTTTTCTCGGTTGTACGAAACGGCACGCTGCACGTTGTAACATTCGCTTATCGTTCCGTCCTTACACACAAAACGTATGTCGAACGGCTTGTTTTTCCCGTCCGGAGTGCGGGCGTTCATCAGCTTGTACGCCTCCGTCCAGAGCAGACGTTTGGTCGGTTTCTTCATCTTGCGTTTGTTTTGATGCAAAGATATACAAGGTTAATATGGTAATGAAGGACAAAAAAACGCACCTCCCTTCACAGGGAAGTGCGGTAAACATAACACTGATAATGATTGTATCAAACAACATTACTTTTTGCGATTATCCTTCCATCTTCCTTCACAGGAAAATAGGACTTTGTGTAAGTTTAATTTTGTCAAAATAAAGAATAAAGTGCACACCACCGTGTGCAATAACATGGTTACTATTTTTCTCATGATGATGCAAATATATCCTATTTTCTCTGAATATCAAAAAGAAAAAGGATGAAGAACCACTGTTCCCCATCCAGGTGTAATAAAACAAAGAACATTTTCATGCTCAATTCTTTGCAAATATAATGTTTTTACCGCACATAAGCAAACTTTGAAACTAATTGATTATCTGATTTATAATAAATACTTTTATTCAAACATGCTTTTATATAAAAATACTTTTACTCTTTTATTATTTCATGCTTTTATATTTTCATTTATTTGTATTAAAACATTACTATTCTTTTGCATATCTGTATATTTGAATGTAAATACTTTTACTCTTTCATACTTTTATACTTTTATGCTTTTACTCAATTATTCTTTTATACGTTCATACTTCTATGATTTTGTACTAAAATATCTTTCTATCATCTATTTTGTATTTTCACATAAAAATATGTTTATATAAAAATACTTTTATGTTTTTATGTTACTATGCTTTTATTCATTTATACTATTATTATTTTATGTATCCACACAAAAATGATTTTATATTTTTATTCAAAAATACTTTTATGTGTTTGCACATTTGAATATTTACATTTTTGCATAAAAATATTTCTGTATTTATGGCGGTAATGAAAAAAAACGACTATCTTTGCAGTGTAATAAAACAAAAACATTTGATATGGCAATTACAATTTCTTCATTCAACTGTAAGGGTGGAGTAGGGAAGACCACTACCACCGTCAATCTGGCAAAAGCCTTACATTCTCTTGGTAAACGTGTGCTGGTAATAGATGCCGACGCACAGGGTAACGCATCTAAAATGATGGGATTCCGTCTGGCCACGGAAAAGGATGGTAAAACCCTTTACGATGCGATGACAGGAAACGCAGACATCATGGAATGCGTGCTATGCGAAAACGAAAACGAAGAAAGCTTCGACTTCATCCCCTCACGCCCAAACCTTTATAAGTGCGAGCAGGAACTGGTGAGCCGAACAGGACGTGAATTTATTCTTCGCTTGATGCTGGATAAGCTGAAAGACCACTATGATTTTATCCTGATTGACTGTCCACCAAATTTCGGAGTAGTTTCTGTAAATGCGATGGTAGCTTCTGACTACCTGCTGATTCCTATCAACTGCGAAGTATTTGCCCTGGATGGGATGGGCCTGATTACCGCAAAATACGAAGAAATCAAAAATATGGTCAATCCCAAACTTGAAATCCTGGGTTATATCATGTCACGCTACGACAAACGTCTGTCGCTTCACCGTCAGGCATACGAACAGATGAATCAGAATTTCCCTGGGAAGGTGTTCAATACCACCATCCGCACGAACATTCAGCTGGCCGAATCGCCTGCGCAGCGCATGAACGTGTTCGATTTTGCGCCCAACTGCACGGGAGCTGCCGACTACATGGAGCTGGCAAAAGAGATTCTATCACGATTAGATAACCAGTAAAACACACGATTATGGCTAAACAACGATTCAACCTGAATGAAACAATGCTCGATGCAAGGCAGGGCATTGAGGAAGCACGCGCCAACGCAGAAAAGGCAGGGGAGGAGAGTGCTGCGACTCAGGAAAAGGCAGAAGAAAAGACGGAAGAATCTCCTGCTACATTCACTGCTGAAAACTCATGCGTTGAAGCAAATAACCAGGAAGAGGAAAACATCCGTCCGGAACAAGAAGCTGCGCCCGATAAAGAATCCGTGAAAAGCGAATCACCCGCAGTAGAACGGAAAATAAACGGCATACGAAAAAGAATTAGAAAAGATGAAAAAGAGGGACGCATCATGCGGAATGTCTATCTGGACGAAGACATGCTGGAGAAGCTGGAAGACATTAAGAAAAGCATGAACAAAGGCCGTAACAAGGAAAAGAAAGATACCTTGGTGTTTGTCATCGACCTGCTGAATGTAGCCGCGCAGGAGTTCATTGACAAATACTACAAAGACATCGTGGGGAAATAATTCCGCACAATTCATACACCGAAAGGGCAGGGGAGCAAAAGCTTCTCTGCCCTTCGCTTTTTGAATGATGTCACATTTCTATCTCGATGGCCGGATTCCATTCGTCCGGATCAGAAAAAGTGATTCCTGTATTTCCACTGAACAGACGGCAGATGGCGTTTGTGCACCGGTTCCTCAGAAGCGGAACGCCGGAAGCCTGTGCACCATAAAGCATTTTCCCGTCGGCTCCCAAAGCCTCTATTTTCAGCGCCACGTCAAATTCTTCCGACTCTGTAGGAGTGAAGGAAAACACGGAGAAATAAAGCCCGCTACGGCCCGCATACTCGTCGCCTATCTCCCAGGTAATCGTATAGTCGGATGCGGAATCCGCGTCACCGTTACCGGTAGTCACATCCAGCGTGCGAAGATGACCGCCTACCGTCATCCGTACCGATTTCACCGAGGCAGGAAACGCATCTTTCACGGTAATCATGGCACGGCTTACTACGCGCTTCATTTGCAGTTCCTGACTCGAAGCCATATTCTCGTCCACTTGAAGAGAAAAATCCTGCCAGAAAGTCTCAGTTACTTTCTCAGGAGTATATTTCATGCCTTCCATACTTCCTCCGGTACTGCTGTGAGCCAGGAAGTACACATGATGCGCTCCATACTTCATGTTCAGGGTAAGGGGAGAAGGAAGCGAAACGGTGTCCGCCTGCATCTGCTCGCCGTCCATGTAATCCCAATAGGAGAGGGTAGTGGCCAGCTCGGCCAGCGTGCCGGCACGTGAATTATTCCACTGGTTGATGTCTCCATGTCCGATTTCCATAAACACCGGAAGGAAAGACACCCTGCACGTTTTCTCACTCGTCTGCTCCATATCCGCCGGACGGGCGATGTTTTCCTTGCTGCAAGCCGCCATAATCAGGATGGCAGCCATGCAAATGCTTTTTGAAAAATTCATGTTGTTTAGTTTTAAGTTTATACCATAATTAACGCACGTCCGGAGTTTCGTTTCCGGTTTTGATGGATTTTTATTGTAAATTTTATACCTTTGTGTACAGATTCAACAACGCCATTTTTCTTTTCTATTTATTATATAAATACAAAGTTCGGAATTTTCACCCCAAAAGTTCGTAGTTTTCTCCCCAAAAGTTCGGAATGTTCCCACCTAAAGTTCGGATGTTTCACCCATTTTCACATATAAAAAAATGTAAATCAACAAGTTATGTATGTAATATATCTATTATATAATATATATTATAAGATACGATAGTATATTTTATATATATAAATAGAATAATATCGGACTATTAGTGATATAAGATATTATGATATATAGATATACGTTTTATTATATCAATGAATATCAACTAATTAAAAATGTAAAGGTGAAAAACTACCGAACTTTAGGTGGGAACATTCCGAACTTCCGGGGAAGAAGTACCGAACTTGAGGTACTAAAATACCGAACTTAAAGGGGGAAACAACCGAACTTTTTATATATGTGGTGCAAATTTACCGAACTTTATGAATTGAATGAAGTCAGTAATAATTTCCAATTTTGGAAATTTTATTGTTTTATATTTCCGCTTTTGGAAATTATTAGTATATTTGCGTCAAAATATAGAATATATGAGATTATTGATAAATGAACGTATAAAAGAATCTGGAATAACAAAGTATGAACTTGCCGAGAAATTAGGTATGTCGGCTTCGAGTTTGGCGAAACGACTGAACCGTCAGGCAAAGATAGATGTCCAGTTTCTTGAAAGCCTTGCAAAAGCTTTGAACATATCTGTTGTATCTCTTATGGATGATGATGCGTCTGAATGTGTCGCAACCTACAATGCGGACGGATATACATACGAAGTAAGGCGCACGACAAATAAATAATGAAAATTTGCACCTTAAAACTTATGAAACATGGCTAAGAAAGTAAACCCTGAATCGGATAATGCTCTCGTAAAAGAACTCCGTGATGTGGAGTTTATTAAACAACCATATCTATATGCTATGATTGGAGCGGACTTTACTTTGGTTCAGAGAAGTATTATGATTGAAATAATGAACTCTCTTCAAACACGATTCAATGCTTTCCTGAAGCATCAGAAGTGTGCGGATGAAACCGGGCAGCTTTCTCTTTTTACAGAAGAAGAACGGCATAAGGAAATGATGACGTTTAAAATCAGTGCCGCTTCATTAGGTGTAAAACCTAATCAGTACGGAGAATTGCAGGAAGCGTGCGATAATCTGTATAAAATTCATTTTTCATATCTGGAATATGATAAAAGTACCGGTACGTTTATGAGGACATATGCCAATCTGTTTTCAACAATTTCTATGCCTGTTATGCTTAATTCGGAATACAAATACAAGTATGAGCACAAGGATGAAAACGATCCGGATAAAGGGAAAAGACGACGCTCAAACTATATTGTAGCCCGTATGGATATTAAGGTGTTGGAGTATTTGTGTAATCTTAATAACGGACAGGGGTATATAGACCATATATATCGCATAGCACGTATAAGCAAATGCAAGCGTACTCCCGGTATTTATATCTATCTGGCAAGGTGGGCAAAAGACTTCAGTAAAAAAGCTGTTGACTATGTGGAACTTAAAAAGTTTCTCGGAATAATTACTCAGATCGTTGAAAAGTCAGAGGGAGGGAAAGCTGAAAAGAAAGAGGTTGACAAGTATCCTAAGTTCAGTAAATTCTGTAAAGAAGTAATGGACCCGATAAAGAAAGACCTAGACCGCCTTGCAAACGACAATCAGGTAGAGTTCTCGTTTGAGTACGAGCCTGTATATAAAACTGCTGTAAAACGTGGAGATCCGAAAGAAATTCTGTTTAAAATAAAGCTTAGCGGACTGGGAGAGGAACTGCGCAAACAACGCAAGTTGTTGCAGGCTCCTGCGGACATCTGGAATCTGCTACGTGGAGAGTTTAAGTTTACTGACTCGGATATAAAGGCTTTGTCTGATATGCTTCCATCCGATATGACAGATGCCTTTCGTCTTGAAATTATGACCTTAATTGAGAGGATGAAGAAATTGAAGGTAAACAATAAGAAAGCATACGCAATAACATCTTTGCGTAACTATATAATGCAGAACAAGCCTGAAAATACTGTTGCTGAATCTGCTGATCCATTGTCGGAAGGCTCGACTGAAAATACGCAGTATATAATTAAGGTTCCTGACCCTAGTAATGAAGACATGGATAAATGGGAGAGCTTCATGGCCGGGATAAAAGATAGGGTAGGGAATATCGCTTTCCACACATGGTTTTCCTGCATGAAGCTGTATTTTATATCAGAAAAAAATCTTACTGTATTAGTTCCGACTCACTATGTATATGAGTATCTTGAAGCTAATTATATAGATGCTATCAGGGCTTGCGTAAAAGAAGTTTTTGGAGAGCATACTGAATTAAGTTACAAAATAGGATAAACTTTAAAACATCTGATTATGAAATTCAGATTATTGTTTTGGTAAAGGCGCAAAACTGCTTTATGAAGTCAGGAAATAAAAAAAAGAACACATGAAATGTAAGGAACACAATACAATTAGAGCTTGTGATTTTATTCTGAAGTTGAAGAAGATAATAGCTTCTTATGAATTAAAAACTTATTATTTTGGATGGGATAACTACTACCATATCACTTTGATGGAGGATGGAATACGACTGGTTGTAGCTTCTAGTTGGTATGATCCGGATGATGACGTAGATTTACCAGATTTAAATGCTAATGTATATTTTTATAAAATAAAAGATAAAGACATTGTTTTGTGTGACGGAGATGAAGATGATGACGGATCAGATATTCTTTATCCTATGGAAAATGCCGATAGATTCTTGAGAGAATTTGAAAGGGTTCTCAAAGAATTTAGTGAATATAAAAGTAGTCCTACTGTTTCTCTTGACGAAGTTTATACTTCAATCACTTTAAAGCCGAATGGATTTGTTTTATCTATTGACGTAGAGGAATTTAGAGTATGGGATGAAAAACAAAGATTTAAACGTAGTAAGGAATATACTTGGGATGAGTCTAAATGTAAGTTTGGTGAAATATCACGAGAATGAATAACAAAATAAAAATCCCGGAACGGAAAGCACCGTCCCGGGATTTTATTTTCACTCCACATAGTCCTTCGTGTCGACGCAAAGCTCTACTTTTTGTACATCGGTCAGTTCGACGAAGACCGCATACCAGTTGTTCAGGAATGGGCCGTAGGTAGAATAGTGAAGCTCCTCCGTTTCAAGATTTATGTTCCGGAAAATATTTCGTTTTTCCTGCTGCTCACGGAGCCAAGCCAGAAACTTCTGCATGTGCATCTTCGCTTCCTGAATGGCTTCGTATGACTGCTGCTTGTCGGTAGGATTCATATTTCCCGTTTTAACGAGAAAATAAACCACGTGCACAGGTTTGTCCAACCCTCCTTTGATTGTTCCGTCCTGGGCAAATTCGTAGCCCACACAAGGCGATTTCAAGTCGGGCAGCTTGCTCATGAACGAAGGAATAGCTACAATGTTGTCGAAAAGGAAAAACCGTTTGTTCTTTCCGGTTTCTCCGGGCGTATGAAGCATGGGCTTGTACTTCGTGGCCCATTCTTCAATGATTTCTTTTAATTCTGTCATAATTAAAATTTTGTGGGTTTTCTTATTTCTTTATCCAGTAACATTATAAATCCGATAAAAGCAAAAGCCAGTAACGAAAGCCATATTCCCAATTTCCCTAATTCAGCATAAAGTAGCATGACTATCATAGCTGCTGTGATAATTCCTCCCAGAAGATTAGTCAGCTCCGATTCTTTTTGGAACATGAGGAAGACACCCAGAAGAAGGATAGCCAGTTCTATTCTTATCTGCTGGAGAAAATACATCCCTACCAGCAAGAACGTGTTCGACAATATTCTAATTATCGTTTTCATTTCATCCGGAATTTATAATCACTTCGTTTAAACTCGTCCTGGAAAGAAACCAGTACGCCGTTTTCGATGAAGTCCTGATAATAGGAAGACACGAGCACTTCCAGTCGCCGGAGCTGGTGACGCACCTCCATGGCGATGATAGGTCGTGACTGGCGGTCGCCTTCTTCTTTCCATATCTGATAAAGCTGGTTGAAACGGGCATCCTTGCTGCGTTCCACATCTTCGATGGGCTGTCCCGCACCGACACCCATATCCACGAAATACAGGTAATAGTTGAAGAAGAAGGAAATCTTCTTTGTGTCACCTCCGGCTCCGTTGAACACCTTGGCATACATTCGACGGTAAGCCTGCCCGGTGCTACGCTTAGCGGCCGGCGTATTGCGGTATCCGATGTACGGACCGGGGAACCCCCCCGGCCATACATGCTGTGTCTCGAAGTTGGTCTGAAGCTGCCGGATCATGTTGTTGGCCCAGCGCGTCAGATCCAGAAACTCCTCTTTGACCGCCTGACTGATGGCTTTCTGCTCTGACATGGCTTATTCTATGATATGAGGGATAAACTCGCTCATGTTGTCTGTTACTTTTGACGGCGTTTCGCGGACACCTATACCGGCAGAAAGCCCTCCTATCACCCAGGAACCGATAACCGGATACTTACCGTCGAAAGAAGGGATTTCCGCCAGTTCCTGATATACATAGCCCTCTTCGCCGTAGTCACCACCAGTCTGTTCGATAACCTGTCCGTCTTTTACCAACGTGACATTTGCGCCTTCACGACTGAACACCGGCTTTTTGCAATAGTTTTTCATGCCTGGTGTCAAGTGGTCTGTGCATTTCAGTATGTAGGGAGAATCCGGATAAAGCTCACCCAGGATAGGGAGCATAGCCTTGTTTGACATCAGTGATTTCCACATAGGCTCCAGCCAGAGAATGTCGGCCGTACATCCTTCCTGACTCTCGTTCATCATCCACTCCCAGGGGTAAAGCTTGAAACAGCATCTTATTCTTTCTCTGGATGGGTCGTAAAACGCACCTTCGTCCAGGTTGAGCTGTTCCATTTCGATTTCTGCCGTGTTCAGTCCGGCTTCCATGGCTGCTGCCACCAGGTATTGAAGGGTTTCTTCGTCTTCCACATTCTCACGGCAGCACACAAAATGGTAACGCTCCATTCTGTACCGGTCCTGAATATCCTTGAAACTTTGCACCAGGCTTTCGTGGATAGCATTGAACTGGTCGGAGTCTTTGAACACATCTTCCTTCCACTGCCATTGTACGACGGATGCTTCGAGCAGTGAGGTAGGGGTGTCTGCATTAAACTCCAGCAGCTTGGGCACTCCGTCAATAATTGCGAAATCAAAGCGTCCGTAAAGAGAAAGGTCGTCTCTTTCCCATGACTGGCGTATGGCGTGCTCCATTCCGGCAGGAATGCAAAGCTTGTGGAATAGGTTGTAGTCTATTACGTGTTGCACTGCGTCTACATACATGGCATAACACATGTTTGTAGCTTTTTCAATTTCTTCGATTTCCTTCATGGTGAAGGAATAGTAGGCATTTTCTTTCCAGTAGTCCGTGTGGAAATTAAAGCCCATGTTCTCTATCTTCTTTTGGTAGTTATCTCTCGGTTTGATTGCTATTCTTTTCATTGTTAATATGTATTACATAGTTGATAAGTAAAGTAGACAGGATTCCGAACATCCCGATGCCTCCCAGACTGACAAACACCGTAAAGATCCTTCCTCCAGTTGTAACCGGATAAAGGTCGCCGTATCCGATGGTAGTTACCGTGCAGTAGGTCCACCAAAGCGCATTCTCGGCCGTGTTGATGGAACCGGAGTCATGTTCAAAGAAAAGGATAAGCACCGGACCCGTCATCATGAGCAGCGTAAAGAGGATGAAGAATGCGAACCTTGCTGTCTGTATGGAATTATGGCGGCAGTAGGTGGCAAACCGGTTTACGCTTCCTGCAATTCTTATGACCTGAACCAGACGCATCAGTCGTAATGCTTTCAGTCCCGGAAGCCAGCCGAAAGGAATGCTTGCTATCAGGTCGATGAAATTGCGAAGAGCAAAGCGTCGTTTCTTTTCTGCATGGACAAAGCGGTATATCCATTCCGAAAGGAATACCACGCAGCATACGTTGTCCATCCAGGACAGCAGTCTGCCCATTTCCGGATTTATGATGATTGACTCCTGAAGAATGAGTGAGAACACCACAAATACGGTCATGGACAGAACTACCATTTCAACCGGTGACAAGTTGATGTCTTCGTCCATCAGGCAGAGATTGAATGTCCTCGTCCGGTACTTCCAAACACAGCTCCCTTACTGGTGCTTTTACTCCCGGAAGTGGAGCTGCTGTAAGAGGAGCGGGAAGGAGTGATTCCGGAGCTTACGCTGGCCGGCGGAGTGACCTGCACACCGGAAGAGTTGGTGTAGTAACCCTGCGACGGATAGTAATAGTAGGTATTTCCTCCCGGACTGGACATCATCCATCGCATCAGCATGGCATTATAAATCCAGCTGTTTCCGTTGCTGTCGCGATACGTCTGGTTGTTTGTCGGATTTTCAGGAAGCATGCTTCTGTCTCTGTTTGTGGAGCAACTGCAGCTCGAAAAAAATGCAAGTGTAAGAATTGCAATAGCGCTTGAGTATTTCATTTTTCTGATGGGTTCTTTAAGCCGCCCAAGGCTGGTTATACGTAGTCTAATGTTTTTATACTTTTATGTTTTTATGTAAAAGTAGTTTTTCTAAATTACTTTGTTTTCTTTTAGCCTTTTGTTCACTTCCTCATACACGGAATAGAGCATATACTTTTCCCCTCCGCAGCGTGTCATTCTTCTAAGAGACATGTGTAACGCAGACAATCCAATCCCGTTTTTCCTCGCACATTCAGCTACTGAATAATAAACTTCTCCTGTTGACAAAGCGATTACTTTTTTACTCATGCCAGGAGGTGATTTCCGGTTAGGTCCAAAATTGCTGTTGGAGTCATTAATCAGTCTTTTACTGAGTTCTCTTGAAATCTTACGTCGCTTTTCCTGTAGTTCCTTTGGCCAGTTTTGGAATGACTTGATTAATTTATGACCTTTACAGAAGTGACCAGAGTCTTTTTCACGGTGCTGATTGAGACTAAATTTCAAATCATCCATACGTTGCTCTTCATATATTTTTCTGAAGTCCTTCTCGTAATACCATTGAAGCCCTTTGCATATAGATTTTTTCCGGCAACTATTACTGATTGCATGTCTACTTCTACCGGATTTTTCTGTTGCCTCTTTAATAGATTCAAAATACCCGACCACAGTCCCGTCAGGATTTACCGCGACTACTGGATGTTTACTACCTCTTGTGTATTGACTGTTCGATGGCATATTTTTGTCAAATTAAACATAATTAGGTTTATGTCAAACTCTTTTTTATCTGATTTCTTTTTCATACTTTCATGATTTTATTCTTTCAGGCAACTTTGGAATGTTTCCCAGATATTCTTCTGCACAAAGCTTCACAAAGGACGCGAGCCATATTTACCTCTACGGCATTTCCGATAAACTTCTTCTGGTCAGCTTGTGTACCGACAAGAATATAGTTTTCAGGGAACCCCATAATCTTTTTCAGCTCGTCTATGCGAAGCATACGCATCTTTATGTCTGCCAATCCATACACAAGCATAAATTGCTTGATTTTTACAGTCATCGGGCTGTCTCCATTTTCTATGCAGATACCTATGCCATCTTTTGTGTTGACAAGGTAAGGAGGCATTTTATCCATTCTTGCTATAAGCGTGAAACACGGATTATCTACCGAACCGCCTGCACTTGCAAATTGCGGATTCATCAGGAAGCTTTTTCTTTTGCATGTAACTAAGCTGTATTTTGGATTTGTTGTGATAGCTCCTAAAGGCTTTTCTATAGATGCTGCGCTTGAAGCTCCAAACTGCTGGTCGATGAATACAGGTGTCAACAATGCAAGCCTGTCTTTTGTGGTCACAGTCGGAGCAGGACTCTCTACCGAATGGTTGTTCCCGTTACCGTAGTATGCTGTGACAAAAGCATGATGATCCTTGCAGGTAATTGTTCCGGCAGGTTCTTCAACAGAAATATTCTTGCTCTCAGGATGCCCGCTATATTGCTTTGACAGGAAAGAAACCTGCACTTTTGCAAATCTGTTTGCGGTAGTAACCATTCCTACTGGTTCTTCGATGGATGTACAAGTGTCTTGTGGTCTTACTGTATTGTAACGGGAGATAAAAGCGTCTTTACCTCCGGCCACAAATTTAATCAGACCGGCATAAATACGTTCAAGTGTCTTCTCCGCCAATGGTTTCTTTCTGGGAAATATGCTTTTACCTTCGTCCGTGAAGTCCAGAACATCCTTTACCGGATTCCACTTTTCAAGTCTTCCCATCATATCCGTTTTACCATCCTTACAGTGTGTAGCATCCGGAAATACTATAGGAAGACCACGCTTAGCAAAAATGCCGAAAAATCTCTTACGGGTAGTATATGCTCCATAATTAGCCGCATTCAATATCTTCCAATCGAAGTCATATCCGTATTTCTTTACGTTTCGTTTCCACTTCTCATAACAACGTCCTTTATCTTTGCTTACCGGATGGCCTTTTTCGTCCATGTCTCCCCAGCTCATAAACTCTTCCACGTTTTCGATTTGAATATAGTCAGGGTTTATGGCTTCAATGTAGCGGAAAAGATGTTCGGCCAGTGTCCGGCTGTCTGCATCGCGAGGTTGTCCGCCTTTTGCCTTGCTGAAATTGGTACATTCCAGCGAAGCCCATAGAACTACATACGCATCCGGATATTGCATTTTCATCTTCTCTACATGCGCGACCAGTCCTGAAAGCTCCAGCGTTCGGATGTCCTCTGTGAAATGAAGCGCGTCCGGATGATTTGCCGCATGGCTGGCGATGGCATTAGCATCGTGATTTACGCAGGCTATTACTTTTGCGCATTGTGATTCGTTAATGCGCGCATTTTCTACGCCGGTAGAAGTTCCTCCGGCTCCACAAAAAAGGTCGATGTATAATAAATTAATCATTTTATCTGTAAAATTTGAAATGTGAGTGTGTACCCTTCGGACGCACATTCCGGTTAAACTTTGTATGGTACTTCTTACCGTTCTTCCGGGGTACGTGACGGTTCTGACCGACAATACTGAAATAAAACGGCACATGGAGTGAGGTATGGCGGTTGCGATTGGCTATCTCATACTGGCTCTCAAATATTTCTTGTCTGCGATAGTATCCTCTAATAACATGGCTTTGTTCGTCTACAATCTGTTGTCTGAAAAATTCAAAACCTGTAGTTCCACTGTACACCAAACCACAAAAAGAATCATACATATCTGTATAACTTTCATCAAAGGTTTTTCCAGAACCTAAATCTGTTCCTATAGATTTATAGTCCTTTTCTTTAGGAATACTATCGGCATACTTTTGAAGTGATTCTGCGGCTAAAGCAGTTGCATCACTAAATTTACTTACCGCTTGAGCCACACTATTTACGGATTCCATAAATAGAATTTGCTGTTCATTGATAAGTTTTATAACAGCCTCTTTTATCCTATTCTCAGGAAGTTTACTTGCAACGGAAATAACATGTATGGCCTCCAGAACTTTTTCTTCGTTCAGTTCCGGATATTCTTCTTCATCAGGGAACATACTTTCCTGATATTTGAATCCAAGCTGCGCACGCAACCAGTCCCTGTATTTTTTATTTCTGTTCCACATAAATCATCCACCTATTTCACCTTTCAAACGCTTGATGGTAAGGTTTCTCACCTTGATGGTTCCTTCCTGCTCGCGGACTTTTGTTTGGAGCGATGAAACCCGGCATTGCAATTTCTCCACCGTGGGCGTGTTGTTCCGCTCATAGTTCAACTCTGCCTGAAGCTTTTCCACCTTCTTCTCCAGCTCCGCCGTGCGTGCCTGTTCGCGCCGGTAGTCCCGGCAGAGGTACTTGAAAAGTATCTCTACCGGAATGTCCAGTGCCTTATTCCACTTTTCCATCGTCTTCCTTCTGTTTGATGTACCAGTCGAACTCTTCCAGCGGCTTCTCTACCACAGAAATGTAGTCTCCATCACGTTTCAGCACGCCTTTGTTGATAAGCTGCTGAATGAGTTTCAGACCGCTTCCGTAACCGTAATGAATATTCAGCACGTTTATCGGGTCAGTATTGATACATTTCTTTCCGCCCTTTTCTGTGATTCCTAAGTTGTGGCATACACGAGCGGCCGCAGACAATTTCTCATAGTCGTATTCCTCGAACTCGGGCTGTACTTCAGATTCGGCCTGATACGGATATACGTCCATGATGGCGGTTTCGGCTACGGAAGCTATCACGTAATCGGCCATAGTACCTTTCATGCCTTCGTCCAGTTTCTTCACCGCATCGCGAAGGTCGGCAGCCTGTACCAGGATGTTGGTGGCTGTCTTCTTCTCCGCACCGCTTTTCTCGTCAATAGTAATAAAGTACAGTTTGCATTTGTACCAGATGCCGGCTCCTTCCTCGTCGGTCGGGAATATCTCGCTATAGTTGGCCCGTTTGATGTCGGTCACTGTGAACTCTCCTGTAATAAACGGCGTGACTTCTTCAATGAGACGTGCTTCGGCTTCGGTAAAGCTGAGTGCATCTACCAGATAGGGCTCTGTCACTTTCTTGTTCATTCCGTTTTCCGCTACCTTTTCGTAGCGGATTTTTCCTTCAAACCATGTGTGCATCATAATTTGTCCTCCATTATTTTTTCGCGTTGGGCAATCATGGCATCGGCAAAATCATAGGCCATCTTAGCCAACCATTCCTCGTCGTATGCTATCACTGATTTATATTCCAAACCAAATAATTTTTTAATCTTATTTTTAAAAGTCATGTATTCTGATACATTTTTCTGCATCAATACCTTCATCGCTTCCATAGCGATGTGGTCTCTGCTGATATTACTTCCTGCCATAGTTATTTTATAGAATTAGATAATAATTGTCATTATTGCGTAAGTAGCTAAATCGAGAAAAGCATTTTCCACTTTTTCTGATTGTGATTCTGCTTCTTCTTTATCCAGCAAAAAATAGATTTCTTTAATCTTTGATTTCAGAATTATTCCAGCTATCGGTGTACCTCGTAGAGCAATCATACGATAAAACTGGACATTAGCTTGATATATTTCTCTTTTAAATCTTTCTTCTATTTCTTTTTCTACAATCATCTTTTCATGATGATATTTTTTGTAAAAAAACAGCAGGAAGAATATGGAGTGATTGTAAATTTTAATCATAGAGGAAACGATATCACCATCTTCCTCAAAAGAATTACATTCTTCATAAAGAAACTTCAGGAAGTTTGGCATACCAGGGTGAACTACTTCCTTCGGAAATCTTATTTCATCGGATTCCATCTTTTCTTTAAAAGATATTTCCCATGAATTATCGGAACATTCCCATACTCCACAAAAAGGATTCTGGTAACTTGTATGACCTTGATAAATAAAACCTTTTCCCATATTTTACTTTTGTTTCCTGATCCAAAGAATTGTCATCACGCAGTAGTTGGCCAGGTCGAGATAAGTATCTTCCAGCTTTTCGTCCTTCACCTGCCCTTCACCATTATTTTTAATCAGGGAATTTATTCTCCGAATTTTGTCACCGATGCGGATTTTAGCCACCAGAAGTCCGTCTTTGTCCATTGACTTTTCAAAGGCGTTTCCATAGTCGGCATTCTTTTTGCGGTAAGTGTAAAGCTGTTCTTGACTGATTTCGGGCATAGAAAGCGTAACTTGCGCATAGTGTTGATATGCAGCACGGGCGATGCTTGTAATATGAAGCAAGCCTTCTATCCGGTCTAAATAGGTAATATCATCCTTAAAACATGCCTTGAACAAATTTCCTATTCTGATATGATAAAGATTAGGATCTCCACCTGCCATTTTATCGTAAGATACCAGCTCGTGCAGCACCTCTTCAAACTTCTCAACCATTTCATCCATAGTTTCTTCTACAGGATTCTCTGGTTGTTTCTCTCCTTCTTCGTTATCATCAGGTATATTTACCGGTTCAGGCAGTTCTTCCAGAAAATCTTCCGGAACGTCGACTATGTTCCGCCCCCACTGTCCTACCTCATACCAGAACACTGGCTTCCCGTCCTTGTGGAGCTGACGGGTATTATGCACTTTGTATATTGCAACCTGAGCGTCTGAAATACGTTCCAAATCATATTCTTCCAGATGATAAATGAGGGAATCATTCACCAATTTAAGCGCGTCGTAGTCTTTCAGCTTTACTATCTGCCCGACACTGAATTTTGATACGTTAATTTTACCTTCCATATATGTTGCTATTTTAGTTCCTGATGGTTGTTTATTGCCTATTATTTTTCTGAAATCAAGCTGTGGAACTTCGGTTATATCTCGGATGTTTAACATATCCTGTTCTTTTTTCTCAATTAATGGCCAGAAACCTCCGAATAGTTCCATCATATTTCCAGCGTCTGATTTCATATCAAGGAAACCATTGAGTATTCTTTTATTTATTTCAGGAGGATTTACTCGTTTGTTATTCCTTTTTTTCTTCTTTCCCATCTTCTTCTGATTTATCGTTTTTGTCGTTATATACTTTCTCCATCTCCCGGAAAAGACGTTTGTAAACCTCCGGGAGTGTGCCTTTCTCTTTTGTCTCACGTAAGGAAGCAAACAGCACGTAACGGGGGTCTGCACCCAGCATATTACCCACGTCCATTACCAGCGGACCGACGGCTTTCTCTGCATTGGGATAGCGTGCAATGTCGCCCATTGCCTCCAGTTCCAGCAGCCGGTCTGTTCCTACACCTGCCATGGAAGCAAACTTTTCGCGGGTATATCCGCGCATTTCATACAGCGTTCTCACGCCTGCCCCGAGGTTGAGTTCGTATCGGCATCCGTCTTTTAGCGCGAGCTGACTCACTTTGACCGTTTTCAGCATGCGGAGTGTATGCGCCATTACGTCGGCATCCGCACGCGCTATGTATTCTGCCATAGCCTTCTTTGTGCCAAACACGTTGTACAGATAGCGTAGGGTAAGCATACTCAGTGTGCCGTGATTGCGGTAGACTTCCTGACGAAGCTTTCTGAGAGTAATGGATTCGTTTGTTTCAGGTACTGTGCGGATATGGTCTTCCAGACAGAGGTGACGAAACTTGTCAATCACGCTTTCGCCTTCTGCCTTTGCATCGGGCAGCATTTCCATGACATCGTACACCTCATAGTCTTCCGATTCAGGAAGAGGGAGCGAAGCGATTTCATTCAGCAGCATACGCACGTTGTTCTTAGTGCTCATGCGTGCCATCAGTGTGCGGTAGTCTTGAAAGCAGAGCCCTTCTCCGGCCATCTTCATGCGCAGACTGGCGATGACGTATTCTATAAACTCTACCTGTAGCGAAACGATTCCGCTCTCCACCAGTTTCAGCAGGTCGTCTTTCACCAGCTCCATCTGGAACTGTGCGGTCAAGGTGCGCACATCCGTTCCCTCCTTATCGGGTATTTCAATGTTTCCCACCATCTCACGCAGCATATCTTTCACCGCAGCCATCATCTTTTCGTTGTGCTGGCTTTTCTGCCGGTTCACCTTCCCTACTCCGTTGAGCAGACCGTCCACCTTCCGGCACATGCAGTCGTAGAACTCGATTCCGGTGGTACACATCATGGCCACCATCTCCATGTTCGATACAAGGTCGCTCTGGCGCACGTTGCACTTGTCGAGTGCATTTTTGGTAGCAAAATAAATGAGGTTGATTTTTTCTCCGTAGGTCTTCCAGAATATGTTCTGAAGCTTCTGTGTCAGTGTGCCGCCCCCCCTAATAAAACTTCCTGAAAGCCCGGGGTGGATGGTTTCTGTAAAGGTACGCACCTGCATGGCATCGTGCGCATTGCATCGCTTCATAAGGTCACTAGACAGATTTACCAGTTCGTTGGCCCTGCGCTTCATGTTGTGACGCATCAGTCCGCGTTCCTTCAGGCAGGAAACCACTTCGTAGATGTATTTCTGAGTGATATTGGTCATCATGATTTCCACCATGAGCAGGTGGGCGTTCAGAATGTCTGCACTGGCCATGCGCTGCTGTGCAGTGTAGCGGTCAAACCGGTTTCGTTTGACGGGAATCATGGATTTCGGACGGCTTATAGAAGCCGTAAGCCCTATTTCAGAGCTTTTCCCCTTCATGGGTGAAATGGTGGAGGGAGCCTGCAAGAAAGGATTGTTTCCCAGATTCCCTGCCGGGTTTGTAAATTCGTTCATATCGCTAAATGATTAATCTGTTCGTATTAGAAAGGAAGATCATCCTTTTCGTCAGTCATGTTAAGCGTTCCCTGCGTAGGCTGCTGTGGGGCCGCTTGTGCCGGCTGAGATGGTGCAGGAGCAGAATCCGGTGCTGACTGACTCCCGAAATCGTCGGGCGAAGTAGGAAGCGGAGCAGACGATGATTCTGCCTTCCGCCCTAGCAGACGGAAGTCGCGTGCCCATATTTCGGACACATAGCGTTTTTCTCCGGTTCCTTCTGCCTCGTAGCTTCGTGTGCGGAACTCTCCTTCCACATACACCTGCGAACCTTTGCGGGCCAGCTGGCTGATTATTTCGGCCAGATTGTCCCAGGCCACAATGGGAATCCATTCCGTATATTCCTTTGTCTCTCCATTTTCCTTGTTTTTCACTTTCCGGCTGCAGGCGATGGAGAAACTTGCTACCTTGTGTCCGCTTTCCAGCACTTTATAATCGGGGTCTTTCCCCAGATTACCGATGAATGTACATTTGTTAATCATATCGTTTCTTTTAATCTTTAAACTCTAATTTCTGTTGCATCACTTCGTCTGCATAAAATTCTTTGAAAGACTTCTTGCTTATCCACCATTTCAGGGCCATATCAGGATCTTGCAAAAGCGGTTTGTCCTTCCATTTGTTTTCGATCAACCATTCAATTGTTTTCCTCCAGTTTTTACCTACGTGCGGGAAATCTTTCATTTCTCGCACATTCTGTTTGTGGTTCGACATGGGACACATGATACATCCTATCCGTTTATACCCTTTGTCATACAACTCGCAATAGGGAATGTGCATTCGTTTCAAGTAGTCCCATACATCCTTTTCAGTCCAGTAAAGGATAGGAGAAACCAGAATTTTGTCTTTTCCTCCGACGCATGTCACCATCTTTTCCTGATGCTCGCTCCACTGGTCAAATGTTCCGGAGAATTTACGGTCTCCCGTTTCAATTTCATTTCTTTTCTTCCGGTTCGTGCTCTCCGATTTTCGTATTCCAATCAGAGTGACTTTCCCAGCACCGGACATTTCCTTAAACTCTTCGCAGCACCATCTCACAAGCCGGGTCGGAAGACATCCTTTCTTCTTTGCCATTTCGTAGATGCTCATACGTGGTTTTATCAGTCCCACATCGGGATAGTTCTTTTTTACGAAACGTATAACTTCAGGTGGGTCCACGCTTGTAAGGTTCATGTGAGCCTTGAATTTCACCCCCCCCCCTGTACGGCAAGGTGATAGAGGGCCTGGGAGTCTTTCCCACCAGAAAACGCCAGATAAAATCCGTTTTCTGGGTCCATTCTCAATGCCATCTCTTCACTTTTGCGAAGAAGGTTAATGGAGTATTCTATTTTTTCATCTAGTGTCATTTCTTTTAAGATTTAGTCCCGCGCGGGGGAGTCGAACCCCTGAAATGTGAATTTGTCAAAACTTTTAAACTAAACATTATGGAAAACGTGCGCCGACGCACTTCACGCGGGAGCCATTTTATTCAACTTGGCTATTTAGATAGTTATTTCGTGAGTTTAAGAAATTCAGGAACAACACCGTATAATGGTGTCTTACCGTCCCATTTTTCAATAAACTGCTTTTGAAGAATTTCTTTAGTTAAACCACGGCTTTGAATCAAAAGCTGTTCTGTACGAAGTTGTTCCAGTTCGTTACGCTTTTTTTGTTCTTCAATTTGCTGGTCAAGAACGGAAATATTGGTATTTACTTCGTTACGACTGTCTATCTTTTCTCTTACTTTATTTGAAAATTCAAGCTGAGCAGAGAAGCTTCTCAATTCAAGACCTCTATCATTAAATTCTTTCCTTACTATTTGTTCCAGATTTTTTTCAAAAGCAAGAGAACCTCCGTCTGCCATCAGACTGTCTGTCTTATATTTTCTGCTTTCTTCTTTTATCAGGTCATACATACGTGGCTCAAGTATATTATCTTCAAGTGAAGTCATAAAATCGTTTCCTCCACCGATATGCTTGTTGTCGAATACTACATCTACCGCACGACTCTTAACAACCTTATATGAATATACCGGACATGCTGTAAACTCTGTGTTGTCCGCAGCTTTTAAAATAACCGGCTCTTGGAAACCTCCACGTTGGTCGAACAGCGGAACTTGAAAAAGTTCTGTACCAGGCTCCCATACAGATACTTTACCCGATACAATCTTGAAGTCTTCTTTCCCATTTTTACCGTAGTTTTCCATTAATACACCTGCATAGTTAGGTGCTACACGAGAACATGCGGAGAATAATACTATTCCTATTACCGCAATAATTAAATTAATCGTTTTTTTCATAAGTTTTTTTGATGTGTTTATAGATTAAATAAATAGATGCTAGCAGAGTCACGCATATAACTGCAATGCCAAGCCAAGCTGATACATGATTGAAAATCCGGTTCCCGATAAACAGGCCGGAAGCTATGCAAATTGCTTTTATAATTGCTTTCTGCTTACTTGTAAGTTTGATTTTTGTTTTTCCCATTTTATTTGCATTTCATTACATCACAAAAATTTTCGCTGTACAAATTGTCTTCCCCAGGATTTCCCTGAAACCATATCTGAATACCCAGGAATTTCGCCACCCTGAACTCGATTCTTGCTCCACGGCTTGACTTCCAGTTCTGCTGCAGGTAGATGTGACCGCAACGGGAAAGCAGCAGAATGTCCCACACCATGTGCATCCAGTACGGGCGCGATGGTTTCAGTCCGAGAATGATAGGATTCACGGGAGTGAAACCCATCGCGGCAATCTCCTGATCTGCATTTTCAAAGTTCTTGTATGCCTGCAGGTAGGAAAGACCGCCTATTTTACCGGAGTTATAGCATTTTATGTTTTTCTTTGCCATGTATTTCAGGTTTTACAAAGGGCTCCGCACGGATGCGGAACCCTGAATTTACAAATACCTTTTATCACCCAACATGTCATTGTATGACATGGCAAATGTAACAATTTTCAACCGAAATCGCATTAAAATTGTTGCTAAAATTCATAAAACATCCGATATTATATGGATTCTTGCTGATGTAACAGATGCAATACGCTGAATAAGTGATAGATAAATGCCGTCTTTGTCTTTTATGGTAAGAACGACGCTTCGTTCTACTCCTTTTTTTGGCATTCCGGATAGATATTTCGGGCTCTTTTCCTGCTTCAATCCACTCCATGAGTGCGGCCGCTGTGTACGACTGTTCGAAGCATAGAACGTAGGTCCGGTTGGCGAATGTGAGCATAGAGTAAGGTTTACCAGTTCAGTAATGAAAAACGTCTGGAATGTTTGGGATGCAGCATTTCCATTTTCCGCAGTCGTTCGTCGTCAATCACCACATTCGGCACATCGCACGAGTCGCAGGATGGTTTCATCACACGCACAATACCGAGCGCGACGGCCATCACCAGCAGACGCTCGGCTGAATCGAGCGTGGCCCCTTCGTATCGGCTTCCGTGACCGCGTGCCAGAATCCATGGAGCGCCTTCCGGACGATTGCTGTAACGCATCACGCGAGGAAGTCCCTTCACAGCCGAAAGCACAAACATATATTTTTCTTCCAGCCGGCTACGGCAAAAGGTATGCGCACCTTCCGTAAGTCCCGGAACGGTTACGGTTTCTCCGCATCGCTCGTTTGTGCGGTAGGTGGCATACTGGTATATGTGGTTTATTGTATCGGTGGTGACGTTCATGGTTTAAATAAATCTCCTTGTATCAGTTTCCCGTTTGCGGTATTAATCTCATTCATGCACTCCTCACGGAATCTATTTTCTTGCGCATCGAAATAATCTTTGTCTATTTCTGTGGCATAGAAATCAAATCCCATTTTGTAAGCAGCTATTCTGCTACTTCCGCTTCCAAGGTGAGTGTCCAGAATCTTATCACCTGGCTTAGCAAAAGTACGTAAAAGATAAGCATACAGGTCGATTGGCTTTTGCGTGGGATGAAATTTACCCTTGTCTGCTTTACCTCCCTTATTTGATATGCTTATATGCTTTGCTGGTTTATTAAACGATGTCCATGCAAATTCGCATTGAGAGAAGTTTTCCCAAACTTGTTTTTTGTCCCAACATACAAAACATCTTGTTGGAGGAAGAGGAAAGTAATTACCTCCCCAAATAATCTGATTCTGGCTTACGCGAAACAATTCATCAAAGTATTCCTTTGTAGGACGGATGTCCCATCGCTGGATATTTCCCCTGTTTAGACACCTGTTTTTAAGTTTACCTCTTCCATGTGTACTTTTTTTGTCTAATCCGTATGGAGGGTCCACGATGGCCAGTTCAAAAAACTTGTCGGGTATGGACCGCATGTATTCCATGCAGTCCATGTTATATGTTTCGCTTATTGGCATACCACTATCTCACTACAAGATTATTCTTTTCAACCAGATACACACAGTTTATTTGAGCCAGGCAGTCGGCCAGCGGAGTGTGTCTGTCCGCCACCTTCGGAGGAAGAAGACCTGCACTATCCAGAGCATCCATATACGGACGCACATCGCGCACTTTCCGGAAGTTCCACGGAAGCACTTCTTCGTCGCATCCGTGCACGTTCAGGTTATACCATGAATACATGGAACGAAGCATAGCCACGTCGAAATCAAGCTGAAGACACCATAACGTGAAGTCGTTCCCTTCGTCCGTAGCAGCTATAAATTGCATGAAATCCTCCAGAAAATCTACCAGCGGCGTTTCTGCTCCTTCCACAAATTCGCGCCGTGCTTCGTCCGACTGCATCATCCACCATTTCAGTGTGGATGCTTCAACATTAAAACCGTATCGGATAGAATCGGTAAGGTCTATTTTCCACACCTTCTGTCTCCCGGTTTCACCCGTCTTCGGGTCAAACTCTACGGCAGCCACTGAACGGACCACGCTTCCAGGTGTCCTTCCCAGTGTTTCCGTATCTATCATTACATGCTTGAATTTCTTATCTCCCATAATCTTTCATTTATGTTGAATCAGTCCGTCTTTACCCACACGGCGTTTCTGGTCTTCCGTAGCTTTTTCTTTCGGAAATCTTCCGTGCCATTTTCCTGGAATATATCTTGCGTGATTTCCGGTTTCGTCAAACTCTATTTTACAGCATTCCGAACAAAGCGGTTTCCATTTGTACGGCAGAAGACTTTCGTCCCATTCTGCATCTGGCGCAAGTCTTGTCACAATGCTCCAGTATTCCGAAGTGGCGGTGTTGTCCACGCACCCGCATTTTGCACAAATAAAACATCCCATGTCAATCCTCCATCATTTGTTTTATCATTTTCAATAGTTCTTTAAATGCAGAAACAGTTATTCCTATTGCAAAAAGAATACTCCATCCAAAAGCTACACTTAATGTTGTAAAAACTATTCAAATTATTAAAATCTATTCTGTTTTTTGCATAAGTCACGCAACCCTGAAAGGACTGCTGTACCTTATCGGACGCAACAACCGCCCGCTACCGGTTATCTGACTGATACAATCAGAATCACCGACTACTTTTCTTAAAATGTTTACTGCTCCATTTACATCGGCATTGATGTATCTGCCTGTAGAAGAACGGAACAGTCCACGTTTTACTCTCTTTCCGAGATACGACTCATGTTTCCCGATTTCTTCCTTTGCAAGCGCATCACACTTTGATGTATAGGATTCTTCATTTTCCACGAACCGTATTCCAGCCATTCCACATTTATATTTCAGATAGGAAGCCAGTCTCGCAAACGGAATCTGCACGAACTTCTGATTGTTGCACTTTCCGATGTTTACAGACTGTTTCCAGCCCGTATTGTAGCCTACAACTAAATTTCCTATCCTGTTTTCTATAAGATGATTCACTATCATGCGGCTGTATTTATGAAATGCGTCCTCAAAATATTTGTCACGTTTTTCATAAAGACCCTGCATACGTTTTGTAGCTTTCTTTATTCCTTGTCTGTCCTTTATACTTTGCAGTCGGGCCAGCTGGCGGTTAAAGTTTCTGTTATAAGACTTCAGGAACTTTCCGCTGTAAAGGAAACTTCCATTATCAGTTACCATTGTGGCAAGATTGTCAATACCTAAATCTATTGAAGCATATCTGGTTTTATCCAGATTTGCATCTTTGATTTCATAACGGTAAACTATTTCCACTTTCAGTTTCTTGCCGGAAGGAAGTATCCTTACCTGCTGAAAGTTCTGAATACGTTCCTTGTACTTATCCCATTGAGGAATAAGAATTTCCAAATCTTTTGCAAGTCGGATTTTCCCATTTTTTATAATTGCCGACTGATTCGGATAATACAGGTTGAACAGGCCGCTGCGCTTTCTGAAAGACGGTAGCTGCGGCATAGCCTTATATTTGGCAGGATTTGTTTTGAAATCCTTTATAGCCTTGCAGTATGCTTTTATGTTCTTTTCCAACACCTTTAGTATTTGTTGCGATACCTGAGCTTTCAGGAGCCTGTAATTTATCTCTCCCTCAAGGTTAGGCGTAGTCTTCATCAGCTTATCCATATCGGCATACCACAGCCATTTGTTCTCATTCTTGAGAGCCTGACGGAACAGGTATAAAGCCTGATTGTAGAGGTTATTTGAAACCTTGCACAAGTTTACAAGCTGTTCTGTTTGCGGTATGTAAAAGCTATAAATCAAGTTCATTTTTCAAGTCCTCCTTTATGAGTTCCATTTTCTTTTTCCGTCTTCTTGAATACATCTTCATAGCAAAGCTGTGAAGCATTGATATGATATCGGAAAAGACTTCCTTTTCATCGTCCTCGGCGGTGGATTCGGTTTTGTTGATTACAATAATCTTGCAGTTGTACTCCAAAAACAGACGTTCAAACATATCAAAGGATATTCTGCTGAAACGGTCTTTGTACGTAATGTATATGCTGCTTATTCTATAATTCAAGACATCTTCCAGCATCGAGCGGAATTGTTTTCTGTCAAAATTCATTCCGCTTGCTATATCCTTATACACTTTATCTACTTTCACCCCATTCGCATTACAATAGTTTATAAGAGTTTCTGCCTGATTCTCGAGGTCTCTTTTCTGTTTAGGAGTTGAAACTCTCGCATAAACCACATTCACACGATTTTCAGAAAGTCCGGCTTTTCGATATACATCTTCTTCGTTGTAGTCGTACTGCTTGTTTGTCTGCATCACTACACGTATATCGCCATTCTTTACATATTTGACAAGCGTTTGCCTGCTAATATTTAATATCTTTAATACCTTTGATGATTTCATATCACAAATATAGTCTTATAATATGAAATATCAAATATATTATTGAATAGTTTTAATGTTTTTCTGTACTATATAGCAACCAGAAAAATATTAAACGGATTCATTATTTCTTTTGTATATAGGTTTTTCACGAAGCACATCCAGCGCCATGTCGGCCTTTCGCACCATGGCCAGCGTTTCCGACGCATATAGGTCGCCGGCAGCCATGCGTGCCAGAAGTATCTCGCGGTATTCCGCACGCGAAACTACTTCACCAATTACCGGAGGCTTTCGGAAAAGATTCACCTGATAGCTCATACTTTCTTCCGTTTTGAATCAAACTCCTGCTGGAGGATGGTTTCGTATTCCTCGCCCAGCGGATAGCGGCTGCACAGGTACGCCTTTCCGTTGTAGATAAACCACTGAGGAGTGTGCTGGCGGTTTATGGGAATGCCAAACGCTACCCGGAAATCGTCGGAGGTCACGTCCGGCAGGTCCATGATTTTACGTGCTATCTCCTGCCCTTTCTCGTTCTGCATATTCGGTATATATTCTCCCTTACCGATAAACTGGTAGGCAAAAAGGTTGGGAACTCTATGGAACTTCAGGCTTCCGATTCCTACTCCCGGGAACAGCCGTCCCGGACGGTCCGTCCGCGATTCAGCACCCAGACAGGCGGCAAGTTCGTTGGCCGCTTCCACCGCTCTATTCCCTTTCTCAATCAGTTCCTGAATGCAGCGTCCGCGATGCGTGTTCGATAGCGACACCTTGTAGTAAAATCTTTTTTCTTCCATGCCGTTTTCAGATAAATTGTTTTATAAGACTAATGATTCCATACAGGCAGAATCCTGCTACCAGTACCATGCCAATCAGGATAAGGCATCCCTGCATGGCCATCTTCTTAAATTCATTCATAATCCACTCCTTTCTCCAGCGTCATGCCGGGAATGTAATACATTCCGCAGGTGTTCAGTTTTTCGAGCGCCGTCTGTATGCTCTTCTGTGAATTATTCACGTAGTTCACCAGATAAGCTTTCTTCCCGTTGTACATAGCAGGAATGAATACCGGCATCACCTGGTTCCACGGCAGCACACCTCGCGGCACATTACGCATCAGGCAGTCGTCTGTGGGAATTTCCTCGGCATCCTTTGGCAGATGTTCAAGAAAAATGTGTGAGTCGCCTTCCTCGGCGAGCGTAGTAATAAGGGGATTTTGCAGTTTAGAAAACAGAGCTTTGTTAAGCTCCCTGCGTCGTTGGTTAGTATAGATCATTTGCCCTGTTTTTATGGTTAATTCATTGTTTTTCTTTTGCATGGCAAATGTAACAATTTTAAGCAAGAATCGCATTAAAATTGCACTTAAAATTCAAAAAACCACCGATTCGCGCCTGAACTGGTGCTGAATATCAATTAATTGAGGTGTATGTTTTATCTTCTGTTTTCCTCTTCAATGTTAGCAATCATTTCCTCGTAAACTTGCGGAGTTGTTGCCGGGTCCTCGGTGTCGGTCGTACCGATTTGACGTATCACCACCTCACAGCCCAGGAAGTGAGCCATGCGCAGGAAGTTCACTATGTGCGTGTCTTTTCCACGAGAGATGTCGCGGATAGCTTCGTAGGAAACGCCCGTATCTTTGTCGGCCGTCATGAAGTGAACTCCGCAAATCTCCGCACGGGTAAACAGGAATTTACCTATTTCCTTGGCCGATTTAATGGCGCTGTCCGGATAACGCGGAGGATTTTTCGGCAGATTCAGTGCACGATGAATGTTGTATCGGCGGTATCTTACCACCAGATAGCCTGCAAAAAGCAGGACGCAGATAACTGAGAAAATTGTTGTTCCGTCCATAATTTTACTCTATTTCATTTAAACTTTCAATTGATTCTTCAATGCTTGAGAGAGCTTCTTCCATGTATTCTATGTACTCTTGCATCCGCTCTCCTTTTTCTGATTCCTGGAAAGACTCAGGTAGATTGTCAAAGGCTTCCTGTTCTTCATCTTTGAGTTCTTCAAGTTCCTCATATACTTTTCTCAACGACTCTCTTAGGACTTCGATTTCTTTTCTTCTTTTCTTATTCATACGTTTATAATTTAAAAATGAAGAAGGCCGGCGGGGTATTACTCTCCGTCGGCCTTTGTCTAACTTAAAACTCCGCTTCGCAGCGGTATGAAATTATGATAAACCAGACTACATCATCATACTTCCTCCTTCGTTTCGAGTGTGCATCCTAACCAATCTTTGTCCTGATTTCTTCTATTATCCGACTGCACTCCTCTTTGGATATTTTCCCTGAATACGTTTCATCTACTTCCTTTTCAAATTCTTCCATGTTTCCACGAAAATCTTCACAAGTAATTTCCACTTCATTTTTTTTAGTCCGGTAGGCATGTATGTGGCTAATGAATGGACCTGAAAGATTGAACCCGCAATGGCTTTCATTGTCCTTTATCTCGGCATTACCACGTATCCATGTAGACCCGTATACTGATTCGTTGTCATCTATCTCAGCATCATATACGTGGGCATTCTCGCATATTATAGTATTGCCACATACAGTGGCAATACCACATACATGAGCATTACCATATACATTAACATTACCATATATATGAGCACCGCCATATACGTGGGCGTTCTCATATATACTGACATAGCCATATACCCAGGCGTCACCATATATGTTGGCACCGCCATACACTTCAGTATTACAATGTATGTTAGCTCTATCGTAAACCTTAGCGTACCCGTATATTTGAGCTTCTTCATGCACCTCAGCATAGCCATACACCTGAGCATTACCATATATTTGTGCTCCGTCATACACATCGGCATTGTCATACACCTGAGCATTACCATATATTTGTGCTCCGTCATACACATCGGCATTGTCATACACCTGAGCATTACCATATATTTGTGCTCCGTCATACACATCGGCATTGTCATACACCTGAGCATTACCATATATTTGTGCTCCGTCATACACATCGGCATTGTCATACACCTGAGCATTACCATATATTTGTGCTCCGTCATACACATCGGCATTGTCATACACCTGAGCATTACCATATATATTTGCTCCGCCATACACACCGGCACGACCATACACCTGAGCATTACCATGTATTTGTGCTTTATCATACGCCTTGGCATCGTCATACACTTGGGCATTACCATGCATTTGAACTTTATCATACACCTCGGCATATCCATACACCTGGGCGTTCCCATGCAACTTTGCATCACCATACACCTCTGCGTCATCATATACCTTTGCGTTATCATATACCTGGGCATTGTCGTACACCTGAGCGTCACCGAATACCAGAGCATTGTCATGTATCCAGGCATCACCTTCATGGCTAAGGTTGCTTTCTTTTTCAATATAACCTCCCAAGTCGCCTTCTTTGGCATACTTAAATGATTTTACGCATTTAATTTGAAACAATTTCTTTCCTCTTGCGAGTTTTATGAATTTGTCAGTCAAAATAAATTTCTTTTCCATATTCTATACAGTTTTTACCGTGTGTCTCACTCTTTAATTAAACTTGAGAAGGCTTGCAGAGATTTACACCCTGTCAGCCTGATTATCTAACTATTTCCTTCCGCTTCACAGCGGCAGGAAATTATGATTATTATCATTTCAGAAAACATAATCCGCAACGGTATTCTTTCTTATCTTCCGGAACTTCATATTCAAGCAGGTATTCCGCAAAGAAATCTTTCGCTTCCTGTTCAGTTCCGTTTACATCTTCACAAGCGCTGTCGTCTAAAATTATTTTCCCATCACATACAAGACGGTAATATCCACTTATAGACTGTTCGCATTCAAAATTCTTTCCTGTTGCTTTTACTACATCCTCAAAACTAGCTCCCATGACTCTAAACAGTTTTTCTCGTGTGCCTCACGTTTTATATTAAACATTTGTAGTCCGAAAGAGTATCACCTCCGCCGGACTTGTTCTAACTTAAAACTAACTTGTGGAATTATTTTATAAACGCTTTATATGTATTCCCCATAATTCTAAAAGTTTGACGTTGTAAATATAGTCATTTTTCACAAGTAGCCGAATGAAAATCACTTTTCATACGGCTGATTTACTAACTTAAAAACTAACGCTTCACAGCGTGACCGATGGAATTATAGTATCCAATCAATTTTTTCTAATTCTTCTTTCTCTTTTGGAGTTAATGAACACAGAAAATCACAATTACTATAGTATTTACCATTTTCTTCCGGATCTAAAAATGCACTTTCAGAAGCACTAACTATTTCCTGTATGGCATAATATAATTCTAAACTTATACCAGTTATGTTTACCGTCCCGTTCTTATTAAATCTTGTTCTGCTCATAATTCTTTTTATTTTATAGTTACACGTCGGTTCCGGATCAGGATGCAAACCTGAATCCGGAAGTAGGTTAGATGCGCATCATGTCAAGACACTGTTTTTCGGTAATACGACCTTTTGCAAAGCAGTAATGAAGTGCAGTATAAGATATTCGATATAGTTTACGATCATGCTTTATGCAAAACTCTTTTCCGCTTAGCATATCAATAAACTGCATGTAATCTGTCATTGTATTGAATAGCTTTTTCAGACAATTCTCTATAGTCATGGACTTTACAATAAGTTTCCCTGAAGGATTTATTCTATCTGGAACTCCATTTATTACTATTTCTGTCCCATGTGACTTGAAATCCAGCAAGCAGTCTTGAATGTCATATATCTCGTTTCCATTCCCATGATAATAGAAAGCGAACTGATTAAATTTGCTTTGCAGACCATTTTCTATAATATAATTTGCTATTCTTACAGCTTCACCTTTAAGTATTGTTTCACCGCCAGCTACTTTCTCGATTAAATTCTTTTCTACTTTCATAATTCCAAAATTTTAGTTAGACAATGGTTCTCGTACCAATCGTTTAAATCGGTACGAAATTTTCTTAGCGAGCTTTTTCTATTTCCTGGTTGTAATTGTTTTGCAGAAAATACATGTCCTCATTATAAAGTACATTCAGATAATTCAGTATTTTCTCCTTACTTCTTACTTTCTTTAGCTTTGATATGCTACCCATTCCATTGCTGTCAGTTCTTACATCGCCATTTTTAAATATTAAAAGAATACATCCTGTACATCCTTCCCAATCTGTTATGATTTCTCCTACTTGGAATTTACCATATTCTTTTACTTCGCTTTTATTGGCATAGTGACGAAAATAATGTTTCTCAATATTTATTACCATAATTCCTTGTTTTTAAGTTAGACTATGTATCCGGAGGGAGTTTCACTCTCCATCCGGATTTTCTTAGCAGGAAAAATCATCTTCTGTAAAATTGATACCTGAATAGACTTCATATATCATTTCATCAGAGATAATACTGTCAACTCCGACTAGTTCGTCATAAGAAGTACCTTCTCCCACTTCTTCATTGTTTTGCATGAGATAACTCTGTTTGAGTTCTGTCAACTGGCTTCTGTTTAATTCTGATACGTGCATGGATGTTAGTATTAATTTATTTATAAAGGAATAATTCATTATTGCCGGGAATATATACATTACCGTTTTCTAAGCATAAGAACAAGTCTGAATAACTGTTACCTGATGCTTCGTAGAACTTATCGTAATTATATTTTTCGCCTTTACTCCATGAGTAGGTACTTATACCTAATTCCCGGTCAGAACTAATTCTTCTGCAAGCTGCCTCGAAAGACACATCTTTCTTACCTAATGGACGAAATGTATATCCATTGTATTTAAAATCTTTTTCCATAATTCCAATAATTTTAGTTAGACAACAGCAACCGGAGGGAGTATCACTCTCCCCTCCGGCATGTGATTAGTCTTTGTTTTTCCGAGCAAAATCTTCAATGCGTTTTATCTCTTCAGGAGTAAGTAGGTGCTTATACTCTTCTTCGTATTTTACTTCATGTCCAAAGATTCGAGCATATTCTCTATAGTCTCCATGCTCTTCCATTAATGAATCACAGCATATCCAGCAACCTCCTGGGAATACAAAGCATAGTTTTTTAGCTTCCGGATTTTTATTTATGACTACCAGGTCATTATACATTGGACTTTCAATTTCAAAATCCCAATATCCAAGAAACTCATCAAACCAATTTACTTTGATGTTTGTAGTGATTAAATTGTTCTCTATTGAAGTGACCATAAATTTTTTGCGGTCTTTTCTGATATAGGTTTCACCTACTTTAAAGAAGCAATCTTGTGTCATAATTCCAATATTTAAAAGTTAGACAATAGCATCCGGAGGGAGTATCACTCTCCCACCGGCATTCGGTTAACTCATGGGAATGTAAACGTCTTTTGCATTTGGATTCGGGCGATAGATAGTCAGCGTTTTGCCATCGTTATGAGCAAAGCATCTTACTTTGCTACCGTTGCACATATCTTCTACAGGCTTGCATCCTTCAGGAAGTTCTTCAAGCTTCCAGAAATATGCGCTTTTTAGAAACTGATTTGCATAATACTGACCGGAATCATCTTTTCTGTAAGTAAGTCCTACATATCCAGCCCATTCTTTAAATGCCTTGATAGTATAGAACTCTTTAAATATGTACATGAAATCCTGCATAATTACTACCTTTGAATGTCTTTCTTTCATGTAGTGCGGACTGTTGAAATATATTTTATGCTTAGGTATTATCTTCATGTTTTTTTGTCGGAACTTCTTTACTTTTACTGTAAAGTAAATTCCTTGTCTTGCACCTGCTCCATAACAACCCCAGGTCCAGAATACGCGGTCTTCATATCCAACAAACTCAAAGTTTGAAGAATGAATATGAGTAAACGCGCCACCTGAAGTTGAGAATGATTTACCGTTTGTCCATGAGCTTCCGCTTTCACATACATACATCAATCCGAATTTATCTACACTCTCAACCAGCGCATGATTGTAAAAGCTATTGTAATTTACAAACTCTATCATATCTCCTTTCTGCGGCTGCATAAGTGATTTATCATAGTGTGTAAAAAACTCTTTTTCCACATCATTTGCTATCTGATAGTTGCTGTTCCATTCTTTTTCGGTAGTGTAATATCCGTTACCATTCCAACACATGTTTGACTTTTTAAAATCTTCTAATGTCATCATAATTCCAATAGTTTAAGTTAGACAATAGACCCCGGCAGATTCTCAAAAACCTGCCGGAATGTTTAAGCTACACAGAAGTAGAAATCACCCTGATGGCGATATCCGCTGGTAAGCAATGTCCTGGAGTATGCTTCGTAGTCGAAATACTGACCAAACTCAGTTTGAAGTTCTTCAGGCCATTTCATTTCCGCCATATAGGTGGCAAACGCTTCTTCAGAATCAAATTCCCCTGCGTATTTATCTCTGAACTTTTCTACGAGCTCTTCACCGTCTTTGATACAGGAATAATCCACAAAGTACATATCAAGAAACGTAAAGAATGCTTCTGTTTCTGTATCATCCATATCTTTTGCGCACTGAATGATTCCGAATATCAACGGATTGATATAGCTTTCGTTTATCATCCCGTCCGGTATGTTTGAGTAGTCCTGATACATAAACTCCGGCTCTTCCTCGTCGCTATGCAATTCCTTACAGGCTTCCATAAACTCATCTTTTGATTTATAGTCGGCCAATTCCATCCATGCGCCAGCCAGCGAACCTTCATTATATTTCTTATATGTACCTACATATACGCTTGCTCTGATTAATTTTGATTTTTCCATAATTCCAATAATTTAAGTTAGACATAAAAGAAGCCGGAAGCAGTTTCAGGCTGCTTCCGGCTGGATATTAATTGTAGACTCTGACTTTTTTTACATGCCATATACCGCGTAGAAAATGACTGTCAAATTTCGCATTCTGTATTGAGCGGTACGGACCGCGTTTTGCACCTCCGTTACATAAGTCCACACATACCAGGTAGTATTCATAATGATATTTTCCCATAATTCCTTTGTTTTTAAGTTAGTAATAAGAAAGCCTATGCAGATTCAATCCGCACAGGCTTTTTGTTACGATGCTATACGCAAAGGGAACAGGCTATAAACATAACCGCTTCCACCTCGATACGCTATACAGTTGTGAGTATCGAAATATTCCCATGATTGCATGTCAGGCCAATATTCTTTATGCAAACGTTTTTTATAGAAATCTCTTAGTATGCTTCCGATATTATGACCCCATTCATCAAAATAATAATATATAGTATCATTTTCTTCGTTATACCAAAAATATCCTATTTGTTCGTCAACACAAATCATATCCGGATCACCTTCAAAGAACTCTAATACATCAAAGTCTTCATACTCACAGTCTGCCCATCCGTTTTCTTTACATATTTCGTAAAGCTCATAACTGTCTTCTGTAATAAGGTTTATTGTTCTCATAATTCCATAGTTTAAGTTAGATATAGCACTGATTCCTGATATAAACAGGAATCAGTTTTGTTTAATAACGTAAACCTAATTCTGTACATTCTGACGGAGATATAGTTTTGTAATTTTTTTTATACCTACCAAAATCGTCATTATGACAAATTTTTCTTGCATGTTTCCTGTCATATGAGTAGCACACATTTTCGCTTTTTGAGATAAATATTGCGAATTTATAGGCCAAATATTCAACCGATTCCTTATTAAATGTGCTACTCCATGTATTTACTACATACTTAACTTTATTATCATTGTCTACGATAACAAGGTATTTGTCTTCCCTGTCCCATACATAACCGATTTCTACATTTACGTTTTTACCGTTTACATCTAAAAGCTTCATAATTCCTATAGTTTTAAGTTAGTAATCGTGTCTGGAAGTACCGTAAAGTACCTCCAGTATGGAATTAATACCCCATAGCGTCGTAGTACGATTTGTTTTTTACGTACTCTCTCGCTATTTCGTAGTCGCTGCAATTTTCGCCAAGCTTTGCGCTAATACTTTCGTATGCGCTTTTGGGCATTACATAGATAACCTGTTCGCTCCAGTCGGAACGACCGGCGAAACACAAAGCCACGAATAAAAACACGCAGCACAGAATGACTTTCATTTTCTTTTTCATAACTCAAACTATTTAAGAAGTTTGCAGGCCGTACACCGGCAAAGGTGAACGGCCTGATTTTAATCATTAAGCATAGAAGCTATTGCTTTCTGCTCTTCCTGGAATTTATTCCATTCTCTTTCTTCTTCCGCTTTCCGATTCATTCGATATGAGCTGTATCTTTGTTTTTCCAGCACGTCCATACTTTCATATTCACGTACAAACTCCCGGTGAAACTTCAATGTATCTGAAACCTCATAGCATACACCATCTTTGGCAAGACGATAATTACATTCAGCTTCATAAGCTTTTTCAAACTTTGTAGCACATGAAGTAAAAACAGAAGCACACAATACGATTGATACGGATAAGATGATAGTTTTCATAATTCAAAAAGTTTATAGTTATACATACAAGAAGTGCCATGCACCCGAAAGCGCATAGCACTACATAGGTAGGGGTTTTCCGTACCACCCCCGAAGCTGGTTTTCGTTGCGTTGACGCATACCCGCCTATATGCACCATGATACACTATTTGCATAGCGTTCACGGATACACTTTTCGCATAGACGACCTTTGCAGGGAATTGCATAGCAATCCCCATACGCGCACCGCCATACGGCCATACAACCGCATGGAGCGTTTAATTCATAGGTACGGGTACACGTACCCCGCCCATGTCCATACATACGCATAGAAAAGTACGGATCTGTTCCGGCTAACTACTCCGGCATACACCCTGATTTAAAGGGCATAGCATACCCATACAGATTCCATACGGACACGGCGCACCCTGACTGATCGTTCAACACGTTGCAGGACACACCGCACCCATACGGGTACAGTTATGCCATAGAATTATGAATTATGATTTCGCGGCCCTGGATACCGTCAGACTCTTGGCCTGGATAACTATAGGCGCACACGTGCACCCCTATATGCAACAGTAGCACACGTGCCGCCGTATTACATAGGTAGGTATCTTTTTTGCCGGCCGTATGAGATAGAATATATTTTTGTGGGTGTCCGGGAATCGGACCCGGACGAATACCATACACCCTAAAGATTAAGCCGCGTCTACAATACGTTCTGCAATTTGTTGCAACATATCTTCAGAAGCGTCTAAGAATTCTATTTTTAAAGCTTGCAATGTAGCGTTTATCTTAGATTCACGTTTTTCTGCTTTCTTTGTTTCTTTTTTTGCCGCTTTCTCTTTTGCTGCTTTTTCCAGTTTTTCCTTTGCCTGATTTATTTGTAGCAAACTTTCTAAGCTTGCAAAAAAATCGTCTTCATCGAATCTTATGGGAACGTATTCGAAATATTTTTTCCCTATCTGGACTACTTTTAATTCGTTCCCGTCCAATGTTTCAATATCTGATAATCTTTTTAATTTACAGAAAACAGGCAAACCGTCTCCAAGCTCGAAGCTTAGCAACATAGAAAGATCAACTTTCTTTATACCGTAAAAATCTAAGTATCTTTTGATTTTTTCCTGATCACGGTTTTTGTTTATTGTATTCATAACGCCAAACGGTGATCTATTAAGCTTTTTAGTTTCTTTTTTAGCTTCGCGTCTCAATACTGATTTAGATACATTTGTTTTCATAAGTCCATAATTTTAAATTAGTAATATAGTAACGGGTATCGACTATGCACGACCCGGGAGAACATAGTTCACCCGTTAGGCTACCTTTCGGCTCCTTTCCCGTTATCAATATATTACTATCTCATACGGATATTATTGTTACAGACTAACCGCGCCGCGTGTACTTTGTTCCGTTTGCTTTCGTGTGTGGCTTGCAAACTATGCAAGCCGGGAAAGTATCAAACTATGATAGTGAACAGGATCACCAGCCGGAACGCGGATCACGTTTATACGGTATTTTTTCAAAGAACGTTTTTTCTTTCTGGATATTTTGTAGGAACGGAAAGAAAAACGTATCTTTGTTTTGCGACAAACGAAGAAAGTTTATCTTTCTTTTTCCCGGGCGGGTATTCCTGTAATACCCGCTTTTTTTATACCTTGAAAGAACGTTTTCCCGGGTTTTGGGAAGCCCCGGAGGCTTCTTGTAATCTTTGTTTTTTGATTACACTACAAAGGTACATAATATTCTGTATTGTGCAATAGTGGTGCATTAATTTCTGTATTTATTTAACCGTTATTTACTATTCAAACTAAAACGAAAGGTTTATTTACATTTACCGCGCTTTCTGGTGTCGTTCCTCCATGGTGAGGAACGCCACCAGCAGCCACCAGCAGCCACCAGCAGCCACCAGCAGCCACCAGCAGCCACCAGCAGCCACCAGGCACGCCGGGCCGCGAAGCGCCGCCGGACGCGGCCACCGCCCGGGCATATATCACCGCCGGACGGAGTCCCAGGGGGACACGTCCCACGTAGCGAGGCGCGGGGTTTTCATCGCGAATCGGGCAAAAATCTTTTGTTTCAAATTCAAATTATCAGATTGTTATTTATTTTTGAAGGGAATGCAAAAAAAGGCAACCGGATTACGTCCGATTGCCTTTATATACTTTATGTATTGTCCTTTCTACATACGTTTCCTTTTAGTATCTTTGCTAAAAATAAAAAATCTATGAAGAAAAGAAAATTGATTTGCACCATTGTAGGAATAATTTTAGGAGCTCCTTTAGGTTTGGTGATAGGGTATATATTAAGGAAGTACATACTGCTGTTACTGCAATAGTCAGTATGGTATGACTGTCTTTTAATACTGAAAGTATCCCCCCCACTATGATTTTTTGCTTCTCATTCATATCTTAAAAAAATCACATCTTCATGCCGTGCGCCCACAGAGAACCACTCTGAATCCGATTTTACGGATTACACGGCATGAAGATGTGACTTATAGTTCTTTATGGGCATTACAAATATACAATTTCTTTTTTATGATAATCTGTTTTGTGTGAAATTTAATTTTTCACAGAGTCAATTCAATAGATAGAAGTTTGTTACCTATTTCAATGAGTGAAAGATTTATCATATTGATGTCTTCCTGTTTAAATGATGCTTTTGTAGAATTTTTTCGCATCCTGTTAAGATACCATGAGGTGCTTTTCTTCATCTTACCAATATATATATAGGGCATTGAAACCATATCTGATACAGACTGAATCTGCCCAATTATTTCCTGCCTTACTGAAAGTGAATCTTTATTCTCTACCGTTGGGATATAAATCCTTGTACTGACAAGCTTTTTCCCCATTTCATTAAACAATTCGTTTAATGTATTCACATCGGATTGATTAAATCCCTTTGACGTTGTTGTAGTCTTTTCATGATTGAGCTTATGGTAGATCCATCCGCTTGATTTTCCCAGTGCGTCGGTTACATACTTTAGCTTCACCATTTCTGCTATCATAGGTAAAGCTTGCTTTACGGGTACTTTGATTTTTTCTGTTTCCATTGCGCTATCTTTCTTTTTCCAATGCAAAAGTACATAATATTCTTTATTTACACAAGCATTTTCACATAAAAAAAAGAGGCACCCTCACGGGCACCCCTCTCTCAACAAAAAAAGAAGACTGAAAGATTTTATGTAAATCCGCCACCTCCCTCGTCAGGGTCTGTTCCTCCCTGCTCGGTTCCTCCACCCGGTTCAGGTTCCTTTCCGGATGTCTCCTCTTCGTCGTAATCTTCCATCGTAGTGACAGACATTCCTTCAAGCATCTGCTTGAAACGCTTGCCGGGATAGAAAAGGATTTTCTTTCGGGTGACGTTTTCGGCAGTCACATCGTCGGCAGTGGCTCCCGTCTTTGAGTTGAAGGTAGGCTTGAAAGAACCGAAGTCGCCCAGCTTTACGGGCATGCCGTAGTTCATGAACACAATCATACGGTCGATAAGCGCTTCGAGCACCGCTTTTGTCTGCGAACGGTTCACACCGCACGAGTTACTCACTTCATTAAGAAGGTCGTCGAAAGTGACGGGCTGCTGACGTACCGGCTTGATGCGGTAAACCTCCGGCTTGTCTTTCTTAAAGCCGAGGGTGATTTTCTGTTTTTCGTAAACGATTGCCATAGTTTAATCGTGTTTTTAAGGTTTGTACTACTTGTCTTTCGACAACTCTAAATTACCTCCCAGACCGACCGTTTTTGAAGGACAAAAAACACTTCTGAAACTGGCTTTTGAATCGTGCGCCAGCAACCTCTAAAGTGGTTTGCGGCAAACCTCTCGAGCGATATGCAGCAAACCTCTCAAGTGGTTTGCTGCATTTGTTTTGAGTGGCCCTACAGGCTATTGTGGAGGGGGTGCGCAGAAACGTAGTTTCCCATCATCATAAGAAGGGTTTTCTGGCCGCTCGTGTCGGACGAAAGAAAGTCCACAATCTCCTTGAAAAGTGAGCGCGAGCACTCGCGTTTCACACTGACCAGATAACCGCTGCCGAGCAGACTTTCCAGCTCACGGCGCACGGTGTGTTCGGGCATGAAGTCCTCGTATTCCACATAGGCCAGCACGCCATGGCGTGTGACGGTAAACATAATGCTGTGTCTTATTTCCCCGAAATAGCCGTTTATGGCCTTTCTTGCTTCGCGCTTGTTCATAGGTAGCCTCCTTTCTGCATGATGATGCGTGAAAAGAACTCGTATCCCTCGCGTGTGATGTAAGGTGTGTAGTATTTCACTCCGGAACCGGTGGCGCTGGAGTGTGCGGCCAGTATCAGTCCGCGCTTTGTGCTTTCTTCGGAAGGAGCGTTGTAACATTCGGGTGTGGAAAGCAGCCATCCTTCACGGCGAAGGAAGTCGAAAAGGCGTGCCGTGCGTACCACTATCCCGTTTTCACGGCTCATGGTGCGGGCCATCTGACGCACAAGCATGGCATCGCGGAAGCGGGTGCGTATTTCACTGACGGTGTAGCATGGGATGTCTTTTTTTGCGTAGAACGGATGTGTGGTAGTTTCGGGATTCTTGTTTACAGGCGTGACGGAACCGTTGTCGCCTGAAAGATAATTCTGTATCATCTGTTCAAGCCTTGATATGCGCTGTTCAAACTGGCTTTGTGCAGTTCCTGCCGACAAGGTTTCTTCGCGTTCAAACCGGTATTTAAGGTAAGAAATACGGTCTTTCTTGTGCTGAAGCATGGAAATGGATTCGGAAAGCTCTTCTTCTATTTCTGTGAGGAGTCCGGAAAGATTGTCTACACTTCCATGAGTGCTTTCAGTGCATGTGTAGTCGGTTTGCGTGGTTCCAGTGCTGAAAGACTTGCTAATTTGATAATGAAATACTTGCCGATAAATCTCAAATACAGCTCTTACTTTACGCGCAATGAAAAATTCAAGACATGGCACGGTTAGGTAATAGTCGGAAGCAGGACGACCTCTTTTTGAATTTTCCGCATTTCTGCGTAAAATTTGATAATCAACTCCTTGAATGAATAAATCGCTTGTTGTAAGGGAGCGTACCGCTTCTTCTTTTCTGTTATACACAAGCATCCATACTTCATCAAGGTTTACCGGAAATTCCTTGTCAGATTTTGACAATTCCAAAATTGCATTGAAATAGCTGCGAATTTCATTATCGCTGCTTTGCTTTGTGAGAATTTGATTTGTTGCCATAAATATTGAACGGTTTGGCATTATAGAACAGAAAAACGGCTGTTCATGGCCCGTCGTTCAACATACACATAGGCAGTCGGGAGTGCATTAACAGTTCCCACGGGATTAAACAGCCGCTATATCTATATTGTATATATAGCAATGTAAGCAAACAAAAAAATGCCCGCTTTTGCAGACATCCGTCTGCCTATGTATGAATGTTGAACATTGCAAATATACAACAAATCTCACAAAAGCAAGCGGAAAGGGAGAAATAATCATTCCTCCCTTTTAATTTCTTGGCAAATGTAACAATTTTAATTTGATTATCGCATTAAAATCGTACTTTTTCATAATCTATTGTTGTCATAAATATAGTGCATCCGCTTCATGATGGTTTCTCCCAGTTCGTTAAGGTTCATTTCTTCCACAAATTCCTCGGGAGAAAATTTGTATCCCATTCTTCGTGTCCTTACATATATGGCAATCATTTTATTTTCAGCTTCTATTAATGCAAGCTTAGCTTCATCTCTTAAATTTATTTTCTTCCAGCTTGTTCCATAAACTGAAAGGTCAAGTGGCACGGTCATCCTCAATCCAGGATTGGTAGGGTTTTCTACTGTTGCCCTGGTCATTCTGTCAAGCCACTTTTCAGCAAGTCGGTCTTGCTGTCCTATGGTAAGGCTATTGAATTTTTTGAAGTCTATCAATTGCTTTGATTTGTCGAACAACTCACTTTCTGTTTTTTCTGTTATACCTCCCCATTTACGGTAAACGTAGTTGGCCCGATATACTTCTATCGGAGAATAAAGTTTGAAAAGTTTTTCTGCAGATAGTGATTTAGTGACCAATGTCTTGATTCGTATATTTATGCTTCCTGCATTGAAATCCATGTAAGACATTTCTACATCCAATTTCGGATTTTTCCCCATAATAGATTTCACAGATTCTATTTCATCTTTTGGGATATATCCTATTTTCAACCCATCCTGTGTATAAACTGCAATGGCGTTAGGGTCATATTGGTTTTCGGGTTCTTTTTGAAGAATAGCGGTTTCCAGACGCATTACTTTTTCGTCAAGCTCTTCATATTGTTTTTCATTCGTGTGATACTTTACTCCTACTATCCTGCTTTCATATATAGATAACTCAGGTTCTCCTTCTGATGGAATGTATATCTGCTCTTCATCTGGAATTGATGGCACTTCAGATGAGCTCCACGGCAAATATAAAACCATTTCCACGCATAGCATACTTCCATTCCGCTGTATATTTGTAATCTCCGGATGCGGAATATACATTTTTTTCTGTTCAAACAATTCATGTGAAAAGTGTATCATTCCGTCCCATAGTTCATTGTCGTAGAAATAGGCGTTTACTTCCTGGTCTCCATACCAGTAGGTAGCCGCTATTTTCCCGTCTTCATCTTCTGCGAACAATGCTATCAGGTCTTCTTCCCCTTCATTGTATTCGTTTATAAGGCACTCCAGTGCATCTTCATTGCTTGTACGAATACGATAGTTTACTTTTATTCTCTTCTCTTCCATAACTGTTAAGTTTAAAGTTCACAGCGAAAATAACTTTATTTTCCATTTTTGACAAACAGATACAAAAAAATCCCCTTCGCAAAACCATGCGGAGGGGAGTAAACGTCAGGCTTCGTATTCAGACATCACAGTGCAGAGCTCAAGCTGGCTCATGAATAGGCCGTAACGCTGCTGTATTTCCTGGAATAGCCGCTCGGAACAGTTTCGCTTGATACTGAGAAGAACGCTGGTGCCCAATAATCGTAGAAGGGCTTCCGTTACATGGTGTTCGCTCAGATAATCTTCGTATTCAATGTACCCGTTGGCGGAATTAATTTAAGTTGATAAATATGAGTAAAAAGTTGTACATGT